GAAACTAACCTTTTGGGAATACTTGAAGTACAACAAACCTGATTATGAATCCTAATTTTCAAAAATTAACTAAAAAGCAGCAGGAAAGGTTAATTGACTATGCACGTATTGTGTATACTGATTTGAAATCCCAAAGTGAAAATTGGAAACTGTATAGGGATAACAGGCACTGTGTACGTGCAATTACGCATGGAAATTATGATAGGATACACACTCTATCAGTTCCTTCTGGGTTAATAAGTTTGGGAGCATGGGAAGCAAAGAAAAGGGATCGTAAATTTCTCCCAACAAAAGATCATTGTTATAGACCTCAGTTTATGATCCAAATGTTTATGGATAAACCAGAGGTATTTTTGGTTGATTTTAACATTTTCCTGGAATATATTATCATTGCTTCTACAACTATTTTAATTACTTCAGAAGAAAATGAAAAATTGAAAAATTTTACCAAAAATAAAAATGGTAAAATTACAATCAAAGTTCCCACTGATAAAATCTATCAAGAAGCAAACATTGAACTGTTTGAATTTGCAGGAGGATCTAAATGGTGGGAAAAGGATTTGAAACCTGCTAGTAATTATTTAATTACTCCAAAAGAATATCTTGAGTATGAAGAGGCATTTTTAGGATGAGTTTACTTTCTGAAAAAGATGCCATTTGGGCGGCAGATCAATTTATTGAATATTATTCCAAATTTAACCGTATTGATGATTACCTTCGATACGTTAAACAAAGTAGGATGGATAATTCTTCTGGAAAATTATTTGGACCTGAGGATGAAATTTTTTCAGACTTTCATATTCATCCAAATGATATGTCCTTTTCAATTCATGAAGTAGATACCAATCCAAAAACAACATCAAAATACAATCAAGATCTTTACTCAGAAATATTGCACGATACTGCTTCAAATCCCATTGAAGAAGCAATTCCGGGTAGAACTTTGAAATGGATCGTAACTGAAAATACTACCAATAAAATAGTTGGAGTTGTTCGTTTTGGATCTCCTACAATTAACTCAAAACCAAGAAACGATTATTTTGGTGAAGTTCTGTCACTTTCCAGAATCAATAGTGAGTTTGTGATGGGGTTTAATATTGTTCCTGTTCAACCATTTGGATATAATTATCTTGGTGGAAAACTCCTTGCTCTTTTGGCATCATCAAACGAACTGAAACGTCAATTTGATAGTAAGTATAAAATTAATCTCCAATACTTTGAAACAACTTCATTGTATGGCACGACAAAGGGAGTATCCATGTACGATGGACTCAAACCATATATTCGGCACATAGGAGATACTGAAAGCAATTTTCTTCCCTTGTTTCACGATAATTACTTTAAAGAAATGTTTTGGTGGTTTAATAATACTGCCAATGGAGGACAGAGACTTATTTCTGCAGACAAGTCTTCTAAAAAATTGAAAATTCAAACCAAAATGATTTCTATCATTAGGAACTCTCTTAAGGGTCATCCAAAATTAGATGAATTCAATTCATGTATTGAACATGCAAAAACTCTAACCGAAAAAAAGAGATATTATCTTTCTAAATTTGGATATGAACCAGATGAAGTTATTGAGTGGTGGAAGAAAAAAGCATCTAAGCGATATGAAAAACTTAAAAATGAGGGACGTTTAAGGATGGAACTCGAACTATGGAAACATGGTAATGATTTGGAGATCATTCGATGACTTGTGAATTAAAAGACTGGTTAAACTCAATCAACCAAACAAAAGAGAACTTAATCGATGAAGATCCTTCACTTGAGAAGGAATATCCTCCATATATTATTAATCGTTGTTTCTCTGGTCATGTTGATTGCATTCTTTTTGCAAATGAAATGAATCGATATCATTTCCTTCCCAAAAAAATGCAATATGACTTTTTTATAAATAGTCTGAGGAAAAAGAAGAGATTTTCTCCCTGGCTCCGTCAAGATAAAATCAAAGACCTTGATTATGTCAAACGTTATTATGGATATAGTAATGAAAAGGCAAAACAAGCTTTGAGGATTCTTACTAAAGAACAACTAACATTTATTAAATCGAAATTTGAAACTGGAGGAACAAAATGAGTGTCGTTCAAGAACCTGAAGTGAAGTGGACGCCCGACCAAATGGTTGAGGTTATTCTTAATGAACCCGATGACTTTTTGAAAGTTCGTGAAACTTTGACTCGTATCGGAGTTGCTTCAAGAAAGGAAAAGAAAATCTATCAGTCTTGTCATATTCTTCACAAGCAAGGTAGATATTACCTCGTTCACTTTAAGGAACTGTTTGCTCTTGATGGCAAACACGCTAACCTAACTGTGAATGATGTTCAGCGTCGTAATCGTATTGCCCAACTTCTTGCAGATTGGGGACTGATTACAATTGTTGATGTAAAAAAAATTCAGGATATTGCTCCACTTAATCAAATCAAAGTCCTTGCATATAAAGATAAGGGCGATTGGATTCTAGAAACCAAATACAATATTGGTTCTAAAAAGAAAAGAGGTGAGGAAACCGAATGAAAATGGGCGGGTTTTACACCTGCCTTTTTTTATGGAAGTTGTATAATTATATGTGGATGCCGAAAAGGGTCCACACAATCAAAACTCGCTTTTAAAGGAGATGCTATAATGCCTAACCTTACAACTTCTAGGTTTACATCTGCGGATATTCCTACTTTGATGGAAAAAATCGCTCGCAATAGTATTGGAATGGACGAATATTTTGATCGTCTATTGAATCTTCATGAAACCACTTCTAACTATCCACCATATAATCTTGTTCAACTAAGTAATGTAGAATCACGATTAGAGATTGCACTTGCTGGATTCAAAAAGGAGGAAGTACATGTATACACAGAGTATGGAAAACTTTTTATCGAAGGACAAAAGGAGGACAGGGAGTCTGATACCCACTACGTCCATAAGGGATTGGCTCAACGATCTTTCAAGAGAGCATGGACACTATCTGATGACACGGAAGTCAGGGAGGTCTTATTTGAGGATGGACTGTTAACTATTAAACTTGGTAAGATTGTTCCAGATCACCATACAAGAAAGGATTATCTCTAAATAAAATAAAAAGTCAAAAATGAAGACTTATTCAGAGTTTATTAAAGTTATTCAAGAAAAAATTGGTGACTTTGGTGCTACACCAAAATATAAAAAACCAAAAGAAAATTGTTATGGAAGAAAACAATATTATGCAATGCTTGATAAAGAAGTTTGTGCTTTTAAGAGAAAAAGAGAAGAATAAATAACTCTGAATATCGTCGGCGTAGGGAGGTGACTGGCAAAAACCAGTTGACACCTCCCATTTTTCTTGGTATAATACCTGGAGAAATAATGTGAAAAATGTCTATTAAATTAGCACTACTCAAATCTGGTGAAACAATTATTTCTGATGCTAAGGAATTGTTTACCGGAGAAGATGAATTTCGTGGATATTTATTTACGAAACCTCATAAGGTAGAGGTTAGAAAAACAATGCTTTTGGTCGAAGAAACTGAAAATCCAAAAGGCGATTTAGAAGTGTCTTTGTCTCCTTGGATTATTTTAACCAGTGACGATCAAATTTTAGTTCCACCTGATTGGGTTGTTACTCTTGTGCAACCAATCAAAAACATTAAAGAAATGTATGAGGAGAAAGTAAATGCAGAAAACAGTCAAGTGTCTTTTACTGAAAGTTGATAACGTAATTATCACTGAAATAGATGAAGTTGGTTCTGAACTTGGTGAACCTGATTGTAAACTTACTAACCCATATAGGATAGATGTTGATGGTAATCTAACACCATGGCCTGATGTTACAGATCAACGAGAACTGATGATTCACTCTGATAGTATTTTGACTATTGTGGATCCTAAACCTGAAATTATTGAAAAGTATCTAGAACTAACTGCCTAATGAGATTTTATACTAACGTCCAAATGGTCGGGGATCACTTCTTGGTCCGTGGTTATGAAAATGGTAAACATTTTATGACCCGTGAGAAGTTTTACCCGACTCTTTTTGTCCCTTCTAATAAAAAAACAAAATATCAAACTCTAACTGGGGAGTATGTTGAGTCAGTTCAACCTGGACCTGTTAGAGATTGTCGAGAGTTTATTAAAAAATATGAGAGCGTAGACAATTTTAAGATTTATGGAAACACTGGATACATTTATCAGTATATTTCTGATATGTATCCGGAAGAAGAAATTAAGTTCGATATTAATAAAATTAAATTGACAACCCTTGACATTGAGGTTGCATCTGAGAATGGATTCCCCGATGTAGAATCTGCAGCGGAAGAAGTGCTTTTGATTACAATTCAGGATTATTCTTCAAAACAAATTCGCACCTGGGGTCTTGGTCCATTCCAAAATAAACAACAGAATGTTATCTATAAGTCTTTTTCAAGTGAAAGAGATTTGTTGATGGATTTTATTAATTGGTGGATGGTTGAAGATAATACTCCGGAAGTCGTGACTGGTTGGAATATTGAACTATATGATATTCCATATCTTGTTCGTCGCCTTGATCGTATTCTTGGTGAAAAACTGATGAAACGCATGTCTCCTTGGGGACTAGTTACGGAGAGTGAGATTTATATCTCTGGTCGTAAGCATATTTCTTATGATGTTGGTGGTATTACTCAACTTGACTACATCAATCTTTACAAGAAGTTTACTTATAAAGCACAGGAATCTTATCGTCTAGATTACATTGCTGAGGTTGAACTTGGACAGAAAAAACTTGATCACTCTGAATTCGATACTTTTAAGGATTTCTATACCAAAGGTTGGCAAAAGTTTGTAGAGTATAACATCGTTGACGTAGAACTTGTTGACCGCTTGGAAGATAAGATGAAACTGATTGAACTTGCAATTACAATGGCATATGATGCTAAAGCAAATTATGCTGATGTATTTTCTCAAGTTCGTATGTGGGACACTATTATATACAATTATCTTAAGAAAAGGAATATTGTTATTCCACCAAAAGAAAAGTCTGATAAAGACTCTAAGTATGCTGGTGCTTATGTAAAAGAACCAATTCCAGGTAAGTATGATTGGGTTGTGAGTTTTGACTTGAACTCACTTTATCCTCACCTAATTATGCAATACAACATTTCACCAGAAACTCTTCTGGATGAGCGACATCCAACTGTAACTGTTGATAAGATTCTGAATCAACAAATTACGTTTGAGTTGTACAAGGACAAAGCAGTTTGTGCGAACGGTGCAATGTTTCGCAAAGATGTTCGTGGGTTTCTTCCTGAACTGATGGAAAAGATCTACAAAGATCGTACAATTTATAAAAAGAAAATGCTTGCGGCAAAACAGGAGTATGAAAAGAAAAAGACGAAAGAGTTGGAAAAGGAGATTGCTAGGTGTAACAACATCCAAATGGCGAGGAAAATTCAACTTAATTCTGCTTATGGTGCTATCGGCAATCAGTATTTCCGTTATTACAAACTAGCAAACGCTGAGGCAATCACCTTGTCTGGTCAGGTTTCTATCCGTTGGATTGAAAACAAGATGAATGCTTATTTGAACAAAATTCTTAAAACAAGTGAGGTTGATTATGTCATTGCTTCTGATACTGATTCTATCTATCTCAATATGGGTCCTTTGGTCGAAAGTATATACAAAGGAAGAGAAAAAACTACTGAAAGCGTTGTCAACTTCCTTGATAAGGTCTGTAAGGTGGAACTTGAAAAATATATTGAAAGTTGCTACCAAGAATTGGCGGACTATGTAAATGCTTATGAGCAGAAAATGCAGATGAAACGTGAAAATATCGCAGAACGTGGAATCTGGACTGCCAAAAAGCGTTACATTCTGAATGTTTGGGATAGTGAAGGTGTTCGTTATGAGGAACCTAAACTAAAGATGATGGGCATTGAGGCAGTGAAATCTTCTACTCCAGCTCCTTGTCGTAAAATGATTAAGGATGGATTGAAATTGATGATGAGTGGTACTGAAGATGATGTAATTAAATTCATTGATGAGTGCCGTTCTGATTTTAAAAAACTTCCTCCAGAGCAGATTGCCTTTCCAAGAACTGCTTCTGATGTGAAAAAATACTATTCTTCTTCAAGTATTTACGCACATAAAACTCCTATTCACATTCGTGGAGCTCTTTTATTCAATCACTATATTAAGGAGAAAAAATTGACCAATAAATATTCTCTTATTAATAATGGGGAGAAGGTTAAATATATTTTTCTCAAAAAACCAAATATAATTCAAGAAAATGTAATTTCATTTATCCAAGATTTTCCTAAAGAACTTGGTCTTGACAAATACATTGACTATGAATTACAATTTGAAAAAAGTTTTATTGACCCACTTAAATCTATTCTTGATGCAATTGGTTGGTCTGTAGAAAAAACTGTTAGTTTAGAATCATTTTTTGCCTAATGGAATTACCAATTAACGAAAAGGAACTGAATACTATTATTAATGCCATGCGTCTTGGTGGAGACACTGCACTCTATCAAAAACTGTGGAGTTTTAAAATCAATTATATGGATAATCAAAAGAAAGAGGAGAACAAGTGATGGATTTTCTTAAAGATATTGTAAAGGAAATTGGCGGTGAGTATACACAACTTGCTTCTGATATTGATGAAACTGAAAAGTATGTTGACACTGGTTCTTACATCTTTAATGCACTGGTTTCAGGTAGTATTTTTGGTGGTGTGTCTGGGAATAAGATTACTGCTATTGCTGGAGAGTCTTCTACTGGAAAGACTTTCTTCTCTATCGCTGTGGTTAAGAATTTTCTTGATACTAATCCCGATGCTTACTGTCTCTACTTTGATACTGAGGCTGCTATCACTAAGTCTCTTTTAGAATCCCGTGGCATTGATACGTCACGTCTTGTAGTTGTAAATGTTGTTACAGTAGAAGAATTTCGTAGCAAGGCACTTAAGGCAGTTGATATTTACCTAAAGAAACCTTTAGAAGATCGTAAACCTTGCATGTTTGTGCTAGACTCTTTGGGTATGCTTTCAACAGATAAGGAAATTACCGATGCACTCAATGACAAACAAGTTCGTGACATGACAAAATCACAACTTATTAAGGGTGCGTTCCGTATGCTTACTTTGAAATTGGGGCAAGCAAATATTCCAATGATTGTTACCAATCATACTTACGACGTTATTGGTTCTTATGTTCCTACTAAGGAGATGGGTGGTGGTAGTGGTCTTAAGTATGCCGCTTCTACTATCATATATCTCAGTAAAAAGAAAGAAAAGGATGGAACGGAAGTCGTTGGAAATATTATCAAGGCAAAGACTGCTAAGTCGCGTCTGAGTAGAGAAAATAAAGATGTGGAAGTTCGTCTATTTTATGATGAGCGTGGACTTGATCGGTATTATGGTCTACTAGAACTTGGTGAAATTGGTGGTCTTTGGAAGAATGTTGCCGGTCGTTATGAAATGGATGGTAAAAAAATCTACGCCAAACAAATTCTGGCAAATCCCGAAGAATACTTTACTGAAGAAGTAATGCAAAAACTTGATTCTATTGCTAAAGAAGAATTCAGTTATGGATGAACTAAATGATTTTATTCACATCTATGAAAATGCTCTCGAATCTGATATTTGTGACTTTTTGATTTCTCTATTTGAGCAAGTAACTGATAAACATGAACGTTACGATAATAATGGTAAACCAAATTTTACTCAGTTTAACCTCACTCAACATAGAGAACTATCCCCTGAAGTAAGTCAAATTCACAATCACATCATTAAAAAAATACTCGAATATAAAAATAAGTATTATGAATTTATTGACGATCGAGTATTTCCTAAAGAACATGCATTTGAACAATTTAGGATTAAAAGGTATAATCCTGGAGGTGAAGATTGGTTCAATACACATGTCGATGTAGTTGATCATGAAACTTCTAGGAGGTTTTTATCTTTTATGTGGTATTTAAATGATGTTAAAGAAGGTGGAAACACGGTCTTTAAAGATTTAACTATTTCTCCTAAAAAAGGAACACTGATTATGTTTCCCCCACTTTGGATGTATCCTCATCGTGGGGATCCTCCTATCAGTGAACCAAAGTATATTATGAGTGCCTATTTGCATTATAAGTAATGGAAAGACTTGAACTAACAATTTTACGCAATTTAGTTTTCAATGAAAATTATTCAAGGAAAGTTATACCTTTCATACAACCAGATTATTTTGAGCAACGCACGGAGAAAATCGTATTTGAAGAAATTGTTAAGTTCATTGTTAAGTATGGTTCGTCAATAACAACTGAAGCACTTAATATTGAGGTAGAAAACAGAACTGATATTAATGAAAGTGAAATCAAAGAAGTTCGTGATTTAGTTTCTAAGTTTAATGATTCTGCTGTAGAGTCTCAATGGTTACTTGATACTACTGAAAAATGGTGTCGTGACAGGGCAATTTATCTTGCCTTAATGGAATCCATTCATATTGCTGATGGTAAGAATGAAAAGAAGAATAGAGATGCAATCCCTAGTATTCTTTCTGATGCTCTAGCAGTATCATTTGATAACAATATCGGACACGATTATCTTCAAAATTATGAAGAGCGATATGAGTTTTATCATCGTAAGGAAGATAAAATCGAATTTGATTTGGAATATTTCAACAAAATCACAAAAGGTGGTATTCCTAATAAGACTCTCAATATTGCTCTTGCTGGTACGGGTGTTGGAAAATCGCTATTCATGTGTCATGTGGCTAGTTCCGTCCTGTTACAGGGTAGGAATGTTCTCTACATCACTCTTGAGATGGCAGAGGAACGAATTGCTGAAAGGATTGATGCCAATCTGCTTAACGTCCCGATTCAACAATTGGTAGAACTTCCTCGCCAAATGTTTGAAAATAAAGTAACCAATCTAGCAAAGAAAACACAAGGAACTCTTATAATTAAAGAATATCCAACTGCTTCTGCTCATAGTGGACATTTTAAAGCACTTCTTAATGAACTTTCACTTAAGAAGTCATTTAGACCTGATATTATCTTCATTGATTACCTTAATATTTGTGCTTCCTCTAGGTATAAGTCGAACTTCTCTGTCAATTCTTATAGTTATATTAAAGCAATTGCAGAAGAACTTCGGGGACTCGCCGTCGAGTTTAATGTCCCGATTGTCTCCGCTACTCAAACCACCCGCAGTGGTTATGGTAATTCTGATGTTGAACTTACTGATACTAGCGAGTCCTTTGGTCTCCCTGCTACTGCTGATTTTATGTTTGCCCTTATTAGCACAGAAGAGTTGGAACAACTTGGGCAGATTATGGTAAAACAATTGAAGAACCGTTATAATGACCCAACAGTCTATAAACGTTTTATTGTTGGTATTGACCGTGCCAAAATGAGACTTTATGACTGTGAGCAGACTGCCCAAAAAGACATACTTGACAGTGGGCAGGATGATGAGTATAATGATTACGAAGACAAAAAACCCAAAAAGTCGTTTGAAGGATTTAAATTTTAATGGAAACTGCAAAACACGTTGATTTTGATAAGTACGCTGAATTTGTTGACGCTGTAACTTCTGATGCGTCAAAAGATTTTCTTGCTCTTTCTGATCGTCTGGTTCAACTTGATGAGAAAGGTGCAAATATTGAGCGTCTTCTAACTGCCGCTGTTGGTATTAATGCTGAGGGTGGTGAGTTTATGGAAATCGTGAAGAAAATGGTTTTTCAAGGTAAACCATACAACGAAGATAATCGTGAGCACTTGATTATCGAACTTGGTGATATTATGTGGTATGTTGCTCAAGCATGTATGGCACTTGAAGTTTCAATTGATGATGTAGTTGCTCGTAATGTACAAAAACTTCTGAAGCGTTATCCTGAAGGTGCTTTTGATGTTTATTTCTCTGAAAACCGTGCTGCTGACGACCGATGACTAAAGAAAAAAAAGTAACGATTAAAATGGATGCACGTTGTGCTGCTGCAGTCCGTCAAGTTCTATTTGAAGCACAGCGAGGATACACATATAATGAAATGAGTGTTCCTCCTCGTATTACTGATATTCGTACAGTTATTAAAGATATTGACGATAGTATTGGTGCTGTTCTTGGAGCATAATAAATACTTGAAAAAATGTCTTTGATTGGAAAAAGAAGAGGAAGACCAACTACAAAAATTTATTTTGAGTCCATTCTCAAAAGATTTGTAATCTTCCTTAAGCGGGAACTTCAACTCACTTATGATATTCCAGTTGTTTTGATTGATGATACTGACTTTGCTAAAAGAATAGCAGCGTTCGGTGAAATTTCTGATAGGAATGTTATTCAACTCAGTATCATCAATCGCCATCCAATGGATATATTCAGAACACTCGCACATGAGTTTGTTCATTATAAACAGCATGTTGAAAAAGGTTCCAGAGGAAGTAATAAACCTGGAAGCATTACTGAAAATCAGGCAAATGCAAAAGCAGGCGAAATTATGAGAAAATATGGATCCTTACATCCAGAATTATTTGACTTAATGCCAATTAGGTGATATAATTCTTTTCTTGGGGAATTAGTTAAACGGTATAACGGGTGCTTTGCAAGCACTTATTAGGAGTTCGATTCTCCTATTCTCCATTTATTAGGAAAATAAATATATACAAGAATAATTCTTGTAAAGACTGTTCGTAACAGTATAAGTAAGTAATGAAAAGATTCAATCAATTTCTCAAAGAAGCAACCTCAGCTTCAGTCCAAGCAAAGCGACTTGGACTTGTTGGCGATGGGCACGGAGGGTGGTATAATAGGGCCACTGGCGAATTTGAGGCTAAAACCGTGGGTGGTCAACTCAAGTATTTCAACAAGAATCAGGTGATTGGGGGGAAAGACCCTAAACAAGGGGAGTTTGAGAAGAACATTCCTTTGGGTTCTTCTGCCCCAGTTCAAGCACCACCTCAAGAGCAGGTTCCAATGAATCAGCAGGAACTTCCCCAAGAACCTGCTCCAGAGGAAGTTCCATTAGTAACTCCACCACCAGTTCCTAAAACTAAAGGAACTCTGACAATTGCATTTGGAAGGTTTAATCCTCCAACTATTGGACATCAGCAATTGATGGATACTGCTGCTATGGCAGCAGAGGAAGATGGTGGAGACTACATTATTGTTCCTTCACGCACTCAAGATAAAAAGAAAAATCCTCTAGACCCTGATACTAAAATATCATTCATGAGGAGGATGTTTCCCGAACACAGTGGAAGAATTGTTAATGACGTAAATTACAATACTATTTTTGATGTTCTGAAAAAAGCACATAATGATGGATACACTAATGTGAGAATTGTCGGTGGTGCAGATAGGGTAAAAGAGTTTGAAAAACTTTCTAATAATTATAATGGACAATTGTATCAATTTGATGTGATTGAGGTTTTATCTGCAGGTGATAGAGATCCTGATAGCAACAAAGGTGTAGAGGGTGTGTCTGCATCTCGACTTAGACTTGCTGCGGCAGAAGGAGATTTTGTAACCTTTAGATCTGGACTACCTTCTGATGTAAAAAATAAAGAAGCACTTGAACTTTTTGATTTTGTTCGTTGGGGGATGGGTATTCAAGAAATACAACAAGAGGGATATAACACTTGGGAAATTGCTCCTAAATTTGATCAACAATCTTTAAGAGAAAATTATATTGATGAAAATATTTTTAGGATTGGAACTTTTGTCGAAAACTTGAATACTGGATTAAATGGAAAGATTATCCGCAGAGGAACAAATTATTTAATTTGTGTCACTGAAAATGGTATGATGTTTAAATCCTGGATCAAGGATGTTAAAGAATCTTATTCTGAAAAAATGATGTCAAGAATGATGCGACTTCCTGGAAAACCAAATACTTTAACAGGAACACTTGGTTATTTTAAATACGCATCTAAAATGACACCAGGTGCAATTGGAGTTGGTGCTGAGAATTTGCAAACAGGTGGAAAACCTTATGGTGTTAATTTCATAAATAAACATAGGAAAAAAGTAAAGCGTTAAATTCTTCTCATGAAAAAGCATATTGCTGAGGATCTTCCTGCAAGAAAGCACCCACAGGCACAATTATCTACTCAAAATAAAAAACCACAAGGTAAAGATTCTGGTAGGGATGACGACAAGGGTGGTGAAAAAACTCCAGAAGAAAGAGTAAGACAAGCAGTTTACGATATTCGCTATCGTGCAAGAAGAGAAAATCTTCCTCTTCGTTCTGCATATTCTCAATATATGCAGAATAGTTCAATGGCAGAATCTGAAAAGGCAGAAGTAAGATCAAAACTATTTGGTAAAGGTGGAATGCAAGCAGAAGATTTTTCTATGGATATGAAAAATTCTGCTTCAAACGCAATGGCGAAGGCACTTTATAAAGTGTTTGTTGATAATCAACCAGAAGTTGTTGCTGAAGATAAGTTAAAAGAAGAATTAGAAAAGAGAAGTAGTGCATCTGGAGAAAGAAAATATAAAGTTAGAGTAACTGATAAGGAAAGTGGAGTTACTTATACCAGATACGCAACCCGTGAAAAAATCAGTAAACTTAGATCAAAAGGACTTGAGGTTGAAATGACCGAATATGGTACTCCATATGAGGGTGAAAGAACCAAAGGTGAAAAGACTGCACAAGTTTTAGGCAAGAGAGCGAAAAAAGATTATGATGGTGATGGTAAAGTAGAAAGTGGTGCCAAGGAATATCGTGGTGCAGTTCACAATGCAATTCAGCGTAGAAAGGGTGGTGTAGCTGATGGCAAAGATACTTCTAATGTAAAAGAAGAATTTATTGGTGAAGTATCAAGAATGGCAAATTTGCCACAAACTGATGCACCACAGTCTGTAAATCCTGATGCTAACAATACTCCAATTGATGTTCTTCCTGCAAATAGAAAAAATAAAGTAATTGTAAATCCATCAAATACAATTCTTGCACACACAGAACCATCAGGTGAAACTATTTGCGAAACTGGTTATTCTAAGTTTCTTGCGATTCTTCATGAAAAAAAGATGACTAAGAGTGAAAAATCCAAAGAAAAAAAATTAAAGAAAAAGTATGATCCTTCCGAAATGAAGGCAAGTATGAAGAAACAATATGGTGCAGAAAAGGGTGAAAAGGTTTATTTTGCCACAATCCGTAAGCAAGCAATGAAAGAGGAATCTGCATGTGAAACTGGTGACAAAATGAATCTTAAAAAAGATGAAAAGATGGATCCTCGTTCAATTCCAACTACAATGAGTCTGGCAAAAATGGGTGCCAGATACAGAGGAATGAAAAATCCTATTTTAATGATATCTCCAGATAAATAAAACAGGATACTTTTTACGGAGGCCATTATGTCTATCGCAGCATTAATTGCTTGGGCAAAGGCAAACGAAGCTCTTATTGCAACAATCTTGTTTGCACTTTCTGAAGTTTTAGGTGCCAATCCAAAATTTAAATCCAACGGTCTTGTATCATTTGTTCTTCTTCAACTTCAAGGAAAACTGAAAGAAAAGGGTGCAAAGGATTTAACTCCCTGAGATTTAAATTAAAATAGTGTATAAAGGAGACCAAACTAAGGTCTCCTTTTTTTATAAATATCAGTATAATAAGAATTAAGGGTAAGAAACATGGCTCTTTGGGGCATTTCAACAATCTCTGAAACTGCGGCAAATAATTACGCTATTCCAAAATTCTTAAAGGAGACTGATAGAAATAGAACTCCTTGGAATTGTTTTGCTGATGTCCGTGGTTGGGTTCAGAGAAGATACAAAACTAAAGTAAATTCCGGAATTTCTACAAGATATTATGATGAAGTTTTAGTTCCAGTTGTTGGTCTTAACAGCACCAATCTTGGTGGTACAACCGGAATCGGAACAGCAGGTCCAGTTGCAGTATTTTTTGAAGATCCTAACCAAGCATCTCCAATTTCTGTTGGTGGTGGTGGAACGACTGGAATTACTACAGGAACAACTGGATATGTTCATGTAGTATTTAATGAACTTGTTTTTGCAGGAGCAGGTGCAACTGTATTAATCCGCACTTTTGATGCAAACAATAATAATGAATCTACATCAATTGTTGGAACAGCAGTATCTAATCCAAGCACTCAGTATGCTTGGGTAGGTGACGCCGCAACTCATGGATCTCCAAACGTCTATGAGAATTATAATGGACAAATCACTAATCGCGTAGCATTTGCTTTTACAGCACCAAGCACAGTTTTAACTGCAAATGTACCTTTCCTAACCACCGCAACTACAACTGGTCAAACTGTTGCTATTGGTGGAACAGTAATTTGGGTTGACTCCGTTACTAATGTTTCAGTTGGCAGTTCACTTACAATTACTGGAAAACTTGCAAACGTTCCTGTTGTTTCTGTTGGTAATACTTTTGTAACAATCGGTGCTGCAAATACAATTAGTTCAACAATCACAGCAGGTCTTGCCGCTACATTTAGCACTCGTACAAACGCCACTGTCCTTAAAATTGATTTACAAAGAGGATTTGTCGGAGTAATTACTGATGGATCTAACGGTGTTGGCGTAATTAGTTCATTCACCTCTCAATTCGGAGATGTTCTAATTCGCAATGTTGGTGGTGCTGGAACCACAGGATCTGTTGGACTTGGAACTACTACATTAACAGTAACTGCATGATATGAAATTTGATGAGTTGAACGAAGATAATTACTTATTATTTGCCATAAAATTCTATGATAACCCTCAAGCCTTAACTAAGGAGGATTTTGAGGATGATTTGAAAAGAATTAAATACATTAAAAGACTTTTGAAAAGATATAAAAACACTGGCGAATTGAAAGTTCATTTAATTCTAAATCATTTAACTGTTCTTTTTAATGTATTCAATGATGCTGCAGTTCCATTACTATTTTATAACTTAGAAAAAGATCTTTGGCCATATATAAAAAGTTTTCTTTTATTTTTGAATAGATTTCCCGAATATCCTAAGACTGAAATTCATAATATACAAGAAGATAAAAAATGTTTGTCTAACTTGCAATCAATTTAATGGATAGAATAGATAAAATAATCTGTATTATTAGAAACTTGAAAGAAGAGAATGGGATGGTAACAAGTGGGATAACTAATGCTTCAAATAAATCTGGACTAGGATTTGATCCAAAAACCGAAAGTCCTCCAGTTTTTAAAAAGTATGCATATTTGGGAAGAGGATCTAGATCAAGATGGATGCAAAGAAGAAATAGTCCAAAAACAAACTAAAATAAATATTGATATGATAATTGACTAATTTCTTTATGGGTGGGTAAATATCGATCTTAAGAAAAAAATGTTTAATCCAAATATATCCACCGATACAAAAATCGCTGTTCTTGAAGAGAGACTTTCATCTTACGAACTTATGATGAAAAAAATTGACGAAGCAATCCAGATAATGGGTAGAACTAGTCAAAATATCAGTAAGATGCTTGCAGTTCATGAAGAAAGAATAGAGCAGTGTAATAAATCAGATGAATCAATTAGTAGAATGATTGATGATTTAAGAAGTGAAAATAGTAAACAACATGAGGAAGTTGCCTCAAGAATTGAAAAAATAGAAATTAAATTAGAGGACTTTGTAAAGTTCCGTTGGATTTTAGTTGGAATTGTCGCAGTTGCTACATTTGCAGTGTCGCAGTCCCACCTAGTCGTCGATTTCTTGACACCAGACGCCCAACCTGTTAAAGTGGAAGCACATAAGTAATATTCCATTGTAATGGATCTGATTGACTCCAAGTATATTGGTCTTCTTTCTTCACGTCTGCAAAAATTTAAGAAAGTTAAAACCAATCTTTATAATTTTCGATGCCCCCTATGTGGGGATTCACAGCGGAATAAAAACAAAGCAAGAGGTTATTTTTATTCTGTAAAGAACAATACTAACTTTAAATGTCACAACTGCGGTGCTAGTCTATCCCTTAATAATTTCCTAAAAGAAATAGACACTACACTTCATAAGCAATATACTTTAGAGAAATTTAAAGAGGGATTTACTGGTAAAGGATTTGTTGTTGAAGAACCCAAATTTGAGTTTACTAAACCGGTATTTAAATCTCAAATAAGTCTTCCCAAAGCAATAGAAAATCCTATTGCAAAAAAATATCTTGAGTCTAGAAAACTAGATCCTGAAAAGTTTTATTATGCAGAAAAATTTAAGCAGTGGACTAATGAACAAAAACTAACATTTGATAATATTGTCAGGGATGAAAGTAGGATTGTTATACCATTGTTTGGATTTGATAAAGAATTGCTAGGATTTCAGGGTAGAGCACTGGATTCTAGTTCTGTTAAATATATTACTGTGATGCTTTTTGATGACGTACCAAAAATTTATGGTCTCGATTTAATTGATCAATCCAAACCAATTTACATTGTTGAAGGACCCTTTGATTCAAATTTTGTTAAAAATTCTATCGCTATGTGTGGTTCTGATGTTGATGTTAAAAATTTTGGATGGAATGATTACATATATGTTTTCGATAACGAACCACGAAATAAAGAAATTGTAAATAGGTTATCAAAAATTATTGATAATGGGAACAAGGTGATCATATGGCCAAAATCGATCGAACAAAAGGACATTAATGACATGGTTCTTGCTGGACATAATGTTATGGATGTGTTAAAATCAAATACCTACTCTGGTTTAGAAGCAAAAGTAAAGTTTACCGAATGGAAGAAAGTATGAGTAACGAAACAAAAGTAATAAAAAGAAATGGATCTGTTGAGGGTCTAGAACTTAATAAACTTCATATTATGGTTGAAGAAGCTTGCAAAGATCTTGCGGGAGTTTCTGCTTCTCAAGTTGAAATGCAATCTGGTATTCAGTTTTATGACGGAATCACTACCGCTGAAATTCAAGAAATTTTAATTCGTTCAGCAAGTGATCTTATTAGTCTTGATCACCCAAATTATCAGTTTGTTGCTGCTCGTTTACTTCTCTTTTCTCTACGCAAGCAGTTGTTTGGACGTATGCATGAATGTCCATCAGTCCTTCAACATACCCAACGGTGTGTAGAAATGGGAGTTTATGATGCTGAAATTTTAAGTCTTTATTCAACTGAAGAGTTTGAAAAACTTCAGTCATTTATTGATCATGATAGGGATTACTTGTTCACTTATGCTGGTCTTAGGCAAGTAGTCGATAAGTATCTGGTACAAGATCGCAGTACTAATCAAGTATACGAAACACCTCAGTTTATGTACCTTTTGATTGCTGCAACTATTTTTTCCAAGTATCCAAAAGAGACACGTTTAGATTACGTTAAGAGGTATTATGACGCAATCTCAAAACACAAAATCAACATTCCCACACCTATCATGGCAGGGGTGCGAACTCCACTTCGACAATATGCGAGCTGTGTTCTTGTTGATGTTGATGACACCCTCGATAGTATCTTTAGTAGCGATATGGCTATTGGTCGGTATGTTGCACAACGTGCAGGAATCGGCATCAACGCAGGTCGAATCCGTGGCATCAACAGCAAAATCCGTGGCGGAGAAGTTCAGCACACAGGTGTTGTCCCTTTCCTCAAGAAGTTTGAATCAACTGTCCGCTGCTGCACTCAAAATGGCATCCGTGGTGGATCAGCAACTGTCCACTTCCCAATCTGGCACCAGGAAATCGAAGACATCCTAGTACTAAAAAATAATAAAGGAACAGAAGATAATCGTGTTCGTAAGTTAGACTACAGTATCCAAATTAGCAAATTGTTCTATGAACGATTCATCCGTAATGAAGAGATTTCTCTCTTCTCTCCTCACGCAGTTCCTGGTCTGTATGATGCTTTTGGTACTGATGGATTTGACGATTTATATGTATCTTATGAACGAGATGAGTCTATTCCAAGAAAAACTATCAGTGCTCAAGAACTCTTTCTGGACCTCCTAAAAGAACGTGCTGAAACTGGTCGTGTTTATATTATGAACATTGACCACTGCAATTCACACTCATCCTTTATGGATAAGGTTGAAATGAGCAATCTCTGCCAAGAAATTACTCTACCAACAAAACCAATTCAGCATATTGATGATACTAATGGTGAAATTGCCCTCTGCATCCTTTCTGCCGTTAATGTCGGAAAGCTTAAGCACTTTGATGATCTAGAGGAACTCTGTGACCTTTCAGTTCGTTCTCTTGATGAACTGATTGATTTTCAGGGATACCCTGTTAAAGCGGCAGAAATCGCCACAAAAGCACGTCGTTCCCTTGGAGTTGGTTATATTGGTCTTGCACACTATCTTGCTAAAAATGGTGTAAAATATGAAGATCAAAAGGCGTGGGAATTGACTCATGATTTAACAGAGGCATTTCAATACTATCTAATTAAATCAACTGTCGAACTTGCTAAGGAAAAGGGTGCTTGTGAATACTCAAATCGAACCAAATATGGACATGGTATTCTACCTATCGACACTTACAAAAAAGACGTTGACGAAATCGTACCTAATAACCTAAAATATGATTGGGAGAGTCTTAGAGAGCAAGTTAAGCAGTACGGTGTTAGGAACTCAACACTGTCCGCACAAATGCCATCGGAGAGCAGTTCCGTTGTGTCAAATGCAACCAATGGAATCGAACCTCCTCGCGGATACTTGTCCATTAAGAAATCGAAGAAAGGACCACTTAAGCAAATTGTTCCACAGTATCAAACCCTTAAGAACAATTATACGCTTCTTTGGGATATGCCTAGCAATCGTGGTTACATCAGTATTGTTGCTGTTATGCAAAAATTCTTCGATCAGGCGATTTCTGGAAACTGGTCCTATAATCCAGAAAATTATGCTGATAATGAAGTTCCTACTTCAGTAATGGCACAAGACCTCTTGACTACATATAAGTATGGTTGGAAAACCAGTTATTACCAAAACACATATGATGCAAAGACTGATGAAGTGGAAGATTCCAAACCATCTCTCACTGATTTAGTCAATGATATTTTAAACACGGAGGAAGAAGATTGTGAGTCTTGTAAGATTTAAAACTAAACTAGAGGAGAAATCAATGGTCGAATCAATGACCGTTTTTAACTCTGAAGAAGTAGACACCAAGAAACAACCAATGTTTTTTGGTCAACCATTGGGAATACAGAGATACGATTCTTACAAGTATCCAATTTTCGATAAACTTACAACTCAACAACTAGGATATTTTTGGAGACCTGAAGAGGTCTCTTTACAAAAAGATAGAGCAGACTATCAAACGCTTCGCCCAGAGCAGAAGCACATTTTTACGAGTAATCTTAAGTATCAAGTAATGCTTGATTCAGTTCAGGGTCGTGGTCCTGGTATGGCATTTGCACCATATTGTTCCCTTCCCGAACTGGAAGCATGTATGAAAGTATGGGAGTTTATGGAGATGATCCACTCCCGTTCATACACTTACATTATCAAAAATGTTTATTCAGATCCATCTGAAATTTTTGATACAATCCTAAAAGATGATCGCATTCTTGAACGTGCTGTGAGTGTTACTCAAGCATATAATGACTTCATCAATAGTGCCCATCATTATGGAACTTCTGAAGTTTGGAAATATGCCCAAGAACAAGTTCCACATGCACTAGGAGAAAGGTATGAACTCAAACGCAAACTGTTCAGAGCAGTTGCAAACGTTAATATTCTTGAAGGTATTCGCTTTTATGTCAGTTTTGCTTGCAGTTTTGCTTTTGGCGAACTCAAGCTTATGGAAGGAAGTGCAAAAATCATCTCTCTAATTGCTAGAGATGAGAATCAGCACCTAGTCATCACTCAGAACATTCTAAACAAGTGGAAAGAAGGTGATGACCCTGAAATGAAGAAAATCTCTCAAGAAGAAGAACAGTGGGTTTATAGGACCTTTGAGGAAGCAGTTAATCAAGAAAAACTTTGGGCAGAATACCTGTTCAAGGATGGTTCTATGATTGGACTGAATGATAAACTTCTACAGCAATATGTTGAGTGGATTGCAAATCGTCGTATGAAGGCAATTGGTCTTAAACCAATTTATGACATTCCAGCGAAGAATAATCCACTTCCATGGACAGAACATTGGATTTCCTCTAAAGGTCTTCAAGTTGCTCCACAGGAAACCGAAGTAGAATCCTACATAGTAGGTGGGATTAAACAAGATGTTACCAAGGATACTTTCTCAGGATTCCAACTATGATGAATGGTGTGAACAGGACATCCTGAACGCTTATAAAGAAGCGGCAGCATATGATGATTTTCTTTTTGGAGATTATGATTATGAATCTGAGTGGTTAGGTAAAAAGAATGATGATGCGAATTGAGGGTCGAAAGACCCTCTTTTTTTATAAATAATTTTATAAAAAAAATAAAAAGAAAAAATGTCTAGACTTACTGGATCTGATGCTTTGGGATTAATCGAGGCATATTCTGCAATTTATTCTTCAGAAGAAGAAGAAGTTATTGAACTTACTGAAGAAGAAATTCAAGAAGATTTTGAAAACTGGGTAAATTCACTTGTAGAAGAAGGTTATGACCTCAGTGAATATACTTGGGAAGATATGTATGAGGAATACCTGAACGAAATGGGTCAGAGACCAACAACAGGGCAAGCAAAAGCACCAATTTCGAATGCTCCATACCAATCCAGATTTGCTCGCCCAATGAATGCAGGAACTCCACAACAAACTGGAAGAGGAACTGCAGTATCTAGACCCCAGATCGGGGGTCTTCCTGCAAATTATAGAGGACAAGAACTTCAGCAAGCAGCAAGAGCAAGAGCATCTCAAGTAGGTACTCCTAGACAAGGTTCTGCAGGCAGTGGTGCTGCCCCTTCTGCTGCTGCAAGAAGACCTGTTCCTGCTCCAACAAGACCTGTTCCATCCGCAACAGCAAGACCAGGATCTGTAATGTCCAGACCTGCTCCTACTACTACAGCAAGAACTACAGCACCAGCATCTGCACGACCAGCATCTGCAGCACCAGCACAAACATCAACTCAATCACCTGTTCTGGGTTATCAATTAGCACAGAGAGGAACAAATATTGGTAGTAATATTCTTCAACAGCAAAGACCTTCTCTCGCTCAACAGGCAGCAGAACTTCGTGCAATGAGACAAGCATCTCAGCAAAGACAAGGATTGACTCAGAGTTTCGATCCATTTGATGTTGTCATGGGTCATCTAATTGATGAAGGTTATGCTGAAAATGAAGAAGCAGCGGCAGTTATTATGGCAAATATGAGTGAAGAGTGGAGAGAGGAAATTCTCGAAGGATTCATGAATCAGGAAAACTGATTTAATTTTCAAAAATTTATTAAGTTTATTGAGGGTCTAAACAACCCTCCTTTTTTATAAATAACTAAAAAGTAAGAAAGAAGATGAAGTCTTTTAGTCAATTTTTGCAGGAATCATATTTAAGTGAGGAAGAGGCAGAACAACTCAGATTGTTAAAGAGAGATAATAAAACAGCATATAATCTTAGAAAAAATGTTGGAAATAGAGGTATTGCAGCAGATCCTACTCCAACACCAGCATCTAGAAGATTTTCTGCTGCTGCTCCAGAAGCACCAAAAGAATCTCCTGGTCAACAAGTAATTAGACAAACTCCAAAACCACCGACTACAAAAGCACTTATTCCAGGTAAAGAAGGTGGTCCTTTAGCAGGTCGTGAAACTAATCCACAGGCACCTCCAGAATCTATGATGAAAGGAGCATATGATGCTGCAAATAAACCTACAACGACTGCCAAACCTTCTTCTGCTAAAACTTCTGCAACTCCTAAACCTAGAACTACAGCATATCGTAATGCGGGTTTGGGTCGTGAAACTGTAAAGATACCTACTTCACCAGCATCAACTAGTAGTAGTGCTAGAAGAGAATTTACTCCAGAACGTGAAGCAGAAATTCGCCGTGAAAGAGCGGCAGCAAAAAAAGCAAGAGAAGCAGCATATGATGCCAAACAGTCTCCAGGCAAACTAGCAACAAGATCATCATCTTCTTTATCTACTCAAGCAAAACCATCTTCTTCTGCAATTGTACCTGCAGGAAAACAACCTTCCGGTCCAAAGGTAAGAGGTGGTTTTGGCAGACTTGCTGGACCAGGATTTGCAGCATTGGATACTGCATTGTCTGCTGCAGATGAAAGAGCAAAAGGATCTGGTTGGGCAAGATCATTAGCAAAGGGTGCCACAGTTGCTGCTGGAGGTGCTTTGGGAGGTACTTTAGGTGCAATTGGTGGTGGAGGTTTAGGTAGTGCTGCTTTAGGTCTTGCAGGTGCTTCAGCAGGAGGTGCGGCAGCAGGAAAAGCATTTGATGTTGCTGCAGGTGCTAACGCAAGAGAAAGAAAAGCAATGGCAACTGCAAATCGTCAGCGTCAAGCAGGAACCGCTGTTAAAGGTATTGGTGGACAAACTACATTCAGTCAGAAAAAACCAGGTGGTCCAGCATTCATGTCAACTGGTGTTGGTAAGCAAAGAAAAACTGTTGAACTTGCTAAAACTGGTGTAGTTCAAAGAGGTGGTCAATCAACTGCAGGACACCTTGCATTTAAGGGTGGAAAGGCAGTTTATAAGGCAGGTCCAAGTGCTCAATCACTTGCTAAAACTTCTTCTAATCCACTAGAAAGAATCGGTAGATCATTGTTTGCTGGTGCTTATAAAAAGCATGATGCAATGAAAGCACAACAAGCACTTCAAAAAGCAAGAGCATCAGATGCTGCCCGTAATAAAAAACTTGGAGTAAAAGCAAAACCAGCAGGTTGATTTTTATAAATACCTTTATATAAAGGTATTAAAATCATAACAATGTCTAGAATTTCTCAGCATTTTATTAATAATATTGGATATTTGTATGAAGAAATTAATATTCAGAATAATGATTTTCTGAATGAAGAATCTCAATATTATGATGTGGAATCGGCAGAAATAGTAGAAGATATTTTTTCTACTATTTCTGCATCGATGGTTTGTGAAGGATATAGTGCAGAAGGCATTATTGGATTTCTTGCTGATTCATCAGAAGAAGATATTATTGAAAAGTATTTAAATTTTGATGAAAGTATTCTTACAGAAAGTGTAGTATCAGAAGATTATATTTTAGAACAATTAGAAATCTTTGATGATGCAATTAATGAAGGATTAGGTTCATTGATTGGAAAAGCTGCTCAGGGTGCTTTCCGTCTTGCTGGAAAAGTGGCATCAAAATCTGCTAGAGCGAAAGTTGCTAAAAAAATTATGTCCAGTAAAAATCCAGAGAGATTAACTGGAAGTGCTAGTAGAGTTAGTGCTGGAGGAAAAAAACTAGATCCTACTGGAGCGGTTGAAAGATTAGCAAGAATGAAATTAAATAAGGCAGGAATGCCTTCCGATATGACAAAAAAGGTTTTAGATAATTCACCAAATATTGGAACTAAAACTAGTCTTGCAGCGTTTGCTCCAACAATGGGTAAGGTTGTTAAAGGTGTTCAAAAGGTAAAAGATATTGCAAAAGGTGCAAAAAAAGCACTTCCTACAGTTGCTAAAGGTGCTGCAACACTTGGTTTAGGTGCTCTTGGTGGTGCTGGTTATGTTGCTTTAAGAGGATCTAAAGAAGATTCAAAACCAACTTCATCAACTAAATCAGCACCTTCAAGTTCAAAAGATGATTTCTTAAAAGGAAGTGCTCTCGCAAAACTTGGTGGTAAAGAAGGTAGAATTAAAGATGGTGAATTTAGAACTATGGCATGGTCTCCAGAATCTAAGAAGAGATATGCTGCAGCAACTAAAGGATCTGCAAAATCAACACCTTCTTCAACGGCAGCAAGATCATCTGGAGGATCTTCTACAGCACCAGCATCAAAACCATCTTCTAAACCTGCATCTGAAACCAAACCACTAACTGCAGATGAAAAGATGAAGCAATGGGCAAAAGCAAATCCAAAACTCGCTGCTAGAGTAAAACCAGGAGAGTCTGGTTATGAAGCGATTTCTCAAGTAAGAGAAAAACCAAGTTCATATGAAAAGCAAGATCAAACTCCAACTCAAGGTCCAAAAACAACTCCTGAGCAAGAGAAGGAACTTTCTCGACAAGCAGCACAGGCTGCAAAAGAATATCAGGATAAAGTTAAGAAGGAAAAATCTACAACTGCAAAGGAATCATACGAACCTTACAACATCATTCTGGAATATTTAATGGGACGTGGACATGCAGATACCGTTGATGAGGCACACTATATTATGTTAGAGATGAACGAATCTTCTGTTGCATCAATCATGGAAGAGTATAATGATTATCTTCTTGCAGAAGAGGTTTCTGAGTGGGTTGATGAATTGTTAGAGGAAGGTTATGATCTTTCTGATTATACGTGGGACGACATTGTTGAATATTATGTAAATGAAGGAAAAAAGACTTGTTAATATTATAACATAATATCTAAGGGGTTGACAAGACCCCTTTTTTATTGCTAGACTAGGTTTGTCTCCATTGAAGATAAATAATAGCTCTTTAAGATTATTAATAATGAGCTATGAGAATCCTTGGAGATATAATGGACAGACTTTTGAGTCTGATGATATTCAGGATCACTTTGGTTTTGTATACCTTATATCTTGTAGTGAAAATAATAGGAAATACATTGGTAGGAAGTTTTTTTGGTCTTTTAGAACTCCTCCAGGTAAAAAGAGAAGAGTAAAGCAAGAATCAGATTGGAAAAAATATTATGGTTCTTGTCCTGAATTAAAAGAAGATATTAAAAAATACGGTAAAGAGTTTTTCAATAGAGAAATATTAAGTCTTCATAAAACAAAAGGTGAATGTAATTATGAAGAAACTAAGCAACTTTTTCTAAATAATGTACTGAAAGAATCACTTGACGATGGGAGTCCAGCGTACTACAATAGTAATATACTCGGACGCTACATGCGAAAAGACTATGGAAACTTTGGAACAAACCCTACGTGAGTCGCACGACTGGGCAGTGGATCGCATTCATTTTCTTTGCGATAAAAATGAAGAGCATCAATATCAAAATGCGTATGCGATTCATAAAGAATTTGAAGAATGGTTAAACCCTGATATTCAAGAGCATGATATTTTTTCACTAGAATACATCGGAGATTAACATGAAGGTAGATTTACACAATTTTTTTAAGTTTTATGATGAAAAAAATCCAAAGCATGTTGCTGCAGTAGAGCAACTTGAAAAGGATCTAGCAGAATCGCCATTAATTGACGATACTGCTAATTGGATAAGAATTTATAGAACACAACCAGAAAAACCAAAGTCTTCAATTCTTGAAGTTCCTTTTTACCCACAAACTGACAATTACAGGGATGCTAATCGTACATGTAATAGTTCTGCTTGTGCAATGTGTCTTGAATATTTCAAACCAGGCACACTAAAAGGAGTTAAAGGCGATGATGCCTACATTCAAAAAGTATTTGCAATTGGTGACACTACAGATCACGCGGTTCAAACCCGTGTTCTTGAGTCTTATGGAATTAAGTCACGCTTTAGTTACAATCTTACTTTTGCTGATCTTGATCGAGAACTATCTAACGGCAGACCTATTGTTATTGGTATCTTACATAGGGGTTCTTTATCTGCACCTACTGGTGGGCACATGGTTGTAGTGATTGGTAAGACTCCAGATGGGGATTATGTAGTAAATGACCCATATGGTTCATTAAATGACAGATATACTGGACCTGTAACCAATGGTAAAGGTGCTGTATATAAGAGAATTGATCTTAGTCGTAGATGGTGTCCCGCTGGTAACGATGGGTGGGGAAGAATTTTTGATGTAAAATAATTGAAGATCTTATTTTATCGTATAAGGTTTAGCAATACCTTCATTCAACATTTTTTCATTTATTGAAATTGATTCTCCTACAGAGTAAATAGTTCCAAGTATTCTTCCATACTTGTCTTCTTTATTTGTTTCAATTATCCACTCTTTTTTGTGGGATAGTTCTTTTTTCAACCATTCTTTTGCTTCAAGACCTTTTGATTTTTCTTCAATATTTAAGGTTTTTGTTTCTGGAGTATTGATACCTTTTAGACGAACTTTTTGGGATAATGTAAGACCAAATCCTAAATCTATATCCAAATCAACAGTGTCACCATCAATGATTCTGTTGATTTTTTTTATCTTGTATTGATACATCTCTCATTTCTTCGTAGGATAATTTAAATATATGGTAAATCACATAAAGAACTCCTATGAGTCCTATTCCAAGTAATATATTTACGCTCCAAATAGTATTAGTCATTTTTTTCTTGATGGTGTATCCAAGTCTTTAAATCTTTTACATACTGCCTTAGAATTTCTGCTTGATGTAGATGCCAAACATCCTTAGTGTCTAGATGTAATTCAATGTGCTTATCGATTGCATCTAGACACTTTTTGATTACAGGATTCCAAGGTTCTCTAATTGGAGTGTTCCATTCTCTTGGCATACATTATTTCTTTTTACCACCATTTTTTGCTTTTTTCGCAGTCGCATTACCTTGATTTTGTTTTGAAGGTCCTTTTTTACCCTTCTTGTTAGGCGACTTGGACATTTTTAGTTACGGTTATTACACAATATTTAGGTGGACTCTTCAAAAATTGGCACACTTGACAAAACCTAAATAAAAACTTATTATGTAAAATCCCTGTTATGAGCAGGGTATTCGTCATGAGTCCTTGAGTTTGATTTAGAGCCGTGGGCACTGCCCCTGAGAAGGGGAACCTCTCCTTTGCCTATACGGATGTAGAGTTCTATTAATTTTAATGCTTAAAGCAATTTCTTCAATTATTGTCTTTGGTCTAGTCGGTTTGGCACCCGTAACAGCAAAGGCAGCAAGTGGATGCTCACTTGCATCTCATTATGGCATTGGTGATGGGTATCATGGGCAGATAACTGCCAATGGCGAAAGATTTAACGCTTATGGAAAATCAGTAGCACATCGCTACCTACCGTTTGGAACAAGACTAAGAGTAACGAATAGATCTAATGGTAGGTCAGTCATTGTGCGTGTAAATGATCGTGGTCCGTTTGTAGGTGACAGAGACCTTGACCTATCATATGGTGCATTCTCGTCTATTGCTCACCCAGGGCAAGGTGTAGCTAAAATCTGTTACACTACTATTTAAATTGTAATAAATATCGGGGAGTGCTGCAGAACTCCCCTTTATGTTTAATTTTGGAAACAAAAAACATAATATAAAGTACTATGCGATTGTAGCAATTGTACTAACTTCTATTATTGCAACACTTTCTCAATGCAGTGGTATTAAAGAAAATACATTATGGGATTTACTGGATGAAGTCCAGAGAAGATATTTCCCCCAAACAATCATTAATGATTTTATTATCAAGGATCCTGAAAAACTTGATAGAAGAATCAAAAGAGATGTTGATAGGGCAATTGAAAACGTAACCCCAGAGTATGATCGTATCATCGAAGAAGCAAACAAAAAATATCAACCACGATATATGGACTTGCAAAATGATGATCGTCTGTGCTATACTAAAGAATGTAAAGCACTCTCACCCCCAATGAGAATATGTGCTGCATGGGTAGATGACTGTAAAACCGATAAATAAAACACTTGTTTAATTGTGAAAAAATGACAGAACAACAAAATCATCTTGCACAACTAGTTGAACAAAGAGATCGACTTTCCCAAGAACTGGAAAAACTTGGTTCTCAATCTACAAAAACTAGGGATCTTCTACTAAAAACTCAAGGAGCAATTGAGTATCTTAATGTAATTGGGGTCACTCTTCCAGAACCGGAAGTAAATTCAGAAACTGAAGAAATTTCTGAAGAACCTGCAGAGTCTTGACAGCAGATTCCAGATACCCTATAATTGTCTCATGAGCGGCGGGGGTCCAAACCTCGCGTAAGTCTCTCACCTCCTATGCCTCTCAACGATGCACAAATCAGGAGGTCTCTTGGGCACATAGCATAATGGATAATGCAACATCCTTCTAAGATGACGATTGGGGGTTCGAGTCCCTCTGTGCCTGCTTGGAGTTATAAACTCCATATATAAAAGTGATAGAGATTAAGTCACTGTTATATCCTTATGAGATATATTACACTTAATCCATCATTCCCTTATAGCTCAATTGGCAGAGCACGGAGCTGTTAACTCTGGGGTTCCTGGTTCGAGTCCAGGTGGGGGAGTTAGAAGGTCTGGAAATGTTCGGGTCTTCTAAAACGAGTCGGGATCATCATATCCGACTCACCTGCCTCTGTAGCACAACGGTAGTGCATCTCACTTGTAATGAGAAGGTTGCTGGTTCAAATCCAGTCGGGGGCTTGACAGAATATTAATTCTGTCTTATAATCCCTTCCGTGTGAAATGTGCTGGGAGAGAAATCTCCCACCGTTTGCGAAATTGGTGTAGTGGTAACATCCCATCCTTCCAAGTTGGTGTCACGGGTTCGAATCCCGTATTTCGCTTGCTCCAAATCCTGGAGCGTCTAAATAAACTTCGTAGTTGTAATTCTTAATACAATATGACTTTTCAAAACATTATTGCTGCTGGTGTAGTTGCTGCGACTTCTATCGCTGCTCCCGCTATGGCACAAGTCACCAGTGTTACCCAACTGCGTGATGTTCAACCTACTGAGTGGTCTTATCAGGCAATTTCTAACCTGGTTTCACGTTACGGTTGTGTTGCTGGTTTCCCCGATGGCACCTTCCGTCCCGGTGAACCTGCCACCCGTGCTCAACTTGCTGCTCTGACAAATGCTTGTCTGGATCGCATTACTGAGTTTCAAACTGCCGCTGATGCCCAGCTTGCTGCTGCTCTTCGTGCTGAGTTTGCCAAAGAACTTGGTGCTACTAACGCCCGTGTAACTGCCCTTGAAGTTGCTGCTGCTCAAAAGGCACAAGGTGTTGGTAACTATCTGGGTGCTGGTGTCCTGCTGAATAAGCAAGGAATTGCTGGTAATGGTTATACCGAAAACCGCACTGTCGCAGGTGCTACCGTCCAAGGTCGTTATGCTGTAAAGACCTTTGGTAATCAAAATGCCGTTGCTGTTCGTCCTTATGCCAACTTTGTAGGTACTCCTGCTGGTCAGATCGGTGCTGGTGGTGGTGCTCTGGTCTCCTATGATTGGTCCATTGCTCGTAAGGTAGGCGTGAGTGCTGCTAACGTGTATGCTGGTGTTGGTTATCAGATTCCTTTTGTTAACAACACTGCTGCTAATTTCCAGTCTGCTGTCGGTGAGAAGGGTCAAGTTGTTCTTGCTCTAGGTGTTGAAGGTCGTCTGACTAACTCTCTGGTTGGTTTTGCTGATCTGAAATTCCCTACCACCAATGCTGCTAACAGTTATGGTGCTGTTAATGGAACTTATTCACCAGTATTCACCACCGGTCTAGGATTTAAGTTCTGATCAACCACTCACGAGTTGAGTGAAACCACCCCTTTTGGGGGTGGTTTTTAAATTTATAGGGTTTTCTAATGAAAATTAATCTCTGGTATTGTAATAGCATGAAACAGTGGCGTTGGACTCTAACGGATGACCATCGCCCAATTATAAAACAAGAATCTGGTCAAAGAGAAGATCTTCGCTCTGCTATGAATGATATAGCAAATACAGTTGAATATCTATTAAGTCATTCTTGACTTTTGGGGCGATTAACTCAGCGGTAGAGTATCTTATAAATAATAAAGTATTCTACTAAACTGATGAAACAAACCACCACTTGCTTAAATTGTTCTACAACATTTACTTACAATCCTTATCATAAAAGAGGTAAGTATTGTAATAATAAATGCCAACAAGAACATGTAAGAAATCAGTATATTACTGAATGGAAACAAGGTTTAGTTTCAGGTGGTTCTTCTTACAATTTATCGCAATATGTAAGAAACTATCTTTTGGAAGAAGCACAAAATAAGTGCTCTAAATGTGGTTGGTTTGGAACTAATATTCATACTGGTAAAGTTCCATTAGAAATCGACCATATTGATGATGACCCATTTAATCATTCACCAAGCAATTTACAGGTTCTCTGTCCAAATTGCCACTCTCTTAAAACTCAACCTCCAAGCAAGAGTAAAGGTGGAAGATATAAAAACGGTGGACATCCTAAACACGGGAGCATAGCTCAGCGGTAGTAGCGTCTGCTTTACACGCAGAATGTCGGGGGTTCGAATCCCTCTGCTCCCATTTTATAAATATTTCCAAAAGAAGTATAGTGTGATGGAAAAATTATACAAAATTTTATCTGATACTCAAGCAAGTCTTTTTGTTCTGTTTCAGAAAACTTGGGTATATCACTGGCATATTACTGGATCTGATTTCTATCAAATTCATACTCTTTTTGGAGAACAATACAATGCACTCTTTGAAGAGGTAGATAGAATCTCAGAACATATTCGTTTTCTTGGTGCTAAACCAATTAGTGCTCTTTCTAGAGTATCTGAAGTGGCAAGAGTTTCAGAAGCAAAAAGTGGTCTGTCTGAAATGGATATGATTAAAGATCTATTACAGGACCATAAAACTCTTATAGATATGTTTAGTGAAGCAGCAAAAGTTGCTGAAGAACTAAATTCAAGAGGAACAACAAATCTACTTGATGATTTAAACGAAGCACACGGTAAGTTTGTTTGGTTTTTAAGATCGTTCACTGAATAAAATTATCTCATAATGAAAAATGGAAAATTTAAGAATCAGATGCCGCTCCTGTGGAAAGGAGTTAGAGGGGCATCCTACTAAAACAGTAACGTGTGGTTGTCCCAATATGGCAACTATTCGCGGTGATAAGATTTCAGCAGTTGACTTATCTAAAGTTATTATGCTAAACTCTAATCAAATCAAAAAGAAATCTGGAGTTCTTACAAACGAAGACATTGCTTGGCAAGAAGCAAGGCGTCAACGTAAAGTAAGAAAACTCGATTTTGAAGTCCGCTGAGGACTTTTTGGAAGGTCAATCCGATTGGTGACGGAACCGCTCTTGAAAAGCGTTGAGGTGTTAAAGCCCTTGGGCGTTCGACTCGCCCACCTTCCGTTTTTAATAATTTCTTCAAGTATGTTTTGATATTCTCACATACTTGACAGTCTAAAACTACTTGTTAGTATAACTAGTAGTATTCAATTTTAAACACTATGGATCAGCACACCTACCTTAATTGGGTGAAGATCAAGGCAACGTTTGAGGAGTCTGGTAATACGGACAATATGTTTTACAAACGTGCAGTTGAAATTGTAAAAACTCGTAGAGATCCTCTTGCAAAGTTTCTTGGAGATGAGAAATGATTAAAACCATAATCACTGCAATTGCACTTTTTGGTTCCATCATATTTTTTATTATTTGGGGACTTAATAATGCTTATCCACAATAAGGAGTTATTGTATGAAAATTTTTTTAGATACTGCTGATATTTCATTAATTAAATCAGCATACGACACAGGATTGCTTGATGGTGTAACTACAAATCCATCAATTATTCTTAAAAGTGGTAAACAACTTTTAGAAGTAATTAGAGAGATATCAACCAATTTTTCAAACTTGATTAGTATCTCTGCAGAAGTTGTTGCAGATACTGCAGAGGAGATGCTTTCGCAAGCACAGCAATATTACACAATCTCCCCTTCAGTTACCATTAAAGTTCCTTGTACAGTGGAAGGACTTAAAGCATGTAAGTTTCTTTCTGATAAAGGAATACAAACAAATGTAACTTTGGTTTTTTCTGTTTCTCAAGCAATACTTGCATCAAAGGCAGGTGCAACATTCATTTCACCTTTTATAGGTCGTTGGATGGATAATTCAGTTGATGGAGTTGAATTAATTAAAAATATTCGTAAAGCATTTGATTACTCTGGCACATCAACACAAATTCTTGCAGCATCTATTCGTGATGTAAGACAAGTAGAACAGTCTGCTTTGAATGGTGCTGATGTAGTTACTATTCCACCAATCGTATTTTGGTCAATGTATAAAAATGTTTTGACCGATAAAGGTTTGGAACTATTCCAAAAAGATTGGGAAGAAGTGCTGAATTCTGTGGATAAAAAGTGAAAACGGAACATCAATGCTGGCATTTTGTGATGTCTTCTCTTGCGAGAATTTATGGTGTACCTAAAGTAAAAAGTGAAGAATCATTTCATGTATTTGCATTAGAATGGTGTGACGAGCATAATTACAGATGTGATATTCTTAGTGGATTAAATGAGGTTGATAGTTATTTTAAACAACAATACGAATCTTGGGAGAATTAAATGAAAGTAGGATTAATTGGACTTGGTAGAATGGGTGAAGGGATGTCCCGTCGTATGATGAAATCGGGAATAGAAGTTTGGGGTTATCGTAGGAATTACGATAAGGCACAAGAAGCATATGAAAAAGGATATGTTAATGGCGTTACAACTTCTATACAAAGTCTTGTTCAAGTAGTTAAAGAAGGTGGAAAACCAGGAATTTTCCAAATGGTTGTTCCTGCAGAAACGGTGGAGGAAACGATTAATGAGTTATTACGATTTTGTGGTGAAGGAGATATTATTATTGATCATGGCAATAGCAATTTTAAAGACAGTCGGAAAAGAGCAGAACGTCTGGCAAAATTTGGTATCCAATATATTGATTGTGGCACTAGCGGTGGTGTTTATGGTCTGGATCGTGGATACTGTCTTATGGTTGGGGGTGGAGATACTGCAGTCTCCACTTGTTCGCGTATTTTTAATGCCCTTGCCCCAGGAATCGACGCTGCCCCCAGAACTCAATTTGACTCAGATATAACTTCTGCTGAATATGGATGGTTGCATTGTGGTGGACCGGGTGCTGGACACTTTGTGAAAATGGTCCACAATGGCATTGAATATGGCATTATGCAAGCATATGCTGAAGGATTTAATATCTTGAAGAATGCGAACAATGGAGCACAATATGTCAAAGAGGGAGACGCAGAGGTTGCCCCTATGGCAGACCCAGAATCTTATTGCTATGATATTGATGTTGCTGAGGTTGCTGAGTTGTGGCGTCGTGGTAGCGTTGTTGGGTCTTGGTTACTTGATCTTACCGCTGATGTTCTTCGCAATGATGGTCAACTTAAACAGTTCTCTGGAGGCGTATCCGACAGTGGTGAGGGTCGTTGGACTGTTTCTGCCGCTGTGGATCTTGGTGTACCCGCTCCTGTTATCACCACTGCTCTTTATGAGAGATTTAATTCACGCAATCTGGGAACTTTCGCTGCCAAGATTCTGAATGGTATGCGATATATGTTTGGAGGACATCATGTGAGGTAAAATTTTTTCTTTGGTGATGGGATTGACATGATTTTGGTATTGCTATATAATATGTGAGTTGAAACGGGGTGTAGCTCAGTTTGGTAGAGCACTCGCTTTGGGAGCGAGATGTCGCAGGTTCGAATCCTGTCACCCCGATTGCCAGTTTCCATACTGGCACACTTGACACAAAACTAACCAACCCTTATAATACTAGAGTAAATCATTCAAAACAATGTCTCTGATCTCAAAATTCAAGAAAGATGTTAGCACTCTTCGTCTTGCTGCTAATGGAGAAATCTACCTTGATGTAAAGAATCCGAAACTTTATAAAAAGGTTCGTCGCTTCTACGAAAACGAAGGAGTGGTGTTCTCTGGAGAACCACTTGATGATTATGAAATGCTTATGGAGTACGTTGCCCAAGATCTTGAATCCGTAGAGGTTGTTTGATGAAAGTTCTTTTTGAACGTGAAGGATACCGTTTCGTTGAAAATGGTATCCTTGAGATAAACGGAAAACCAGATTATCGTATGCAAAAGCAAAATTACTATACGAAACGCTGGAATGACATTTATCTTTTCGATAATGGTATGCAATGTTCTCTAGCAATGGAAGACATTGACTATGCCCGATGGTTGGATCCTGATGGGATTCCTTGTTATGTGAGAGATGATGGTTAAATAGTCTCGGTTATGACTTAAAACTAAGCCCTGGTCGGGAGCAACCCCCTTATGTCCAAAACAAGTATCTTACGATATCTTGGAAATATTCTCCTCATAATTGGTTATCAAACTATGCTGTGGGGAGATTTTAAGTATGGGTTACTTCTTAAATGTTTTGGTGGTTTATTAACCATACCCTTTGCAATTAAGTTAAAACTTTGGGATGTATTATTTTTATGTGCATTCTTTACTTTCACGGAAGTATCAAAGTTAACCCAACTTTTCCTAGTTAGTTCAAACTAGGTGGTGGAGTCAATTTGACCCCTTATGGTTTCTTGCCTTTCCTTTAAAAGGCAAGTGGTGCGGATGGGATCTTACTCCCGCCTGGTTTCCAATTTCCAGTCAAAGAATTGGTGGCGAGCCTGAGCACACGGAGGTGGGTTGCATAAACCCACCTTTTTTAGTATAATGAAATGAGAGATATTTTTTTATGAAAGTTGCTTTAATTACCGGAATTACAGGACAAGATGGATCTTATCTTGCAGAATTTCTACTGGAAAAGGGATATCAAGTTCATGGAATTATTAGAAGAAATTCTAGTATAAACACGCATAGATTAGATCATATCTTTGATAGTATTAAATTGCATTATGGCGATTTAACAGATTCTACAAATTTAATAAAAGTCATTCAGTGTGTCCAACCTCATGAGATTTATAATCTTGGTGCTCAAAGTCATGTAAAAGTTTCATTTGAAATGCCAGAATATACTGGTGAAACTGATGCACTGGGAACTCTTCGTATTCTTGAAGCAGTTCGTTTGCTTGGTATGGAAAATCATACTAGAATTTACCAAGCATCAACATCTGAAATGTTTGGAAAGGTGCAAGAGGTTCCTCAAAAAGAAACTACACCTTTTTATCCACGCTCACCCTATGGAGTCGCAAAAGTTTATGGATACTGGATTGTCAAAAACTACAGAGAATCATATGGACTACATGCAAGTTCTGGAATTCTTTTCAATCACGAATCCCCTAGAAGAGGAGAAACTTTTGTCACAAGAAAAATCACTCGCGGACTATCATCTATTTCAACTGGGCAACAAGATGTATTATATCTCGGGAATTTGAATGCAAAAAGAGATTGGGGTCACGCTAAAGATTTTGTTGAGGCAATGTGGTTAATGCTTCAACAAGATGAACCTGATGATTATGTAATCGCAACAGGAAAGCAATATTCAGTTAGAGAGTTTATTGAAGCAGCGGCACCTTACTTTGGAATGAAAATTACATGGAAAGGTGAAGATATTGATGAAGTTGGAATTGACAAACTTACCGGAAAAACGGTCATTAAAGTAGATCCTAAATATTTTCGACCTGCTGAAGTAGAGACCTTATTAGGTGATGCCACTAAGGCAAAACAAAAATTAGGTTGGGAACCTAAAATTTCATTTGAACAATTAGTTGAGGATATGTGCATCTATGGGCAATGAGATGTTTTATAAAATAGATAAATGTAGAATTTGTGGAAATGAGGATCTTATTGAGATTTTAGATTTAGGAAATCAATATGTTTCTGGAATATTTCCTAAGAAAGTAGATTTAAATTTATACAGAGGACCATTAAAACTAGTTAAATGCAGTGAAAGTGGTGGTGGTTGTGGTCATGTTCAACTAGAACACACATTTCATCTACCAACAATGTATGGTGATGAGTATGGGTATCGCTCTGGTCTTAATAAGAGTATGGTTGATCATTTAAATTCAAAATATAATAAAATTGTAGATTTTATAAATTTTGATGATAATGACATTGTGATTGATATTGCAGGAAATGATGGAACATTTCTTGGATTCTTTCCAACAAATTTAAGACTTCTAAGTATTGATCCAACATCTAAGAAGTTTTCAAAATATTTCAAAGATCATGTGAAATATACTCCAAACTTTTTTTCCGAAGATTTGTATAGACAGAATTTTGGTAATGAAAAGGCAAAGTTGGTCACATCATTTTCTATGTTTTATGACTTAGAAAATCCTTGTCAGTTTGCAAAAGAAGTTAACAACATTCTTGATCCAGAAAAAGGAATCTGGGTGTTGGAGCAAAGTTATATGCCAACTATGGTAGATAAAAATTCCTTTGACACCATATGCCATGAGCATCTTTCTTATTATGGAATGAAGCAAATGAAATACATATTTGATCATTCTAATTTTAAGATTGTGGATTTTGAATTTAATGATGTGAATGGAGGAAGTGTATCCATTGTAGTTGCTAATAAAAATAGTCAGTATGTTGAATGTAGTGAAAAACTTAATTCAATTTTAAAATTTGAAATAGACGACGGATATAATACCGTTGAATTGTGGAAAAAATTTGAAGATAATATTAATTCCTGTAAAATTAAATTTTTTGAAATTGTTAATCAACTAAAGACTGATGGTCTAAGAATTGCTGCCTTGGGTGCTAGTACAAAGGGTAATATAACACTTCAAACTTGGAATCTAAGTGAATGTATAGAAGTAATAGGAGATGTAAATCCTGAAAAAAATGGATCATTTACCCCAGGTACATGGATTCCAATTAAAGATGAAAATAGTGTAATTGATCAGTACGATGTTTTTGTCATTCTTCCTTGGCATTTTAGAAACTTCTTCATGAATGCCGAAAAATTTAAAGGTAAAAAACTTTTATTTCCTTTGCCAAATCCTGAACTTATCACGGTGTAAATTATGAAAATGAATAAAGATTCTAAAATTTTTGTAGCTGGTCATAGAGGATTAGTTGGATCAGCAATCGTGAGATCTCTAAACGAAAGGGGATACACTAATATAGTAACAAGAACCAGGTCAGAGGTTGATTTGTTAAATCAATCGCAAGTCGAAGAATTTTTTAAAACAGAAAACATTGACTACGTTTTTGATGCAGCTGCCCGTGTTGGGGGAATTAATGCAAATAATAAATATTCTGCTGAATTTGTATATGAGAATATTCAGATTCAAACTAATTTAATTCATTTCTCATGGAAATACGGTGTCAAAAAGTTTCTCTTTATTGGATCTGTTTGCATCTATCCAAAATATGCAGAAGTCCCTGTAAAAGAAGAATCTTTAATGACTGGTTATCTAGAACCTACAAATGATGCTTATGCCGTCGCTAAAATTTCGGGAATCAAAATGCTTCAGGCATACCATAAACAGTATGGATTTAAAAGCGTGTCTTTGATGCCATCTAACATCTATGGACCGGGGGACAATTTTCATCCAGAAAATGGGCACGTAATTCCTGCTATGATAACGAAATTTACCAATTCGAATGGAAAAAACGTTACATTCTGGGGCGATGGAACTCCAATGAGAGAATTTCTGTATTCTGATGATCTTGCAGATGCTTGTTTGTTTGCAATGGATAGATTTGAAAATGCAGAATTAATTAATGTAGGATCTGGCAATAACGTGAGCATCAAAGAACTATCGCAAATGGTAGCGTCAGTTGTTGGATATTCTGGTAAAATAGATTGGGACACTTCCAAACCAAATGGCACACCAAATAGACCTTTAGATTATTCCAAAATTAAAGAACTTGGTTGGCAACCAAAACACACTCTTCATGAGGGACTTAAAAAATCATATAAATGGTTTTTTGAAAACACTTGCTATGATTCATTAAAATAAAAAAATGTATAATAAAGTTTTTAATTTACAGGATTTTGAGATTTTTAATAAAATTCTATTAGAAAATCAGTGGAATTGTTTTCCACCTCAGCATCAATGGGAACACAGTACTCATGTTTGTAAAGTTGTAAGTTTACTTGAAATAGTAAAGCAATTTGATAAACCACAAAAAATCGTAGACATAGGATCTGCTGCTGGAGCCTTTCCACACTTAGCACAAAAAATGGGACATGATGTAACTGCTATTGATCTGGAGGGGTATAAGTACTTTTCTCAACTTGGAACAAATGCACTTTCTAAACTAATTACTGGAGATATTTTTGTAGAACTTGATAAACTGGAAGACAATAGCGTAGATATTTTTTCTGATGTCTGCTCAGTTACTCATTTTAATCACGAATCATTTACAAACAAAGTTCATGATTTAAATCAATGGGAAAGAGTTTCTCAAAAAATTCACAGACCTTTGAAAAAGAATGGGCACTTTATAGTTTCAACAGATTGTAATGTTAGTAATACAAATGGTGAATTTATTTCACCATCCAAAATTATTGAATATGTTGAAAAAAATGGATTTGCTCTAAATGGTGAGTACAAAAAAGAATATGAAAATACAGATTGTTATATTGTATATAATGGTCAAAAACTTTCAGTAGTGTGCTTGGACTTCATAAAGTTATGAAAAAAAAATTTGCTGTATGTTTTTCTGGATATCCTAGATTTGTCAAAAAAACATTTCCTGGGATATCTGAAAATTTATTAAAAGGACTGGGTGATTATGACATATATGCACACTTTCAATGGACTGATGATTGGAAAAATAAAAAAATCCATCATTGTTTTGATAAAACATTCGAATCAAATGAATTAGAAGATTTTATTGAAGTATATACTCCATTTAATCTAAAAAAAATAAATGTAATTAAACCATATAATTTTGACGTATCAAATTACAATGGACTATCGTTATATCCTGGAATGAATTTAACGATTGAACAGAGTAGAGATCAATTTTATAGAAGTAAGTGTCAATATCAGGGAATAGTTGATTGTATTAATTTAATTGATAATTTGGAAGATTATGAATACTTTATCAGGATTAGATCTGATTTGATTTTTGAAAAGAAGTTAGAACTTAAAAATTTTGATAGCGATTGTATTGTAAATCAAAATGGATATATTGCTGGTTGGGATAGGAAATTTTGCGATTGGTTTTTTATCTGTCCGCGAAATCAATTAAACTTTTTTAAAGAACTTTCTAATATTGAACACCATTATAAAGACGGAATAGTTGCAATGCATTCTTTAGTAGAAGAATTGGGTATTCCATATAATATGAAAATTGACGAATTTAATATTCAATTACCATTTAAATTTTACTCTGAATAAACTGTATGAAAGTAGCATTAATTTTATCTGGTCAACCCAGATTTGTAAGAGAATCTTTTCCATATCTGCATCAAAATATTATCAATCAATATGATGTTGATATTTTTGCACATTTATGGTTTGATGAAAATCTAACTAAAAATCCATATAAAGTTGAAGGTAATTGGACTTCTCAAACAATTGATCAAAATGCTGTAGAATATTTCAAAGAACTTTATAGACCAAAATTAATTGAAGTTGAAGAAAGTATTCTTTTTAGAAATAAAAATTTAAACTTTGAACCTAGTTTAAAAAAGTATGTGAATTGGCCTACACCAAATGCTCCTGAAAATATGAAAAATGGAACCGAAGGGTTTTCAAATTTGATTAAATCAAATCAGATATCATATTTTTATAGTTTGAATAAGGCAAATAATTTAAAAAGAAAATATGAATATACTCATGATTTTAAGTATGATTGGGTAATTAGAACAAGAACAGATATTCAGTTGCATAATGCATTAAGACTAGAAACCTATGATTCAAACTTTGTTCATTACACTGACATTAATAATCAAGAGTCTGTAACTCCTGGTTTGATATGTGATTGGATAAATTTTGGAAATTCTTATGTGATGGATATATTTAATAGTTGTTTTTCGGTTTATGACCATCTCATAAATATGTGCATAGAAACTAACGAAGGATCCTGGTGTCCAGAATTAGTTCACCGAAAAATGATTGAATTGCACGGTATTAAAGCACAAGGGCACTTCATTTCAGCATCTTTACCTAGATTTTAATATGAATATAGTAATACCCATGGCAGGAGAGGGAACTAGATTTCCCCGAGATCAGTATAAAATACCCAAGCCACTAATAGAGATTAATGGTAAACCAATGATTCAATGTGCTGTTGAATCTCTTGGAATAATAGGAACTTATCATTTTCTGGTTAGAAAAGATAGTTATTATGATCAGGTATGTACCCTTCTTCACAAAATTCTTCCAGATCCAAAAATTATTAGTGTTGAGGAAACTACCGAAGGTCCTGCTTCAAGTTGTCTCTTATTTAAAAACTACATTAATAACGAGGAAGAATTAATTATATGTAATTGTGATCAAATAATGTTATGGGATCCTGAATTATTCTTGTTAAACGCTAGGTACTATAAGTATGATGGTATGATCGTAACATATAGTACTAATACTCCAAAAAATAGTTTTGCCCGCGTTAACTTTGAAGGATTTGTGGAACAGATCAAAGAGAAGGAAGTTATTAGTAATATATCTTTAAATGGAATACATTATTGGAGAAAAGGTAAATATTTTGTACACAGTGCCGAAAATATGATACAATGTGATGATAGAGCTCCTAATGGTGAATTCTACGTTGGTCCAACCTATAACTATATGATAAAGGATGGACTGAAAGTAGGTGTTCATCATATTCCAAACTACCAACACAATCCAGTGGGAGTTCCAGAAGATCTACAACTTTATATTGAAAAAGTAAAAAACAATGCAAATTACAAAAATCACTGATTATGTTAGGGGGTGGTTTATTGGAAACTTTGAACCTTCGGTATTAAAAACATCAGATTTTGAAGTCGGTGTTTTAACACATAAAAAGGGAGAATACTGGGCACCACATTATCATAAAGAAAGTATCGAATATAATGTCCTGATAACTGGTAAAATGGTTGTTCAGGGAAATGAGTTAAATAGTGGTGATGTATTCGTATTTTCCAAGGGAGAGATTGCTGATCCAATTTTTCTTGAAGATTGTACATTAGTTGTTGTAAAAGTACCTTCTATTCCATCTGATAAATTTGAGGTTGAAAAATGAAATTTTTTAGAGAATTAACTGAACAAGAAAAAAATCGCTGTGTAGTTGCAACATATTATATTGAATCTTATGAACAAATTGGTTCACTGAGAGATGCTGCTTGGAATCTCGCAATTGGACAAAGTGTAGGTAATCCAAAAGTTCGTAACCGCTGGGAAAGTGATGAACTTTTTGAACTGGCATCTTGCGTCATTTATGAAGATGAGCAGGAACTCTCCCAAAAATTTTCTGGAAAAGTTAAAATTGGTTTTCCTAAGGTTAATACTGATTGGGAAGGTGACGGTATTTCTCATCTTCTTTGTCAAGTAATGGGTGGGCAGTTAGACATTGATGTTTTTAAAGTTTGTCGTCTTCAGAAACTAGAATTTCCTGCAGATGTAGAATCATTTTTTCTTGGACCCAAGAATGGTATTGATGGTATCCGTCAGTTTGTTAATCGCTATGACAAACCACTTTCGGGTGCAATTGTAAAACCAAAGACCGGTATTTCACCACAAACTCTTGCTGAAATGGTCAAGGAACTTCTTGATGGTGGTGTAGATTTTATTAAGGAAGATGAGATTCTTTCCAATCCTTCATTCTGCCGTCTAGAGGATCGTGTAGAGTTGATTTCCAATATTGTGAATAACTGTGGAAGAAATGTAATTTATACATTTTGCATTAATGGTGATCACCATACTATTCTTGATCGTGCTAAGTTTGTTGCAGATAATGGTGGTAATGGAATTCATATCAACTTCTGGTCTGGTCTTGGAGTTTACAACTCCGTAAGAAAAATGAATCTTCCTTTGTTCATGCATTATCAAAAAAGTGGTGACAAGATTTTGACTGATAAGAGGCACGCATTTGGTATTGATTGGGATGTTCTATGCGATCTTGCTGGACTTTGTGGTGTGGATACTATTCATGCTGGAATGTGGGGTGGTTATCTGAGTGATGACGAAGATGAACTACGTCAAACTATGGCAACACTTCACAAGAGAAATGTTCTCCCGGCACTGAGTTGTGGAATGCATCCAGGTATCGTGAATACTACTGCAGAGAAATTTGGAACTGACTTCCTTGCAAATTGTGGTGGTGCAATTCATGGACATCCTGGTGGAACTCTATCTGGTGCGTTGGCGATGAGGCAGGCAATTGATAAAACTCCTGGTCCAGAATTCCGTTCCGCTATCGATAAATGGGGTTATGAAACTGGTGGTGGATCTTTGCCTGAGTGGGTACTAGATTTTTGATATGAAAATTATTTCTCATCGAGGCAATTTAACTGGCATTAATCCAATTAGAGAAAATAGTATCGATTATATTGAAGAGGCTATTGCTGAAGGATTTGATGTTGAAATTGATTTGAGAGTTGAGGATCATCAGTGTTATCTTGGTCACGACGATCCTCAATATTATGTGACCATGGAATGGCTGAGAAAATATAAAGATGTTCTTTGGATTCATTGTAAGAATCGTGAGGCACTTGAAAAAATATCTAGTTCTGTGGTAGAATTTAACTACTTTTGGCATGAGAGTGATCGATACACTTTAACCAGCAAGGGAATTGGGTGGGTTTTAGTCGGACAACTACCATATTCAAAATCTGTGATTGTCTTGCCTGAAAATAGTGAATTGTTCTCTCAAAATCCAGAATACATACAAGAAGGATACGGTATTTGTACTGATAATCCAATTTTTTATAAAAAAATAGTAAAAGAGATTAAACCTTATGAAGTGGCAAACTGATCTTATCAAAGATATTAGAAGCAATACCCCATATGATGATACCGAAGCAGGTATCAATCATTTTCTACATATCTGGCCTGGTATTGAAGAAGATCCTGGTGTTCTAAATCCTTTTGATGGTGTTGAGTGTAGTGAGTGTAACAAAGCAGCTTTGTTGGAGCAATTTTTAAAAGTTCGTGATAATTGTGAAGCAATTCTTGAAATTGGAATTGGTAGAAATGGTGAAAATTCTTTTGCTCACGTTTTCTTTAAAAATAAAAAAGAAGAAACTAAGTATGTAGGAATTGACATTGAAGACCGTAGTTGGCTGATTGATTGTGGTGAAAACATCTACACAATTCAAGGTAGTAGTTCAAACTATGAGGAAAATGTAGAAATCTTCAAAACTATGGGGATTGAAAAGTTTGATTTTATTTTTATTGATGGCGACCATAGTGTAAATCAAGTTCTTAGAGATTGGGAATATTCAAATCTTCTTAATGAAGGTGGTATTGTTGGATTCCATGATACTAGTCATCATACTGGACCTTATCTATTCGTTAGAAATTTAAATAAGGATGTTTGGGATGTAATTGAAAATGCTTGCCCACAAGACTATGGAATTGGATTTGCTAGAAAAAAATAAATCATGAATCACATTGAAAAACTAAAGTCAAAGTATAAAGTTATTGTTTGGGGATTTAAACCTAATTCCCAAGGAATTTATAAAAATACTGTAGGATATGTTTGGAATGGATTTTATAGAGGTTTCAAATCATTAGGGTTTGAAACCTATTGGTTTTCTGATGATGATTATGATGAAACAATAGATTATTCTAATTGTATCTTCATCGCTGAAGCCTGGGATAGTAATAAGATACCCATTAATGATACTTCTATTTACTATGTGCATTGTGCATACGATCCTGCCAAATATATTGGAAAGGTGAAGAAGTTCGTTGACATGCGTTATAATCAAAAATATATGCGTAATCCAAATTATATTTTTGATCGAAATAAAGATGAAGACGTTAAATTGGGACCATGTTGCTATTATCAACAGTCTACAAATAAAACCATTCATCTTAAGAATGGATATGTTGACTATGATATTGAAGACTTTGATAAAATTTACACAAACTGGGCAACCGATTTACTTCCCGAAGAAATGAATGAAAATGACATTTATTTGGAAAGGGAAAATCTAATTGTATTTCTTGGGACAGTCTATTCTGATCAATACACAAATATTCCAGAATTACAGGAATTTGCACAGGTTTGTGAAAAAAATAATGTCAATTTCTTAGTTAATCCTTACTCTTATGGATCTGACCAAATTTCTGTCAGTGATTACATATCAAATTACAAAAGATCATTATTTGGATTGGATTTAAGGGGTAAGGATAATAGAGAAACTGGATATATCCCATGTAGGGTATTCAAAAATGCAAGTTATGGTCTTTTAAGTACAACGAATTCTGAAGAAGTTTATAAAGAAATGGAAGGTTATTGTGTTTATAATCCTTCCGTGACTCAATTATTTTATGATGCTATGCAAAAAAGAACAGATTTTGAATTCATTAAAGACTCTTTTTATTATGTAAAAGAAAATCATACTTATATCAATAGATGTTCTGACCTACTGAAAATTTTATGAAAGTAGCATTTTGTTTTTGTGGACAACCTAGAAATGTTGTTAAAACTCTTGATAACATTAAGGAATCGTGGGGAACTAATCAAGAATTAGATTTTTTCTTCCATACATGGAAACCTGACGGCACAACTCCTTATCGGATTGATACGCCGTCTGATTTTTATTTTAAGGGTATTGAGCAATACTTACTGAAAAAATTAAATCCAGTTATGTATGAAATTCAGGAGCAAATAATCTTCGAAAATCAATATGAAGATTCTCCTCACTGGCCTACCCGTAGTGTTTTTATTCCAAATCCATCTCAAAATATTCAATCATTTTTTTACTCTTTAAAAAAATCTAATGATTTAAAGAGGCAATATGAAATCGAAAACAATTTTCGTTACGATTGTGTAATTAGATGTAGATTTGATTATATCTTTACAAAGAAATACAATGTTAAAGATTTTGACTTAAATTATTTAAATGTAAAAAATGATTGTAAGCATACTGAATATGCAATTAATGATCATATTGCAGTATCAAATAGTGAAAATATAGATGCTTATTGTTCTGTATTTGATAATCTTGAAAAATATTATAATCAGGGTATTGAGTTCAATGCTGAAGTAATGCTAGGATATAATGCTATGATGCATGGATTAAAATATCACAAAACTCTTGGTGATGGTAAAGAGTCTTATGTATCAACTCAATTTGAAAGAGCGAAGGTTTTCTCATGAATATTGCTTTTATTGGTCCTGGTGTAATGCCAATCCCACCAGATGGTTGGGGTGCAGTGGAAATGATGATTTGGGATTATGCTACAATTATGGGTGATCTTGGTCACACTGGTGCAATCATTAATACTCCAGATAGGAATGAAATTATTAATGAATTGATGCAGGATAAATTTGATGTGGTTCACTTACATTATGATGTGTTCCATGACATAATCCCAATTATACTTGAAACTATAGATACAAAACTAATCGTTTCTAGTCATTATCCATATATTAACAATCCTAGTATGTGGAATCGTGATAATTATCATCCAATAATGAATTCTTATGCGAGAAACGATAATTTTTATATCTTTGCATCTAGTCAAAATGACATCAATACATTTATAAACCATGGTGCAAAAGAAGAAAATTGTTGGATGAGTAGACTAGGAGTTCTTTCTAGTTCTTACAAGTTTGATCAGAATCATACATATGAAAAAACTCTGTGCTTCTCTCAAATTTGTGACCGTAAGCGACAGTATTTAATTCAAGATTTTGATGATGTTGATTTTGTTGGTCGTATAGAATATGGTAAATTTAATAATCGAAAAAATTATAAAGGAGAATATACTAGAGATACTTTAAATTCTGAAATTACAAAGTATGGTAATTTTACACTATTAAGTTCTATTGAAAATACAACTCCTCTTGCAGTAAAAGAAGCTCTAGTTTGTGGGTTGGGTGTAGTTGTTTCTGAAGCAGTTTCTTTAGAATTAGATTGCACTCAAAAATTTATTGATGTAATTCCTGAAAATAAGATCAATGATTTATCTTTTCTACATGATGTGATTAAATCTAATCGAGAGTATTCTATTTCTCATAGAGAGGAAATAAAACAATATGGTGATAATGTTTTTGGATTGCAGAGTATCATTGAAAATGAATATATTCCAAAATTAGAATCTCTACTATGAAAATAAGTATTATTGGTCCAAATACTCCCATCCCTCCTATTGGATGGGGTGCTGTTGAGAGTTTGATATGGGATGTCAAACTAACATTAGATGAATTGGGACACAATGTTCAGATCATCAACGTTGGAGATCCTTATAAGATCATTCAAATGATTAACGAGTATCGTCCAGATTTTGTTCACATCAATTATGATGATTGGATTAGTATCTATCCATATGTTCAATATCCATGTGCGGTAACAACACACTTTGCATATATTGAACGACCAGAAATGATGGGCGATTATCGCCAAAGAATTTTCGATCAGTTTAAAAAAATTAAACCAAATGTATTTGGATTGTCTGAAGGGATTAATCACATCTACGAAAATCTTTCAAATATTCCTAAAAGCAAACTTTATTTGAACCACAATGGTGTTGCCTTAAAAAATTTTAGAGTAACTTCAAATCCAAAGTATTCTGATAGATCAATCTATCTTGCAAAAATCGATTACAGAAAACGGCAACATATGTTTCAAAAAATTGATTCTCTTTGGTATGCTGGGAATATTGCAGATTATAGATTTGACTCTAATAAAAATTATCTTGGTGAGTGGCAAAAAAATTATCTTTATGAAAACTTGACTGAGTATGGTAACTTAGTTCTATTGAGTGATGGTGAGGCACATCCTCTAGTTTGTATGGAAGCATTTGCTGCTGGACTGGGGGTAGTTATTAGTCAGTGGGCAGCGGCAAATTTAGATCTTAAAAAAGAGTTTATTACGGTTATACCTGAAGATAAAATAAATGATATTGAGTTCGTCGATGAATGTATTAAACGTAATAGGGAATATTCTATTCAAAATAGGAGTGAGATATTAGAATATGCAAAACAGTTTGATTGGAAAAATGTAATCAGCAATTATTACATACCAAATATTAAAAAGGTTATTGAATTATGATAGGATTTAATTCTTTAGGAAAACTTGGAAGATTTGGAAATCAAATGTTTCAATATGCTGCTCTCAAAGGAATCGCTAGTAATCGAGGATATGAAATTTGCATACCAATATCTGAGAGTAAAAATGAATGGACTGATCATCAACTTAACTGTGCATTTAAGATGTCAACTTTAAATCAGTTGAACTATCAATACATTGACTATGATCGTCCTACTGTAGTTGAAAGTGGATTTTCTTTTGATGAAAAATTATTTAATGAGTGTCCTGATTGGGTAACTATTCAAGGGTTTTTTCAAACAGAAAAATACTTTAAACATATTCGCAATCAACTCTTAATTGATTTTCAATTTCATGATGATATTTTAGAACCTGCAAAAGAAGTTATTCTAAATTGGAAAAATCCAGTTGCTCTTCATATACGCAGAACGGATTACATTACAAATCCAAATCACAGTGTATTACCTATTGAGTATTACGAAAAATCTTTGAAAGAATTTGATGAAAATTGTGAAATAATTATATTCTCTGATGATCCTCAGTGGTGTGCAGAGCAAAAACTTTTTGAATCTGATAGATTTATGATTTCTGAAACAGATAATAACTACTTAGACATGTGCCTTATGTCTCTTTGCTCTGGGCATATTATTGCCAATAGTTCTTTTAGTTGGTGGGGTGCGTGGTTGTCGAATAGTAAAAAAGTTATTGCCCCATCAAATTGGTTTGGTGAGTCTCATAATAAACACCTAGATACTAAAGATCTTATACCGGAAAATTGGATGGTGATTTGATGAAAGTTGCAATTGTATTCATTGGTACTTCAAAGTATTTAAATTTTCTTCCAAAATACTATGACAATATCCATGAAAATTTTCTTCCCAATTCAGAAAAAACATTTTTAGTTTTTACCGATGGTGAGGGAGATTTTCCTGAAGATATTAAAGTCTACCCTCAGGAACATCTTGAGTGGCCTTATATTACATTAACTCGTTTTGAGATTATTAATAGGGCAAGGGAAGAAATTCTTAAAAATGATTGGTTAGTATTTTTGGATGCCGATACTCTTGTTGTAGATAAAGTATCTGAAGAAGAATTTTTTACAGACAAGCATTTATTTGGAGTTTGGCATCCTTGCCATTACTTACAAATGCCTCCGCATAATAAATTGCCTGGAGCATTTGAAACTAATTCAAAATCTTTATCTTATGTTGACGTTGAAAAGGAAATGCCATCCATTTACTATCAGGGATGTTTATGGGGAGGAAAAGTTCCTTATGTGCTAGAAATGATTGATGAACTTCAAGATAGGGTAAATAAAGATCTTGATAATGATGTTGTTGCTATTTGGCATGATGAAAGTCATTTGAACAAATATTTTATAGAACATAACAACGATGTTCATACTTTAAATTCTGAATATGCTTATCCTGAAGTATTTTCTGAATATTGTAACTTTGAACCAAAAATTATTCACCTTGCAAAAGATAATTCTAAGTATCAAACTTAAAAAATGGACAAAAATAAATCTGCATATAAACTAAAAAACATTGCTCCAATTTATTATCTTAATCTTGATGGGCAACCTGAGAGAATGGAGTACATGGAGGAGCAATTTAAATATTGGGAAATAGAAAATTACACTCGCATTTCTGCTTATGATGGACGTGAAGATGATCTAAGCGATATTGTCAAGGGACGTTATCCAGAAAATATGACTTCTGGAGAAATTGGATGTACAACTTCTCATCTAAAAGCAATTAAACACTGGTATGAAACTAGTGACTCTCCCTATGCAATTTTCATGGAAGATGATGTGGACTTGCAACTTGTTAAATTTTGGAATTTTACATGGAAGGATTTTGCATCTAAATTGCCTTATGATTGGGATGTTATTCAACTTGCAATTATCTGCACAGGAAACCTACACGTAAAACTTCACAAAAGGTTTGTAAATGATTTTTCTACCGCTGCATACATGATTACGCGACATCATGCAGAAAAACTCATAAAATTTCATATTCGTGATGATAAGTACAAATTAGATCAAGGTGTAAAACCTAGAGCAGTTGCAGATGATCTAATTTATAACTCTGGTAATACGTATTCAATACCTCTATTTCTGTATCGTATTGAACTTGGGTCATCAATTCATCCAGAACATATTGATGTTTTTCATCGAGGTAGTCATGATGGACTGCTTCAATTTTGGGAAAAGCAGGGGTATGAAATGAATATTGATGATCTGATGGACTATGATCCATATTTGGGAAGAATCACGGAGTCTTCCCAACCGCACGGTCAGTGAATCCTTACAAAATCGCTTGACAGCAACTCCTCTCTCATATATAATGTTGTTACAATTCGTAATAAAAAAATGACCGTTACAACTAATGAACGTGGGCAGCAAAATATTTTTGCTAAAGAACCCACGATGTATTATGAAAATTATGGAATGTATTCCCCTAACGAAATTAAGGAGCGGACTAATGGACGCTGGGCAATGCTCGGCATTATTGCTGGGTTTATTTCTTATTCTATCACTGGCAACTTCTTCTTCGGTATCTTCTGATGACTGAAGTAATCTTTACTTTCACCTCAGTTGCATTTTTTGTGCTTTTGGGGTATGCTGTTAATCAACTCTCTGAGACATATTGATGACTGCTGAAATGCTTGAGAAACTTACTATTGCCCTCCAAGAACTTGGTTGGGATGTTGATGATGAACTTTCTGTAGACATTGGTGGTGTGGCTGTCACAGGAACTGCCACTAACCCTGAAGCAAATCCAAAATGGGCAAAACCATTTGGAACTGTCTCTTATCAAAATGATGCTTTCATTGTAATTAAAAATAAGAACAGGAACCCAGTTGTTCCTTCAGTTCCAAATCCTGATCTCAAACAAAAACATTCTTAATAAGGAGTAAACTAATGGAAAAAATCTTTACTGAAAAAGCAGAACGCTGGAATGGTCGTCTTGCAATGCTAGGATTCGTCGCCGCTGTTGGTGCATATCTTATTACTGGTCAAGTAATTCCTGGAGTATGGTGAATCCATAATAATTGAAGACCCTCTCTATATAAAGGAGAGGGTCTTTTTTTATGCCTAGAAATATTTTGACTAAAGATGAAATTCGAGTCCATGTTGAAAAATTGAAAAAAGAGTTGTATAATAGTGAGGTCTCTTGGACTTCGGATCCCAAATCTCTTGCTCACCAGTATCTCAATCGAGTCTTAGATAAGATCGCTGAGTACAGGGGTTGACGGGAAACGAACCAAGTGCTATACTAAATAAGTGTTAAGGAATGTTAGCAAATACTAACAAACCTTAACAATTCATGTAAACCTAACGTTCTTTTTAAAACTATGACTGCTACTATCGCTCGTCAGCGTGGTGGAAGTAACACTTGGGAACAATTCTGTGAGTGGGTAACTTCTACCAATAACCGTCTTTATGTCGGTTGGTTTGGAACTCTAATGATTCCTACCCTTCTCGCTGCTACTATTTGTTTCATTGTTGCTTTCATTGCCGCCCCTCCCGTAGACATACTGCTTTAATCTGTGTCCTTCATCCGTAAGGGTGATGTTAAAACTGGGTGAATTGCTGGAAACCGAAAGGCAATCAGCAGCCAAGCCTTAGGTACACCTAAGGAAGGTTCAGAGACTACCTGAGGGGTTTAGTCCCCTTAATAACAGGCAAGAGTGCCCAGCCCCTTTAATAACTTATAAAGGGTGAAGATATAGTCCAAACTTCACAGAGTAATCTGTAACAACCTAAGTCTTATGATATGGTTGTTTATATGAAGTTGAGACGGGATTCGTGAACCAGTCGCTGGTTCTCTAATGTATGGAAACAACATCATTTCTGGTGCTGTTGTTCCTAGTTCAAATGCGATTGGATTGCATTCGTAAAGGAGTGCCTTATATCAGAAATGGTATAAGAAAATCGGGTGAATTGCTGGAAACCTAACCCAGTAAAAGGATAAAAATGTATAAATAATAATATGGAATACACTTTTATCCTAATGACTATCTACGAACAGTTTATTGAGTATTGTAAATCAAACAACTTTGATAGTGAGTATTATGAAAAACACCATATTGTCCCAAAACATAATGGTGGAACTGACGAAAAAGAAAATCTGATTTACTTACCTCCTCATATTCATACACTCGCACATTATTATCGTTGGTTGTCATTTCAGGAAATAGGTGACAAAGTTGCTTATGAAATGAGATGGAACCAAGATATTAAAAGTGTAAAACTTCGTTCTCAACTTGCTGTTAAAAGTAATAAAGAAAAAGGTAATCTTTTTTGGAATACTGAATGGCAAAGAGAACAAGGATTAAAGGGTGGAAAAAAAGGAGGTTCTGCTAATACTCAAAACCAGTTTCTTGCCAGACAAAAAGTTGGTAAAACTTATGGAAAGCAAGTTGGACTTTCAAGACAAAAAGGTGATTTAGTAGAAATGCTAAAAAACTCAACGACTTGGAAACATAAAACTGGAAAAACTGTTACTCTTCCTCCACAAGAAAGTATTACTAAACTTTGTGAGAAACTTCAAAGTATTGAATATTTTGAAACTCCTAACAAAGCTCTTATAGGAAAACTTCTTCGTGCAGAAAAGAAACAACTTTATGGATGGTCTTTTACTGGTATGGCAATCAGCAGCCAAGTCCCAAGTACACTTGGGAAAGGTTCAGAGACTACCTGAGGAGTTCAGTCTCCTTAATAACAGGTTTAAGTGCCCGACACCCTCAATTTAGGGTGATGATATAGTCCACACCATATGGAAACTTATGGGTTATGTGTTCTATCCAATCTGGGAAGCTGCTTCCCTTGATGAATGGCTCTACAACGGTGGTCCTTACCAACTTGTAGTCTTCCACTTCCTTATTGGTATCTATACCTATATGGGTCGTGAATGGGAACTTTCATACCGTCTAGGTATGCGTCCTTGGATCTGTGTTGCTTACAGTGCTCCCGTCGCTGCTGCTTCTGCTGTGTTCCTGGTCTATCCTTTCGGTCAAGGTTCTTTCTCTGATGGTATGCCTCTGGGTATCTCTGGTACTTTCAACTTCATGCTTGTGTTCCAGGCAGAGCACAACATTCTGATGCACCCATTCCATATGATGGGCGTGGCTGGCGTATTTGGTGGTTCTCTATTCAGTGCTATGCACGGTTCTCTAGTAACTTCAAGCCTAGTACGAGAAACTACCGAAAATGAAAGTCAAAATTATGGTTACAAGTTCGGTCAAGAAGAAGAGACCTACAACATCGTAGCTGCACATGGTTATTTTGGTCGTCTTATCTTCCAATATGCTTCGTTCAACAACTCTCGTTCACTGCACTTCTTCCTTGCTGCTTGGCCAGTTGTAGGTATCTGGTTCACTGCTCTTGGTGTAAGCACCATGGCCTTCAATTTGAACGGAATTAATCTAAATCAGTCTATCCTTGATAGTCAGAATCGTGTTATTAATTCTTGGGCAGATGTGCTAAATCGTGCCAACCTCGGGATCGAAGTAATGCACGAAAGGAACGCACATAATTTTCCTCTAGATTTGGCTGCTGTTGAGCACACTCCTGTTGCTCTAACTGCACCTTCTATTGGTTGATAAAAACTTAATAGTTTTTAAGACCTCCTTCGGGAGGTCTTTTTTTATGTCTAATTGACTAAATAGTTAAATCTATGGTATAATAAGTTTAACTATGAATATCCAAACCATGAAAACATGCAATGTATGTGGTAAAATAAAATCACTTTCGGAATATTATCCGACAAGATTTAAAAGTAAAGAGTTTCCTGACAAAACTTATTATCATGGAAAATGCAAATCTTGTTTTATTAAGGCAAAACAAAAAGACTATACTCCAGATAAAGGAAGAGATAAAAATCTAAGGCATAAGTATGGAATATCATTAGAAGATTATAATATTCTTTTAGAAAAACAGAATAATTGCTGTGCTATTTGTAGAAGCACAGATCCAAAAGGTAGAAAATCTGGCAGGGGAGGAGCAGTAGAAGTTTTTTATGTTGATCACGACCATAAAACTGGAAATGTGAGAGGATTGCTTTGTAACATTTGTAATAGAACTATGGGGTATATTGGAGAAAATTCTGGTGTATTAGAAGAAATGATTAAATACCTCGAACAACATAAATCAAATGTCTCATAATAATCAACACGAACCCATGGAAGATTGGGTAATCTGGGCAGGAGTAGGTATTATGATGTTTACAGTTATTATTTTTGTCGTATTTACTCTATCAATGATGTATTGGGGATAAGATATAACTATTAATGGTTTCTATTAAAAACCATGAAGAAAGTAGCAATCTTTGGTTCAGCAAGAACAAATTCCGAATCCGGACTTTATAAGGCAGTAGAAAAACTTGGTAGAAATATCGCAGCAGAAGGATGGATAGTAGTTACTGGTGGTGGTCCAGGAACTATGGAAGCAGCAAATAAAGGAGCAATGAGTGCTTGTATTGGAAATTCTCTTTGTTCTGTTGCGGAAGCGATTTATTTGCCCTTCGAGGAAAATGTAAATCCATATGTTCAAGAATATGAGCAGCATCAAACTTTTTATTCGAGGTTGAAAACTTTTGCAGACTGTGATGCCTTTATTGTAACTCCTGGAGGTATTGGAACACTTCTTGAGATGGCAATGATTTATCAATTGGTTCAAGTGAATCATATCGACAAAAAACCAATTATTTGTGTTGGTAAAATGTGGAGAACATTTAAAACTTGGTTAGAAGACGAAATGTTAGATAATGGATTTCTCAATAATGAAGAAATGAAACTCATACATTATGTGGATAGATTTTCTGAAGCAACTCATTTACTCAAAGGATTGTTGACTTGAGTAATATTACTTATTGACTCTTATGTTAAGAAATGCTAACATAAATATGAGAAATTACATTGGAGTCTATGGTATCTTCAACACTTTCACAACCAATTCAACAACGAGGATGGTTTGATGTACTTGACGATTGGCTTAAGCGTGATAGGTTTGTTTTTGTCGGTTGGTCTGGTTTACTATTATTCCCGACTGCTTATCTCGCTCTGGGTGGTTGGCTTACGGGAACTACGTTCGCAACCAGTTGGTATACTCATGGTATTGCGAGTTCTTACCTTGAGGGTTGCAATTTCCTTACCGCTGCTGTTTCTACTCCTGCTGATGCTCTCGGACATTCCCTTCTACTTCTTTGGGGTCCAGAAGCTCAGGGAGATTTCGTCCGTTGGATCCAACTTGGGGGACTCTGGACTTTTGTGGCACTACACGGATCTTTCGCTTTAATTGGATTTATGCTTCGCCAGTTTGAGATTGCTCGACTGGTTGGTATCCGCCCTTACAACGCAATTGCATTCTCTGGTCCGATTGCGGTGTTTGTGAGTGTGTTTCTGATGTATCCACTGGGTCAATCCAGTTGGTTCTTTGCTCCCTCCTTTGGAGTTGCTGCTATCTTCCGATTTCTTCTGTTTATTCAAGGATTTCATAATTATCTGTTAAATCCGTTTCATATGATGGGAGTTGCTGGTATACTAGGTGGAGCACTTCTCTGTGCTATTCATGGTGCAACAGTTGAAAATACTCTATTTGAAGATGGTGATAAAGCAAATACTTTCAAAGCATTTGAACCGACTCAAGAAGAAGAAACCTATTCTATGGTCACAGCTAATCGTTTTTGGTCACAAATTTTTGGCATTGCTTTCAGTAACAAGCGTTGGTTGCATTTCTTTATGCTTTTTGTTCCTGTCATGGGTCTTTGGACATCTTCTATTGGGATTATTGGTCTTGCTCTCAATCTACGTGCTTATGATTTTGTAAGTCAGGAGATTCGTGCAGCAGAAGATCCAGAATTTGAGACTTTCTACACAAAAAATATACTGCTTAACGAAGGTCTTCGTGCTTGGATGGCACCAGTAGATCAACCTCATGAGAACTTTGTGTTTCCAGAAGAGGTGTTGCCTCGCGGTAATGCTCTATGATATAATGGAGGGGAAACCCTCCTTTTTTTATGATATCTTCAACAACTCCATATAAACTCGCAGACATACTTAGAGATACCTGGCCACAACTTTACAGGAAACCACAAGTACCGTATAATAAGGAAAAGACTTCTAAAAATGAGAAAGTATAATGAAGAATATTTTTCAGTAATTAATAGAAATACTGGAAAAAAGATTTGCGATTGTGCCGAGTATTCAGACGCGATGATGATGTTGGATATTGACCCACATAATCGGCAAATCAAAAGAAATCGATTTCTTATGAGTCCAGTAGTTGATATTGAGATGCCAAAATCACTACCGACTAATGAGATTGTAGTCAATATGGATGGTGGTGTTGGTGGTTCTTGGAAAGTAGAAGAACCAGAAAAACTACCAGAAGGGCAAGGTAAACCTGTGATTGTCAACTAAATAATCACAAGTCGCAGGTACTTATGGTTCCTCTTCATTCTTCAAGAGAATATTTGTTTCAATTACAGGCAACAAGTTCAGGAGAAGCACGAAGATTATGGAGAAAGCACATTAAAGAAAGTTGGGAAAATAAGTGTGCTTATTGTGGATCAGAAGAAAACCTAACAATTGATCACATTATTCCTCAGTCAAAAGGTGGTCTAGATACAACTAAAAATGTAGTTTGTTGCTGCCATTCTTGTAATCAAGATAAAGGTCATACTCCTTGGGAAGATTGGTATTCTTCTCAGGAGTTTTTTAGTATAGAAAATTATGAGAAAGTAAAGAATTGGATGAAACCAGAAGCACCTGCAAATCTTTATGTTTATCGTCCAAGGAGAAATAATTTAACATAATAAATAGATAAAAGGCGGCAGTAGATACTGTCATTTAAGGTATATACCGAATGTAATAAATGGCAACTCCAATTCGGATTAAAAGATCCGCAGTACCTAACAAAAGACCAACACTAGCAGATTTGCAGTTAGGCGAACCCGCGATTAATACTTTTGATGGTCGTATCTATTTAAGAAGAGATACCGGAGTTGCAAGCACAATCACGCTAGTTACTCCTTGGACGGAGAATACGGGAGGATCAATTTATTATAATGACGGTAATATTGGAGTTGGAACAACGAACCCAACTTCAAAATTAACTGTTTTTGGTGATGCATTATTGGATGGTGTAGTTACAGCAACAACATTTAGCGGGCAGATTAATGCTGGTGTTGCGACTGTTACATCTCTTAGTATTGGGTCCACACAAGTCATTAGTTCTGGAAGACAACTACAAAATATTCTTTCGCTTGATTCAATTACTGTTGCGACAATTGAATCGGCAATTTCTAATGCTCCAAATACGTTTAGTGACATTACCGTAACTGGTATTAGTACATTAGGAGTTACAAGTGCCACTAGTTTAAGAGCACAACAACTTAATGTATCGGGAATTACAACTCTTGGTGTAGTTACTGCGGGTAATATATTCTCTACTGGGATTATAACTGCCAATACTTTTGTAGGAAATTTAACTGGTAATGTAACTGGAAATCTAAACTCTTCTGGCGTTAATACCGCAACAACATTAAGTGGTACTACTGCTACTTATACAACAGGTAACTTTACTACTGCTAATATAACAACTGGCATCGTAACTACTTTAATCGGTACTAATCTCAATTATAGTGGTATAGGCACTATTACAACACTGAATAGTACTAATGCTATATTAACCAATATTAATTCAAGCGGTATTAGCACTCTTGGAGTTACGAGTGTAACCCGTTTAACATCACAAAGCATTAATTCTTCTGGAATTGTAACTGGATCAACATTTAGACCTTCGACTGGTTACATTCAAGCAGCAGATGGAACTAATTCCTTCTACATTTATAATTCAACTGGAAATGTAGCGTTTCAGGGAACAATTGGTGCGTCTCAGATTAATAATGCTCAGGGATATAAGGTAATTGGATTCGCTGGAACAAATAACACTACTTTTGAAAATCACGTTTATATTTCTGGTGTTACTACATCTATTGGTGGTTTTGTAGGAAATCTAACAGGAACTGCAACCACAGCAACTAATCTTTCTGATGCTGCAAATATTACCACTGGCATAATTAGTACTTCTAGATTATCTGGAACTTATAACATTAACATAAGTGGTAATGCAGCAACGGCAACTTATGCTACTAATGCTGGCATAGCAACTTATGCTACTTCAAGTGGTATTGCTACTTATGCTTCAACATCTGGCATTGCTACTTATGCTACTTCAAGTGGTATTGCTACTTATGCTTCAATAGCAGGTATAGCAACTTATGCTACTAATGCTGGCATTGCTACTTATTCCGAAACAGCAGGTATAGCAACTTATGCTACTAATGCAGGTATAGCAACTTATGCTACTAATGCTGGTATAGCAACTTATGCAACTTCAAGTGGTATTGCTACTTATGCTTCAATATCAGGTATTGCTACTTATGCAACTTCACTTCAAAACGTAAGGACTTTTGAAATCACTGGTGATATTATTGCATCTCCAATTTCTTTTGATGGAACTGGTAATGTATCTTTGGCAGCAACAATTCAACCAAATTCAGTTGGACTTGGAACTGATACTTTTGGTGATTATGTTAAGGATATTTCGGGAACTGCAAATCAAATTACAGTTACTTCTGGGACTGGTGAGGGATCAACTCCTATTATTTCAATTCCCGACAGTCCAATACTTCCTGGAAATGTTACAATTTCAAATGATTTACAAGTCAATAATAATCTTAATGTAAGCGGAAACATTACAATTGGTGGAACTTCTGCTGTCATTTTCGTAAATGAACTTAATGTAAAGGATAAAGAAATTGTATTAGGAATTACTACAATAAATGGCGGCGTAGATAGGTCTACTGATACTACTGCTAATCACGGTGGTATTGCAATTGCTTCAACTGAGGGAAGTCCCCTAGTTAGTATGAAAGTATCTGGTATTAATACTTTACCAGATACTTATAAACAATTAATGTGGGTTAAGTCTGGCACTATGGGTGCTGGGACCACTGGTGCTTGGATATTTAATTATGCTGTTGGAGTTGGATCAACACAAGTTCCAAACGGTATAAGATTTGCTGCTGGGTCCGTTCAATTTACGGAAAATGATCTATTGGTTATAAGAAATATTAATGCTTCTGGTATTATAACGGCATCAAGTTTTAGTGGTAATGCTTCTAGTGCTACCTATGCTACTAGTGCTGGTATTGCTACTTATGCAACTTCAAGTGGTATAGCAACTTATTCCGAAACATCAGGCATAGCAACTTATGCTACTTCAAGTGGTATTGCTACTTATGCTACTACTGCTGGCATTGCGACTTATGCTTCAACAGCAGGAATTGCCACTTATGCTACTAGTGTTGGTATTGCGACTTATGCTACTTCAAGTGGCATAGCAACTTATTCCGAAACATCAGGAATATCAACAAATGTTATAGGTGGTATAGGATCTCTTGCACAATTAAGTGTATCAGGTATTGCAACTATCATCACTGAACTTGATGTAGGTGTTGGTGGAACTATTTTCAATGCACTTCCTACCGGATTTATTGGCATAGGAACCACAAATCCAACATCAAAACTTTATATTGTTGGTGATACTTTTGTAACAGGTGTTATCACATCTACTGATTACAATTCCGCATCAGACATAAAACTCAAAACTAATATCTCCACAATTTTAAATCCCCTTGATAAGGTTTCCAAATTAAATGGTGTAGAGTTTACTTGGAAAGAGACTGGCAAAAAGTCTGCCGGAGTAATTGCACAAGAAGTTGAAAAAGTTCTTCCAAATCTTGTAAATGGTGATGAAACTAAAACTGTAAATTATAATGGATTGATTGGGTTACTGATTGAATGTATTAAAGAACAACAAAAAGAAATTGATTTTCTTAAGCAAAATATATTATCATAAATACTAAAAACTACCTAGTGTAAACGAGGACGGTAGATGGCAATTAAGATTTCTAATTCTACTATTATTGATGATAGTAGAAATATTGTTAATGCAGGTATTGCAACATTAACCTCAGTAAGCATCGGTAATACTCAGGTTATTAGTTCTGAAAGACAACTGCAAAATATTTCTTCTCTTGATGCTGTAACCACAGCAACAATTGAAAGTGCCATCGCAAATGCTCCTAACACTTTTAGTGATCTCAATGTAACTGGAGTTAGTACTCTTGGAATTACTAGTGCAACAAGTTTAAGATCACAACAACTTAATGTTTCTGGCATTACAACTCTTGGTATAGTTACTTCTGGTAATATATTCTCTACTGGTATTATAACTGCCACTACTTTTGCAGGGAATTTAACTGGCAATGTAACTGGAAACTTAAACTCTTCAGGTGTTAATACTGCAACAACATTAAGTGGTACTACTGCTACTTATACAACAGGTAACTTTACAACTGGAAACATAGTTACTGGTGTTGTAACTACTTTAAGTGGAACTAATTTAAATTACAGTGGTATAGGTACTATCACAACACTGAATAGTACTAATGCTACCTTAACAAATATTAATTCTTCTGGCATTTCAACATTAGGAATTACTAGTGCAACAAGTTTAATATCACAACAACTTAGTGTTTCTGGACTCACCACGACAGCATCATTTAATGTAGGAACTGGTGGAACTATTATTACCACAACTTCCGATGGTAGAATTGGTATAGGAACCACAAATCCAACGGCAAAAGTTTATATAGAAGGTGATACTTACATTGCAGGAATTTTAACTGCAAATAGAATTTTCAGCAATGTTTATGGTGAATTTACTGGAGGTGGAATTAGTGGAACTAATATAGTTGGAACTGCATTAAGTATTTCTGGAATTTCTACATTCACAAGTGGTCCAGTTCGTATAGGGACTGCATCATCTACTGGAACTGCAAACCAAGCACTTCAAATTGGAACAGCAACATCTCAATTGGGTGCTTATATTTCTGGTAATCTTGGAATTGGAACCACAAATCCAACAGCAGAATTACAAGTAGTCGGAAATACTTTAATACAACCAACAACAGCATTTACTGTTCGAGGTGATACCAACATTAATAATACTTTACCAACAAAAGTTTCTTATGCTTCATCATTTAGTGTAGCATCCCAAGAAACTGAACCAAGAGACGTTTTCTTCTCTAATGATGGTAAGACTATGTATGTATTAGGTAATATTGGAAATGATATTACCTACTACACTTTGAGTACTCCTTGGTCTATTACATCAGCATCTCATGTAAGTCAATTTAGTGTTAATGGCCAATTAACTAATCCATTAGGTTTTTATTTTAAACCTGATGGAACTAAATTTTATGTTGTAGGAACTACTGGAGTTGGTGCTGCTGCCACATCAGTCAATCAATACACTTGCTCTACTCCTTGGGACTTAACTACTGCTTCATATGATTCAGTTGCTTATAGTGTCATAGCACAAGATACAGTTCCACAGGCGGTTGAATTCAAACCTGATGGAACCAGAATGTATATTGTTGGTTCTACTAATGATAGGGTCTATCAATATTCATTATCAACTCCTTGGAACCTATTAACAGTATCTTATGGTTCTTCATTTAGTGTAACAAGTCAAGAAACAACAGCAGAAGGAATAAGATTTAGTCTTGATGGAACTAAATTGTTACTTACTGGTTCCACTGGTGATGACGTAAATTATTATACCTTATCTACTCCTTGGGACATTACAACTACTTCTTTTGTTGGTATTATTACTACTGTTGAGGAACCTCCCTTTAATGAAAAATCACCATCAGGACTTTATTGGAAACCTGATGGAACTAAGTTATATCTAAGTGGTTATACAAACGATGCCATATATGAATTCAACATGACTTCTGATGCTGATTTAGAAGTTACAGGTAAAACAAGTCTTTATGGTAACTTAGATGTTTATGAGAATACTACTGCTTATGGTGAATTAAGTGCTTATGAGAATGCTTATTTTTATAATAGAATTGGAATAGGAACCACAAATCCTTCACAAAAATTAGACGTTGTAGGAAATATAAATGCATCAGGAAATATAAATGCATCAGGAACAGTTACAGCAAACTCAGACCGAAGATTAAAAGAAAATATAAAAACTATTCCAGATGCACTTTCAAAAGTCTTATCGTTAAGAGGTGTAGAGTACGATAAGATTGATAATGGAGACCATCAAATTGGTGTCATTGCACAAGAAGTTGAAGCAATTATACCAGAAGTTGTCTATGGTGAAGACATTAAATCAGTTGCTTATGCTAACTTAGTTGGACTCTTAATTGAAGCAATTAAGGAACAAAATCAAAGAATTGATGAGTTAGAAAGAAGATTAGGAGAACAATAAGATGCCTGTACAGATTGGTTCTAATCAAATTACTGGAATTACAACAACATCAAACTCAACTGATGCTGCAAGTAAACAGTATGTTGATAATTACTTTCAATCACAAGCACCAAATCCTGATACTTCACAAAATAAGTTTCTAGTAACTGATGGTTCTACAACTTCTTGGGCAGCAATTGATGGATATAATGAATACACAGCAGCAGGGAATTATACTTTTAATGTTCCAAGTACTGCAAGTGAGTTTCTAATTGAAGCAACAGGTGCAGGAGGTGGTGGAGGTTCTGCAACAACCGATGGAACTTCTTATCAACCTGCAAGTGCTTGGAGACAAAGAACTTCTGGGTTTGGTGGAACTCAAATATGGACTTTTACTTATGCAAACAATCTTTATGTTGCTGGTGGTCTTAATGGAGTTTTAACAACATCAACAGATGCAATCACTTGGACTCAAAGAACTTCTGGATTTGGTTCAAGTATTATAACAATACTTACTTATGCAAACAATACTTATGTTGCTGGTGGCACTGGTGGAATATTAAACATATCAACAGATGCAATTAATTGGACTTTAAGAACTTCTGGATTTGGTACTACTTCAATATTAACAATTGCTTATGGTACAACACCAATTGCAACATATGTTTCTGGTGGTAATGGTGGAACATTATTTACATCAACAGATACAATCACTTGGACACAAAGAACACCTGGATTTGGTTCAAGTGTAGTTTATGGAATAATATATGCAAACAATACTTATGTTGCTGGTGGTACTGGTGGTGTTTTAAATACTTCAACAGATGCAATCACCTGGACTTTAAGAACTTCTGGATTTGGTACAAGTGGTATATTTTCTCTTACTTATGGAACATCACCAATCACAACTTATGTTGCTGGGGGAAGTGTTGGAATTTTAAATACCTCAACGGATGCAATCACTTGGACTTTAAGAACTTCTGGATTTGGTACAAGACCTATAAATCAACAAGCACTTGCTTTTGGAAACAATCTTTATCTTGCTGGTGGTACTGGTGGTGTTTTAAATACTTCAACAGATGCAATCACTTGGGAATTAAGAACTTCTGGATTTGGTTCAAGTCAAATAATTGGCATCTCCTATGCAAGTAACCTTTATCTTGCTGGAGGAGATAATGGTGTTCTCACAACATCACCAACAACAGTATCAGGATTCTCAGGTGCAGGAGGTGGTGGTGGAGCATCAGCATCCTGGAAGATTTCAAGAGCATACATTACTGGTTCTACAATCAATCTAAGTGTTGGTGCTGGTGGTACTGCAAACACAGCAGGAGCAGCAACCACAATATCTTGGACTGGACCATCAGGGACTTATACCTTAACTGCAAATGGTGGAGGTGCTGGAAGTAGCACAAGTACCTTTGGTTTTCCTGCTGGTGGTTCTGGTGGAACATTACCAGCAGCAAATACAAACTATCTTTCAGCATCTTCTGGAACTAATGGTGGTTCTGGAAGTGTTTTTGAACCAATTGTTGGTGCTGCAACAAACTCAACAATATCAAGTCAAACAACAGGTGGTGGTGGTGGAAGAGTGAGTGAAGGAACAGGAAATGTTGGTGGTTCTGGTGGTACAATCAACTATTATGGGCAGACTTATACCAATAACTTTGCAGCAGTAAATGCGTTAAATTCTCAAAGTATTGCTGGACTTTCTTATGGTGCTGGTGGTGCTGGTGGTGGTGTTCAAAGTTCTGGTGCTGTTGTTTGGACTTTAAGAACTTCTGGATTTGGAACAACTACTCCTTATTTACTTACGTATGGGTCTCATAATTCCACCTATGTTGCTGCTGGTGATGTAGGAGTTCTAAACACTTCAACAGACGCAATCACTTGGACACAGAGAACATCAGGATTTGGTATTAATCTAAGAAGTTTATTTTATTCAAATAATTTATATCTTGTTGGAGGTAATAATGGTGCATTAGGAACTTCAACAGATGGAATTACTTGGACTGCAAGAACTTCTGGTGGAGGAGTTACCAGTATAAGGTCATTTACATACGGAAATAATCTTTATCTTCTTTCAGGAGGAGATTTAGATCCTGAATCTTCATTATTATCGACTTCAACAGATGGAATTACTTGGACTTTAAGAACTTCTGGTTTTGGTACAAGTATTATTTGGACACTTGAATTTGGAAATAATATTTATATTGTTGGTGGATACGGTGGAACTCTATCCACTTCAACAGATGCAATTACTTGGACACAAAGAACTTCTGGGTTTGGTATTAATGATATCAGAGCATTTCTTTTTGCAAATAATCTTTATGTTGCTGGTGGCACTGCTGGAACTTTAACAGTTTCTACTGATGCAATTAACTGGACTCAAAGAACTTCTGGATTTGGTTCAACGCAAATTAATAATCTCAATTTTGGTAATACAAATTATATTTGTATTGGTAATACTGGAAGATTAACAACTTCAACAGATGCAATCACTTGGACACTAAGAACTTCTGGTTTACCATTCACTTTAACTTCATCTACTTTTGCGAACAATACTTTTGTTGTTTGTGGTTCTGGTGCAGTTATTCACACCTCACCAGACTCAGCACTCATAGGTTCAGGAGCATCAGGAGTCAAAGGTGGTGGAGGCGGTGGCGGTGCATTTGATACCACAACACTTGCAACAGGTACTGGTGGTACTGGTGGTGATGGTTATGTTCGTATCAGTTGGTGGTAAGGAGGAACTCAAATGTCACAAGCAACAGGTAATTCAATCACAGGGATTTCAACAGTTGTTTCCAATACTGATGTAGTCAATAAGTCTTATGCAGAGAGTGGTATTGGAACACTACCATCACAGACTGGTAATGCTGGAAAGGTCTTAACCACAACTGATGGAACCACAGCATCTTGGGATTATGTTTCCAACTATCAGGAGTTTACAAGTACCACACCACAGTCTTTTACAGTACCAAATCAAGCAAATCTTTTATACATTGAAGCAGTAGGTGCTGGTGGTGGAGGAAGTGCAGGACAGACAACAGCACAGGCAACAGTGACTTGGACTTTAAGAACTTCTGGTTTTGGTACAACTCAAATTGTTACAATTACTTATGGAAACAATCTTTATGTTGCTGGTGGTAATGGTGGAATTCTAAACACTTCAACGGATGCAATCATTTGGACTCAAAGAACTTCTGGTTTTGGTACTAATAGTATTCTTGCTCTTGGTTTTGTAAATAACACTTATGTTGCTGGTGGTACTAATGGAGTAGTAAATACATCAACAGATGCAATCACTTGGACTTTAAGAACTTCTGGTTTTGGTGCTAATACAATCAATGCTTTTACTTTTGGGACAGTACCAGTAAATACTTATGCTTTTGGTGGTACTTTAGGAAGAATAATTACTTCAACAGATACAATCACTTGGACTTTAAGAACTACTGGTTTTAGTGGTACTGCTATTAGTGCTCTTACTTTTGGAAACAACCTTTATCTTGCTGGTGGTGGTTCTGGAATATTAAATACCTCAACAGATGCAATCACTTGGACTTTAAGAACTTCTGGTTTTGGTTCTACTATTATTCGTTCATTTAATTTTACAAATAATACTTATATTGCATCTGGTGATAGTGGGGTATTAAATACCTCAACAGATACAATAATTTGGACCGCAAGAACTTCAGGAACTACTAGTGCTATTAATGCTCTTACTTTTGGAAATAATACTTATATTGCTGGGGGTGATAGTGGAATCTTAAATACCTCAACAGATGCAATCACTTGGACTTTAAGAACTTCAAATACCACTAATTCACTTAGATCTCTTATTTTTATAAACAATACTTATGTTGCTGGTGGTGGTTCTGGAATAGTAGCAACCTCATACACACAAGCATCAGGACAAGGAGGAGCATCAGGTTCTTACACTTCCTGGTATGTTCCAAAATCAATTATATCTTCAAACATCACAGTCAATCCTGGTGTTGGTGGAGCAGGAGGAACTACAGACGCAGCAGCAGGTTCAGCAGGAGCAGGAACCACAGTATCTTGGACTGGACCTGGGGGAACTTACACAATCACAGCATCTGGGGGAGGTGCTGGTGGTGTAGCAGGAGCAGCACAACTTACAAGTCAATCAAGTTCTTTTTATACCACTGCTGGACTTTCTGGAGCAAGTCAAACACCAATAAATGCTGGGGTCACAGCAACATCACAAACCAATCAATTCCAACCAACAGGTGGTGGAAGTGGTGCTGGTTCTGCTACAAATGCTGGTGGTGCTGGTGGTGCAATTAATGTTTATGGAATCTCAACATCAGCATCTGGTGGAACTGCATCAGGAACAAATGGAACCACAGCAGTAGCAATCTCTGGACTTCCTTATGGTTATGGTGGAGGTGGTGGTGGAGCAAGTGTTTCAATCGCAGCAACTGGTGGTAATGGAGTTCGTGGAGGTGGTGGAGGTGGTGGTGCTTCTATTGGTTCCACTTTTGGTAATGGTGGTAATGGTGGTAATGGTTATGTAAAGATTACCTGGTTCTAATAAATAACTTTAAGAAAAAAGTATACAAAATAGATGGCGACACTAGACAGTAATAAAGTCACAGGTGTAAGTGTAGTATCTAATTCCACAGATGCTGCAAATAAGTCTTATGTTGATGATAGAAGCCTTAAAACAACAGGAATACCTGGAACTTTTTTAAGTGTTTATCCAGAGTCTGGTGTCTATTGGTTTGCAAGAACTTCTGGAATTGATGGAAGTTCTGTAAATGCAATTACTTATGATAATAATGTCTTTCTTGCTGCGGGTGGTTCTGCATCTTTAATCTCTTCAACAGATGCAGTCACCTGGTCTTTAAGAACTTCTGGTGCTCGTGGTGATTTATATAGTGTTTTATATGCAAATAATCAATATCTTTTAGGTGGTGCGACTCCGCCAACAAACTCTTGGACTTTAAGAACTTCTGGTTTTGGTTCCACAGATGTTAATGATGTAACATTCGGAAATGGATTCTTTGTTGCTGGTGGATTTATTGAAACAGTCACCTGGACTTCAAGAACTTCTGGATTTGGTGATGCTGATATTAATGATGTAACTTTTGGTCAGGGATATTTTCTTGCTGGTGGTCTTTATGATCCTCTTGCAACTTGGACTCAAAGAACTTCTGGATTTGGTTCAACTAATATACTTGGACTTACTTATGCAAATAATCTTTATATTGTTTCTGGTGATACTGGAATCTTAAACACTTCAACAGATGCAATTGCTTGGACACAAAGAACTTCTGGGTTTGGTGCAAGTGGTATATTTGCACTTACTTATGCAAACAATCTTTATGTTGCTGGTGGTTCTGGTGGTGCATTAAACACTTCAACAGACGCAATCACTTGGACACAAAGAACTTCTGGGTTTGGTACAAGTGAAATAAGAACACTTATATATGCATTAAGTCAAACAAATGCTTATGTTGCTGGTGGTGTCGGTGGAACTCTAACCACTTCAACAGACGCAATCACCTGGACTTCAAGAACTTCTGGATTTGGTACAACTAGAATATTACAACTTCTTTATATACCAACAACACCAACAGTAACTTATCTTGCTGTTGGTGATACTGGAACTCTAACTACTTCAACAGACGCAATCACTTGGACTCAAAGAACTTCTGGGTTTGGTACTTCTATTATTATTGGACTTACCTATGGGAACAATCTTTATGTTGCTGGTGGTGTTGCTGGAACTTTAACTACCTCAACAGATTCAGTAACTTGGACACAAAGAACTTCTGGGTTTGGTACAAATAATGTACAAACACTTTTTTATGAAAATAATCTTTATATTGCTGGTTCAAACTTTGGTAACTTGGCAATTTCAACAGATGCAGTTACTTGGACTCAAAGAACTTCTGGATTTGGTACGAGTCAAATAAGAGCATTTACATTTGGAAACAATATTTATGTTGCTGGTGGTTCTGGTGGAACTCTAACCACAGCATCAGCACTCATAGACACAGGAGCACTTCTTACAGTATCAACAGACGCAGTATCCTGGACTACAAGAACCACAACATCTAGTATTTCACAGATTGATTATCTTGCTTCTAATTCTTCTTATTATCTTGCATCAAACAGTACTTATGCTGGTGTAGATGGTGCGATTTCTGTTTCTACCAATAACATCACCTGGACTTTAAGAACTGCTGGTGTTTATGGAAATACAATTACTTCACTTTATGCTGATGATAATGGATATTTGGTTGGTGGTTTTATACCAGTCGTGAGTTGGACTCAAAGAACTTCTGGGTTTGGTACAAGTGTTATACTTGGACTTATCTATGCAAATAATACTTATTATGCTGGTGGTACTGGTGGAACTTTAACTACTTCAACTGATGCAGTCACCTGGGAATTAAGAACTTCTGGATTTGGTACAAGTCAAATAGGAGCACTTCTTTATGCAAACAATACTTATGTTGCTTGTGGTAATGGTGGAATCTTATCAACTTCAACTGATGGAATTGCTTGGACTCAAAGAACATCAGGATATGGTACAACAAATATTAGATATCTAACTTATGGTACTTCTCCAACAAGTACTTTTGTTGCAGTTTCTCAGGATTTGTCTTCAAACATTATTATCACTTCAACAGATGCAATTAGTTGGACACAAGTACCATTAGTATATGGAACTAATGGATTTCGTGGACTTGGTTATGGAAACAACCTTTATCTTATTGGTTCTGGTGCTGCAAATAATGGGCATTTAGCAACTTCAACTGATGCAATTTCTTGGACTTTAAGAACATCAGGATTTGGTACAGGAACAATTTATTCATTTAATTATATTAACGGCACTTATTATGCTGGTGGTTCTATGAGTGGTAGTGTTATTGGTGGTATTCTAAACACTTCAACAGATGCAATTACTTGGACTTTAAGAACTGCTGGATTTAATGCTCTTCAAATTAATAATATTTCCTATGAAAATAACCTTTATGTTATTTCTGGTTCTGGTGGAACTTTAAACACTTCAACAGATGCAATCACTTGGACTCAAAGAACATCAGGATTTGGTACAAGCAGTACATCTAATGGTTCATTTACCTTTGGTAATAATCTTTATGTTGCTGGTGGTTTTGGTGGAACTCTAACCACAGCAACCTATGAATCTTTAACCAATCTAGGTAATGGAGCACTTCTATCAACTTCTACTGATACCATCACCTGGAATATAAGAACTTCAATACCAAATGTTCAACAAGTAGATTCAATTGTATCCACACCAGGACTTTATCTTGCTGCTTTGAGTGATTATAATTCCAATACAACACTTGCAGTTTCGACTGATACTATTAACTGGGTTGCAAGAACTGCTGCAACTAGTATGCCTTTTAGAGTTGTATTAGGTACGAATGGTTCTAATCTTTATCTTGCTGCTTCTAGAACTGGTGCTTCTAATACAGTACAAACCTCAACAGATACAATCACTTGGACTTTAAGAACTGCTGGTATTGCTGCAAATTACGTTGATATTTCTTATGGAAATAATGTTTATGTTTTAGCATCAAATGGTGGTTCAACAAGAACTTCAACTGATGCAATTGTTTGGACTTTAAGAACAAGCAATTTCGGTCTTATTTCTAATGCTCAAAGAAGTTCTGCATTTGGTAATAATACTTTTATTACTGCTGGAAGAATAGGACAACTTCAATCAACAACTTCAAGTATTCTATCCTCACTTGGAAATGGTGCTCGTTTAAATGTTTCTACGAATGGTATTTCTTGGTCGATAAGAACCACAGGACAAGGATTAGTTAGAATCAATAAACTCACTGCTGGTTCTTCTTATCTTGCTGCTGGTAGTGATTATATTTCAAATCCTGGTGTGATAATTGCTTCAACAGATAACATCACCTGGACTTTAAGAACTGCTGGTGTTTATGGAAATAGCATTACTTCACTTTATGCTGATAGTTCTAGGTATTTGATTGGTGGTTTAAGTCCTGTTGTGAGTTGGACTTTAAGAACTTCTGGTTTTGGTGCAAGTCTTATACTTGGACTAACTTATGGGAATAATCTTTATGTTGCTGGTGGTAATGGTGGAGTTCTAAACACTTCAACAGACGCAATCACTTGGACTCAAAGAACTTCTGGATTTGGAGTAAGTCAAATAAGAGGACTTACTTATGGAAACAATCTTTATATTGCTGTTGGTGATAGTGGAACTTTAAACACTTCAACAGACTCTATTAGTTGGACACAAAGAACATCAGGATTTGGTTCAAGTCAAATTGTTACAATTGCTTATGGAAATAATCTTTATGTTGCTAGTGGTTTTAATGGAGCACTAACAACTTCAACAGATGCAATTACTTGGGAATTAAGAACTTCTGGTACAACAGTAGGATTATATGGATTAAATTATCTAAACAATCTTTATCTTGTAGGTTCTACTACTAGAGTATTTGCATCAACAGACGCAATTACTTGGGAAGCAAGAACATCTGGAATATCTTCTGGAATTGTTCGTTCTTTTGTTTATGCAAATGGTAGATATCTTTATGCTGCTGGTGCCCTTGCTGTTGGAGGTGGAATTGCATCTTCAACAGACTCTATTACTTGGGAATTAAGAACATCAGGTCTTGGTACTAGTGGTCCTATTGCACTTACTTATGCAAACAATCTTTATGTTGCTGGTGGTATTGCTGGTGTCTTAGCAACTTCAACAGACTCCATTACTTGGAGTTCAAGAACTTCTGGATTTGGTACAAGTGTTATATATTCACTTCTTTATGCAAACAATCTCTATGTTGCTGGTGGTGATAATGGAACTCTAACCACAGCAACCTACTCACAACTCACCAATCTAGGTAATGGAGCACTTCTATCAACCTCTACTGATACCATCACCTGGAATATAAGAACTTCAATACCAAATGTTCAACAAGTAGATTCAATTACTTCAAGTCCTTCACTTTATCTTGCTGCATTTAGTGATTATAATTCCAATAGTACCTTAGCAGTTTCCACGGATACGATTTCTTGGACTGCAAGAACATCAGGATTTGGACTTACAACCATTCGTACAGTCACTTTCGGTAATAATCTTTATGTTGTTGCTGGTGATACTGGTATTCTTAACACTTCCACAGATACCATCACCTGGACATTAAGAACTTCAAGTCTCTCAACATCCATTACAGCACTTGATTTTGGCAATAATCTTTATAGTGCTTCTGATACTTCTGGTACAAATCTTATTTCCACAGATGGAATTACTTGGATTGCAAGAACATCAGGTATTCCAGCAACAATTAATAATGTTGCATATGGAAATAATACTTATGTTGCAGCAGCAAACTCTGGATATACCGCATCAGGAACTTATGCATCTCTTACAAATCTTGGAGATGGTGCAACACTTCTCACTTCAACAAATGGTATTGCTTGGACTTTAAGAACCACAGGAACCAACACTCAAAGTATCAATCGAAAAGGATTGGTTTATGGTGGTAACTCTTACCTCACTTATGGTACTGATTATCTTAACCAATTCTTCTTATCAGCATCCACAGATAGTATCACTTGGACTTTAAGAACCTCTGGTATTGATAGTCTCACAACTCTACAATCAGTTTCTTATGGAAACAATCTTTATATTCTTGGAGCAAATAATGGAATTATCAGCACTTCCACAGATACAATCACTTGGACTTTAAGAACATCAGGATTTGGTGGAGTAAATGTAAATGATGTTGAATACTTAAATGGTACTTATGTTGCTGTTGGTGATGTTGGAACGATTACAACATCAACAGATTCTATTGCTTGGACTTATCGAATTAATCCAACCAATCTTAACTATCAGTCTGTTAGATATTTGAATGACTTATATGTTGTTATGGGTGATAGTGGTTTATTAGTTACTTCAACGGATGCAGTTGTTTGGTCGATTCGTACTTCAAATCTTTCACAAACGATTTGGACATCAGGATTTGGTGCAAGTACTTATGTTCTTGGTGGTGGTTTAGGACAGATTGCAACCTCACAATATGTAAGTAAGAAATCAAACTGGACTTCTTTAACTTCTACCAATAGTACTGCAATCACTTATAAAGGAACACAAGAGTTTACATTACCAATTCCACAAACCTTCTATGTTCCACCAACTGCATCAACTTTTTATATTGAAGCAATTGGTGCAGGTGGTGGTGGAGCATCAGGAAGAGATAGTGGAACATTAGGTTCTGGTGGTGGTGGAGGTTCTGGTGCTTATAATGCTTGGTTAATACGAAGACCCGAACTTGGTGATGCAACAACACTTACAGTGACTCCTGGTTCTGCTGGAAGTGGCGGAAGAAGCACTAAACCTTTATGGACAAGTACTGATGCAATCACTTGGACTTTAAGAACTTCTGCTGGATTTGGTACAACAGGTGTTCTTGCACTTACTTATGGAAACAATCTTTATGTTGCTGCTGGTGATACTATAAACACTTCAACAGATGGAATTACTTGGACTTTAAGAACTTCTGGATTTGGCACAAGTTTAATTAGAGATATTATCTACGCAAATAATCTTTATGTTGCTGGTGGTTATGGTACTCCTTCTGCACCATTAGCAACCTCAACCGACGCAATCACTTGGACTCAAAGAACATCAGGATTTGGTTCAAGTCAAATTGTTACAATTGCTTATGGAAATAATCTTTATGTTGCTAGTGGTTTTAATGGAGCACTAACAACTTCAACAGATGCAATTACTTGGACTCAAAGAACTTCTGGATTTGGTTCATCAATCATTTATTCTTTACTTTATGCAAATAATCTTTATGTAGCGGGTGGTAGAGATGGAACTCTAACCACTTCAACAGATGCAATTACCTGGACATTAAGAACATCAGGATTTGGTTCAAGTCAAATTGTTGCAATTACTTATGCCAATAATCTTTATGTTGCTGGTGGTAATGGTGGAACTCTAGCAACTTCAACAGATGCAATTACCTGGACATTAAGAACATCAGGATTTGGCACAACTCAAATTGTTACAATTACTTATGGAAACAATCTTTATGTTGCTGGTGGTAATGGTGGAATTCTAAACACTTCAACGGATGCAATCATTTGGACTCAAAGAACTTCTGGCGTGATATCCGGCAGCATTTATGATTTACTCTATCAAAATAATCTTTATATTGCTGGTGCTGGTTTTGCACAATCATCAGGTCTTTCAGGAACCAACACCACAATCACTTGGAGTTCTAATCTTCTTGATGGAAGAGCAACATATACTTTAAGTGCTGCTGCTGGTGGTGGTGCTTCTGGTACTGCTGTTACAGGAGGAACCGCAGGAACCTCAGCAGCATCAACACTCAATCCACTCATTTCAGTTTCTGGTGTTGCAGGTGGTAATGGACTTTCAGCACTTGCAAGTTCTAATAACATCACACAAACACTTCCATTCCAAGTGACTGGTGGTGCTGGTGGTGCTTATAATACCAATACTGGTGGTAATGTTGTTTCTTACTATTACGGAAACACTTATACTGCAACTGGTGGAACAAATGCAGGTGGTAATGGTGCAAATGGAATTCCTACTTCTTATACTGGAAATATTGGTGGTGGTGGTGGTGCAGGTGGTGGTGCATTATCCACAGGTATTAGCAGTTGGTATTTAAGAACTGCTGGTACAACATTAGGTATGAATGCTCTGGGTTCTTTGGGAACCTCATTCTTCGGTGGTGGTCTTGCAACAACTGTAAGTTGGACTTTAAGAACTTCTGGGTTTGGTACATCTACAATTCAAGCAGTTACTTTTGGAAACAATCTTTATGTTGCTGGTGGTGGTGGAGGAGCATTAACAGTTTCTACTGATGCTATTAACTGGACTCAAAGAACATCAGGATTTGGTGCAAGTATTATAAGAGCAGTTACTTTTGGTAACAATCTTTATGTTGCTGGTGGTATTGGTGGAACTCTAACAACTTCAACAGATACAATCTCTTGGACAGTACAAAATGCAGGATTTGGTACAACCGAAATCTTTTCAGTTGCTTATGGAGCATTACCAACACCAACTTATGTTGCTGGTAGTAATGGCGGAAGATTAAATACCTCAACCGATGGAATTACTTGGACTTTAAGAACAGCAAGATTTGGTACGAATACTATATATGCACTTCTTTATGCACCAACAACACCAACACCAATTTATCTTGCAGGTAGTACTACTTTCCTTAATGCTTCGACAGATGCAATTATTTGGGAATTAAGAACTTCTGGATTTGGTTCAAGTACTGTACTTGCATTTGCTTATGCATCAGGTCAAACAAATGCCTATGTTGCTGGTGGTCTTGCTGGATTATTAGTAACTTCAACAGATACAATTACTTGGACTCAAAGAACTTCTGGGTTTGGTGGATCTTCTATAAATGCATTAACATATGCAAACAATCTTTATGTTGCTGGTGGTCTTCCTGGAACCTTAACAATCTCAACAGATGCAATCACTTGGACACAAAGAACTTCTAGTACTGGTGGAAATACTATAAACGCACTTATCTCTGTTGGTAATACTTATGTTCTTGGTGGTGGTTCATTTATAAACACCTCATCAACAGCAATACTTTCTTCTTATGGTAATGGTGCTTATTATACCTTCTCAACTGATAGTATCACCTGGTCTATAAGAACCACAGCATCTAATTCACAGCAGATTAATGCTGTTTATGCAGATAATAACTTCTATCTTGCTGCTGGTGTGAATTATATTAATGAAGCATCCTTAATGGTTTCTACTGATAGTATCAACTGGGTACAAAGAACCTCAGGAGCACAGAGAGGATTGAATGCTCTGATTAAACAAGGTTCAACTTATGTTCTTGGTGGTGAAGCAATTACCACAACTTGGTTCCAGAGAACATCAGGATTTGGTACGACTGCAATTACTCAATTAGCATCCAGTGGAACGACTTATGTTGCTGTTGGTAATGCTGGTACTTTAACTGCTTCTACTGATGGTATTAACTGGGTTTCAAGTGTATCAGGATTTGGTGCAACAAATATTGCTGGTGTAACTTACTTCAATGGTGAGTATTTAATTGGTGGTACTGGTTCTGCTGTTATGTGGACTCAAAGAACATCAGGTACTGCATCAGCAATTTATACTTCAATGTATGATGGTACTAATTTCTTTGCTGCTGGTGCATCTGGTATTTTAAGAGTATCCACAGATTCAATTAACTGGACTGCAAGAACTTCTGGAACAACAGTACAGATTGGTCAAACTACTGGTGGTAATGGACTTCTTTATGTTTCTGGAAAATCTGGCACTGCAACAACAGGTAATGAACCTTATGTATTAGCAGGTGCTTCTGGTATTTTAAGAACTTCTACTGATGGAATTGCTTGGACTACAAGAACTGCTACCGCTAGTAGCAATATGCAAGCAATTACTTATGGCGATTTGCCAACATCAACTTATGTTGTTACTGGGACTGGTGCATTATTTACTTCAACTGATAATATTCGTTGGACTGCAAGAACAACAGGGAATATTACAAACTCCATAGTCAGTCTTTTATATTCATCTTCACCAACAACGACTTATCTTAATGCTCGTCTTAACGGCGTCATACAAACTTCTACTGATGCAATTTCTTGGGAAACAAGAACTTCTGGTACTCCAAATAATTTCTTTTCATCTCTTTATGGAAATGTTTATGTTGTTGGTGGTGCTTCTGGAACACTTTTAACCTCTACTGATGCAGTTGCTTGGACTTTAAGAACTGCTGGTGTTCTACAAGCTTTTTATGGTCTTGCATATAACAATAATGTTTATGTTGCTTCTGGTTCTGCTGGTGCAAGTATCAGTTCCACAGATGCAATCACTTGGACTTTAAGAACATCAGGATTTGGTACTTCTGTAATTCAAGCAGTTACTTATGGAAACAACATTTATGTAAATGGTGGTATTGCAGGTCTCATTACGACTTCAACACAAGACACTTTATCTTCTCTTGGTAACGGAGCACTTCTAAATGCTTCTACTGATGGTTTAACTTGGATTACAAGAACTGCACCACTCAATACTCAAACGATTACTGCAATTGGTTCTGGTGGTTCTTATTCCTTTGCACACGGAACTAATTATAGAAGTGAAGTTGGTTTCTTAATGACTTCAACCAATAATATCACTTGGTTATTAAGAACATCAGGATTTGGTGCAACAGCAATCACAACCTTTGCGTTTGGTAATGGTGTTTATCTTGCTGGTGCGAATGCTGGTTTATTAAGAACTTCCACGGATACTATTACTTGGACATTAAGAACATCAGGATTTGGTACTTCTAATATCTCTGGTTTAACTTATGGAGGTGTTTATGTTGCTGTTGCAGGTGGTGTCACAAGAACTTCAACTGATGCAATTGCTTGGACGGTAAGAACTGCTACTTGGGGCACGGCGGCAGTTTATCTTTTATATGGGAATAATCTTTATATTGGTGGAGGTAATACTGGTGGATTTACAAGAACTTCCACGGATGCAATTGTTTGGATTGCAAGAACATCAGGTTTCGGTACTTCCAACACTAATACACTAACTTATGGTAATAATCTTTATGTTGCTGGTGGTGCTGGTGGAACACTTACAACTGCAACTCAAAGTGTTCTTGCTGCTCTTGGAGAAGGTGCATATCTAAGCACTTCAACTGATACAATCACTTGGACTTTAAGAACCACTACAAATAATATGATTTCGGTGGTTGCTCTTACTTCTAATAGTTCATTCTATGTTGCAGCAACAACTAACTATGCTGGTGTAGGTCCTGCTTTAATTACCTCCACAGATACAATTTCTTGGGTAATGAGAACATCAGGATTTGGAACAACTTTAATTAGAGCACTTTCTTATGGTTCAGTCTTTGTTGCTGCTGGTGATGCTGGAATCATTACAACATCCACAGATAGAATCACCTGGACTTTACAGACATCAGGATTTGGTGCAACTGCGATTAATGAAATTGGTTATGTAAATAATCTTTATGTTGCTGCTGGTAATGGTGGAAGAATTATTACTTCTACTGACGCGATTGTGTGGTCTTCAAGGTCATCCAATACAATTGCAAACCTATTAGCAACAACTGCATATGCAAACAATTTATATGTAATTGGTGGTGCTTTTGGTGCAATCACTTATGCTTCTGGAACTTCATCAGGAAACGCAGGAAATGGTGGTTCCGGAACTTATGGCGGTGGAGGTGGTGGAGGTGGATACTCTGCCGAAACCAATACCTATGGAGACGGTGGTGATGGTGGAAATGGATATGTGAAAATTACCTGGTGGTAAAAGTCACCTAGATATGATATAATGAGTTTGTATGACTTTATCTTATGTTGAATTATTCAAATCAACCGAAGAATGATTTTAAAGGAAAAACAATTGCTTTCTGCCTTCCGGGTCGTTCATATTCAGGAACATTTCTCACACAGTTTATACGATTGGTTTTTGATTTAAATCAACTAGGTATTAACTTTTATATCTCACAAAAATACAGTTCAATGGTAAACTTTGCCAGAACTGATTGTTTGCAAGCAGATAATTTTGCAGGTACGATGCTGACTCCTTGGAGAGGTCAGGTCAATTATGATTATATTATGTGGATTGATAGTGATATTGTTTTCAATACACAAAATGTTCTAGACCTTCTTGAAATGGATAAGGATATCGCAACTGGTTGGTATGTCCAATCAAATGGAACTGCAACATCCAATCAATCCACTGTCGTTGTGAATATGGATAAAGAACTTCTTCTTAAATCTGGTTCTTATTATTTTGAAACTGTTGAAGATATGCAAAGACGACCAGGACCTTTTAAAATTGATTACTGTGGATTTGGTTGGGTTCTGATGAAGAAAGGTGTCTTTGAGAAGATTCCTTACCCTTGGTTTGCACCAAAGAGAGTACAACTGACCAGAGAAGATGGTGTTCTTCTTGAAGATATGTGCTCCGAAGACGTTGCAATGTGTGAAGATTTTAGAGAATATGGATTTGAGATTTGGTGTAATCCAAAAGTTAGAGTTGGTCACGAAAAAACTATTGTACTATGATGAACTATCAAAATACACAAAAACCACACTTTAATGTGGTCATTACGACTCCTGGACGTACATTGGCAGCAGAGTATGTAAAGTCTCTGCTTGTTACTGTTCAAGTTTTAAATGCAAATGGAATTACCTGGCATTATCAAAATGAGTATGCTTCAATTGTTACAAATGCAAGAGAAGCAACAATTACTGGTTCAAGAAATCTAGAAATTGTTAATTCTCAACCAGGAAAAGGTCAATATACTTATGATAAAATCTTTTGTATTGATAGTGATATTGTTTGGAATCCAGAGCATTTTTTGAAACTTTGTAACACCGATTATGATGTTGTATCAGGCGTGTACTTTGAAGCACAAGGTGCTGATGTAATGATACACCGAAACAAGAATGATTTTAGACCAATGAGTCGTGATGAGATTTCATTATTGCAACAACTTGGAGAACCATTTGAAGTTTATGGCGTTGGTCTTGGATTTATGTGCATCAAGCAAGGTGTCTTTGAGTCGCTTAAAAGACCTTGGTATGGACTTGGTAAAGTCGAACAAGAGATTGATGGAGTCACTTATTATCTTCCATTAGGCGAAGACCTAGATTGGTGCGAACGAGTTGCACAAAATGGACATAAAGTTTATGTAGACCCGACTGTTGTTGTAGGTCATATGAAGACAAATCTTGTTTGTTGATATGAAAAAACTTGCTGTCTTTTATCATCTAGGTGCGATGAATAGTGCCTGGGATAAAATTGTAAATGAACAACTATCTCTGGTTAAATCAAGTGGATTAGCAGATGCAGCAACAGTCAATATGTGTTTTGCTGCTCCTGACTTTGCAATTAATGAAATTAAAATCTATATCAAACAAAAGTTTCCTTTCGTTAATCTTTTAACTTCCAGAGTGATGTCTGGAAAAGGTGAACAAGAAAATCTTTTTGAAGGACAAACACTCAAAGAACTTCAAACATATTCTAAAACAAATGATGGATATGTTCTTTATGTTCACTCCAAAGGTATGTTGCAATTTGGTTCTCAACCAGTAAATGATTGGAGAGAATATATGGACTACTGGATGATTGAGAGGTGGAAAGATTGTATTCAAAAGATTGAAGATGATCAAGTTGATGCAGTCGGCACCAACTGGACTTATGAGTTCTATCCACATTTCTCTGGAAACTTTTGGTGGGCAACAACTGATTATATCAAGACACTTCCAAATGTTCTAGATAGGTCTTTATATTATGATGAATCACTAACTGAGAAACTAGGTGGGCATAGATTTTGTTATGAAATGTGGTTAGCAACCAACAAACCAAAGGTAAGGTCAATTCATTATAGTGCTGTTGACCATTATCACGCACTTTATCCAAGAGAACGTTATGCTTAATTATAAAAACGAAAAGAAAGTACAGAAAACTATCACCGTTTTTTATCACCTCTTCATTCCTGATACACAAAATATGTGGATTTGGTGGGTGGATGAACAAATGGGATTGCTTAAATCCACTGGTCTTGCAGATAAAGCAACAGTGAATATGTGTGTGACTCTACCTTTGGGTCTTCATAATTCCAAGACTGGACATTCTTATGATGATATGGTTCTTGGATACATCAAAGAAAGATTTCCTTTTGTGAATATTATTGATGTAAGAAATATAGGTGAGCAACCAAATCTTTATGAAGGACAGACACTTGCAAAGATTTATGAACACGCATTAGAAGATAATGGATATGTCTTCTACTTTCATAATAAAGGAATGAGTTCTTATACAACACATATTCCTGGTGCGATTAAAGATTGGAGACACTATATGCAGTACTTCAATATTGAAAAGTGGGAAGACTGCATTCAAAAACTAGATGAAGGATATGATTGTTGTGGTGTTGATTGGGTAGAACGACACGATATTAAACTTGATTTTGTGGTTCAACACTATGCAGGAAACTTCTGGTGGGCACGAAATGATTATATTCGTAAACTGAAACATCCATTAAAGATTGAAGAGTATATGGATGTAGAAGCAATGATGAGAGAACTACAAAACTATCGTTATTGCTTTGAACTTTGGATGGCAACTGGTATTCCAAAACAATATTGCTTCCATTATCGTCGGCATCATCAATACGACAATCAAGGTCTGGAACGATATTTTATCTACTATCCAAGAGAGATGTATGATGAAAGTTGTAAGAGTGAAGAAGAAGTTCGTCGATACAATAAAATTCACACACTTACAGAGGTTGGTACAAGAAGTAATATGAATTGGAGAGACCATCGGCAGTTTGCTGATTGGTTGGTTCGCAGAAAGAAACCAGAGACTGTTGTAGACCTTGGAGTGGATTATGGATACTCAACTTTCTGTTTTGCACTTCCAGAAATAGGTCACGTTTATGGTGTGGATAGTTTTGAAGGTGATGACCAAGCAGGTATTAGAAATACTTATGACTATGTTCTAGAAAAGCAAAAAGAACTTGAACTATCTAATATTACACTCATTAAAGGTTTCTTTGATGATGTAGCAAAGACTTGGAATAAACCAATTGATATTCTTCATATTGATGGATATCATACATATGAAGCAGTCAAGAATGACTTTGAAACTTGGTCTAAGTTTGTAAAGGATGATGGTATCATTCTGATGCACGATACTTGCGTTGATAAAGCAGGTTATGGTGTTGCACAATTTTTTAAGGAAATTAATTTACCAAAAACAAACTTCCACCATTCAAATGGTTTAGGCATTGTTTCAAAGGATATAAATCTTATTAATGAAATTAAAAAGAACTTTGGAGAGTTTATCTATGAAATTTAATCTTGTAAGAATTGTACCTGATAATGGATTTTATATTCATTCAAATGTCTTTCACGAAATCGAAGCAGCAGTCTTCTTTACTTTAAAAAGACTAGGGCACGATGTAACCAATAGTGTAAATGACTTTGCACCAGATTGTAGGAATATTGTATTTGGAATGCATCATATTCCTGTGGATGTTGTAAGACACGACCTTCCAAAGAATACAATTGTTTATTCTTTGGAACAGATGCGTGACTCACCAGAGTGTTTGCGTTGGTGTCGTAAGTATCGTGGTCTTGAAGTCTGGGATTATTCAAAAAGAAATGTAGAAGTTCTTGAAAAGGCAGGTGTAGAAAATATCAAACACGTCCAAATTGGATACGTTCCTGAGATTTCATATTTTGAAAGAAACAAACCAGAAGAAAGAGATATAGATATTCTTGCTTATATGTCTCCAAGTCCAAGAAGACTTGAAATTATGAATCAATTTGCGGAAGATAAGAATATTAATTTTGTTGCAGTTCAAAGTACTTACGGTGATGACAGAGACAATTTGATTAAAAGAGCAAAACTTGTGATGAATCTCCATAATCACGATAATCAAATCTTTGAGATGGTTAGAGTCACACATTTGATTCAAAATAAAGTTCCAGTTCTTGCAGAAAGAAATGCAACCACAGACTTTCCTGATTATATGGAAGGTACAGTCAATACTGCAACTTATGAAGATTATGTAAAGACTGCTTATGAACTTCTTAAAGATACTAAGAAACTTGATGAACAGGCAGAACAAGGACTAGAAATATTCAAAAAATCACCAATGGAAAACTTTTTAAAGGAGGTACTATGACTTTACTTGAATCATCTCTGAATAAAGACGGTACAGGCGGCACTGAGATTATGGGTCGTGCGTGGCAAGACCTTGTACTTCCTGCTGCTCCTGACCTTGCTGACTGGCACTGGTGTGTGATTCCCGGCGATAATGTAATTTCGCCAGATAGTTCTAATATTGTTTGGTTACATCCTCATCATCTAGAAGCAAATCTAGAACAACTGATGGACAAACAATTCCAGAAACATTTTAAGGCATATGTCTTTGTTTCTGATTGGCAGTATGAAAGATTTGGTGAACGATTCCAATTACCAATGGAAAAATGTTATGTGATTAAAAATGCAATTCATACATTTGAACCTCATAAGAAACCAGAAGGTAAATTACAACTAATGTTCCATCCAAATCCTATTCGTGGATTGGATGTTCTTCTAGAAGCAATTAAATTAATTCCAGAAGAAGATTTTGACCTTCATATCTTTCACGAATTAGATCCTGATGAAAGAAAGAAACAATATGAACAAGGACTTCAAACTTATGAGTATTCATATGTTGTACCACAAGAAGAACAGTTCCTTCGTTATTGTTTAAAACTTGCAAATGATGATAAAAGAGTTGTTCGTCATACTAGAACAAACAATTCAAAGATTCGTGAGCAATTAATGAACACTCATATCTTTGCTTATCCTGCATATTTCCAGGAAACATCCTGTATTTGTATGATTGAAGCACTTGCTGCTGGATGCTCTGTGCTTACTAGTAATCTTGCCGTTCTTCCTGAAACTGGATTGGGATTTTCTAGACATTATGGATTTATTCCTGATCGTCAAAAACACATTGAGAGATTTGCAAGAGAACTTAAAAAAACGATTACTGAATATCGAAATGGTGAGTTTGATAATACTCGACAAGTAGAAATCGTAAATAAATATTATGGATGGGATACCCGAGTACAAGATTGGGTACAATTTTCAAAAGAACTTTGGAGGAAAGGTTGATGGAAACTAAAACACTTACTTTAAACTTAATGAGTCTTTATCATTTGACTTATGATCCAAATAATGATACTGGTTATACTCTGGATCAAGTAAGACAGATGATTGAAGAACACGGTGCAGATCATGAAGTAGAAGCAACTGTAACAGTTGGTCTTAATCCTGTGAATGTTGATGCTACCGAAGTAGTTGAACCTGCACAACTTGAAGAATCTGTATAATCTATTTTAGGTGAAAAAATGAACTTTACCGTATATTCAAAAGATAGTTGCCCATACTGCTACAAAATTAAACAAGTCTTAGAGTTGACTGGAAGCAACTTTGTAGTGTATAATTTGGGAGAACATTTTACCAAAGATGAGTTTTATTCTGAGTTTGGTGAAGGTTCAACATTTCCTCAAGTCCTTTGCGATGATCAAAAACTTGGTGGATGCACTGACACAATTGAATACTTAAAAGAGAAGAAAATTGTCTAATACGAATATAAATAATGATAGCCACAAAAATCGTGGTGTTGATTTTATTTTATATGGAGGAAAAAGGAAGCAAACCTATCCATTTCACATAATATTTCAAAAGGTGGTTTGCTTTCTTAAACGGGAAGTAACCATTTATTTTGAATTTTCCTTTAAATTGAGGAAAAAATAAGTAGTTTCCCGGAGAAAAGAAATGTTGGCAACTAGTTTAGTTTTTGGTTGTTTTTTAACAATCCTATTTCTCATAGTAGGACTTTTAACTGGTTGGGTTGCTAGAGAATATATGATGAATTATCAGGATAAACCAAAACTTCATCCAGAATTTTTTGACGACAATGGAAATGTAATACCTGATGAAGTTTTAGCAGTTAGTTTTAATCCTGATTATTTCGATGACGATGAACTTGATGATGAAGAGGACTAAATAACATACAATCATTTTGGAATTTGATTTTTTATGACTACAACAACGCAAAAGAAACCCGCAAGTAATTCTAAGAAAGTTGCGGATAAGAAAACTGATAATGCCATTACAGAATTACCTGCAAATCCATTTATTTTTGAAATTCTTCAACTTACATCTAAGCAACGATCTAATGCAAAGAAAGTAGAAGTTCTTCAAAAATATAATCATCCATCTTTAAAGTCTATTTTTATTTGGAATTTTGATGAAAGTATAATTTCTATGCTTCCTCCTGGAGAAGTTCCATACGCTAGTGTAGGCGAACAAAATTCTTTTGGTGGAACCATTAGTGGTAAAATTGAGGATGCTGTAACTAAAATGCAAGAAATTGGATCAAATTCCTTAGGATCTCAAGATCAAGGATTTTCTTCCATTCGTAAAGAATATACTAAGTTTTATAATTTTGTGAAAGGTGGTAATGATGGACTAAGTTCTCTTCGTAGAGAGACAATGTTCATTAATATTCTTCAGGGACTTCACCCACTTGAGGCTGAAATTTTATGTCTTGTGAAAGATAAGCAACTTGAAACAAAGTATAAAATTACAAAAGAAATCGTATCTGAAGCTTATCCTGATATTCAGTGGGGAGGTCGTTCTTGAGTAAACTTCATGATGTAATTAAAAAAGTACAAAATACCGAAGATAAGATGGAATCTTGGACACCTGCAGAAAAAGAAACTTGTAAATCAAAATATGGATGTGATATTTTGATTCAAAATGGTTCCTATGCTGAAGTGTGTACTAAAGATGCACCAAGTGACGCATATATTGTTAAATATTTTCTTGATGATAAAATTTGTTTTGATTTGACACGAGGTTCACGAGTTCGTTTATTTGATATGTATTGGGACAAGTTTCGTGATAATTTGAAGAGTATTAGTTTTGGATATGGTAGAATAGGTCCAAAACTTTGGGGATATAAGGCACCTGAAAAGAAAAAGAGAAAGTGATTTCCCAGGGAGTCTAAAAAATTTCCCCAAAAATTTCTCACGCGATAGTTTTTATATATAGTAATGCTCTAATAAGGTCGCACTTTTAGAGAAGGGTGGAGAAATCCACCCTATTTTATTATAAATACTATTGCGACCTTAATTTAGAAGCGGATGAGAAAGTTTTATGTCTACGCATATTTGCGTGAGGATAAATATACACCCTATTATATTGGGAAGGGATGTGGTAAAAGATGCTATCATAAAAGGGGAAAAAATTGCAATCCTCCAAAAGATAGAAGTAGGGTAATTATTGTAAAAGATGATTTGTTAGAAGAAGATGCGTTTAGTCTTGAAAAGATATTAATAAATTTTTGGGGAAGAAAATGTGATGGTGGAATTCTTTTAAATATTTCTCCCGGAGGAAGTGCTCCTCCAATTGGTAATGGTAGCAATCTTTTTTTATATAGTAAAGAAAGAAAAATAAAAGGAAGTAAAATTCATCCAGCAAAAAAAGTTATTATTGGCGGGGTTGAATATATTTCTTTAAAACAAGCATCTGAAATTTTAAATATTAATCATTCAACTTTATCTAAAAGAGTTAGAATGGGAAAAGATTTGGATGTTCCAATTAAAAAAGTAAGTAAAATTTTAGTTTTAATTAACGATGAAGAATATTCCGTTAAAGATGCTGCTCAAATTTTAAATATTTCTTCTCATACTTTGAGGGCAAAAATATCAAGAAATCATCCATCGATTAAATATAAAAAAATTTAATAATATACATTTTAGTGTAAATTAATACACTATTGACTAAATATTATTAGGTGTGTTATATTACCACCATCGTTCATCCTCATTAAACAGGACGCAAGTAGGACGACGCGGAACGCAATATCGTTCATTCGCTATTTCAGAATAGCGAACGGAAACGCCGCCCAAAGGAACGGGAATTAAAAATCTCATTTCTTTAGGAGAATTTCAATGAATAAAACCGTTTATAGAGGTGTCCCCTACGACACCGAAGTTCGTCGCCAGCAACAACAGCAGGCACAGCAACAACCTCAACAATACAACGAAACCTATCGCGGTGTTAAGTTTGTAAAGGAGGCAAAGTGATGAAAAAACTTAATGTTCTTCAACTGATCAAAGATCAAAAACAAAAAGAAGATCGTCGTCATAAAGCACTCCTTGTAAATGCAGGAGCAAAATAATGCTAGTTATGGCACAAATAGCAGTATCATCTGCAGCTTTAATTGCACTTTTGTCATTGTACATACAGTTTATTTACAAGTAAATTAAACTTTGAGGGGGGGATTGACTTCCCCCCTTTTTTTATGTAAAATACTGGAAACCCTCACATGTATGGATGGATAGAGAAAAAGTAAAACTAATTGTTCGCAATCTTGAATTGCTTGTAGATTCTCTAAAGGCAGAAATCTATTCTGATGTTAAATCATGCAAATATGATGACATCAAACCAAAATACCTTGATTACGACGAAATTTTTGAAGAGGATAATGACTAATAGAGCAAAGGAACTTGTAAAACTGCTTGAGAGACTTACTAAACAAGATCATCTTTATAGTGGAGAACAACTCAAGGAAATGAAATCACAATTGCGAGTAGTTAAGCAAGAACTCGCAGAACTGGAAGCAAAAACAACAAAAGGATTTGGAAAGAAATGAAACCAATTAAATCAAAGGATCTTCTTGAACTTGACAAGCATCTTGAAGTAGTAAAACTTCAAGGTTATCCAATCCCAGAGCAAGTTATTTGGCAAGCGGGAAAGGGGGATTATTCTGAAGTTCCCATTCACCATGTAAAAGTTCCTTCTAATCAGGAATGTGGTGAATGGATTGTTGAGCAACTACTTGCAAATGAGCGTGGTCATTGGGGTCCTATTGAACACCCTGCCATTACTTTTTCAGTAGCGGGTTTTGTTCATAATGTAATTGTTCAGGCACGAACTCATCGTATTGGTACTTCTTGGGATGTTCAATCCCAGCGTTATACTGGTAAGCGTGTAGTAAAGGTTTCTAAAGGTGAACTTCCTATTGAAGAAGTCTTCTACGTGCGTCCTGTAGGGTTCTATACCAATCGTAAGGGTAAGAAGTATGAATGGACTGAAGAACACCGTCAACGCAAACTAGAGCGTATTCTAAATGAGTGTGAGGAGTATGCTGAGTATTATGAACAGGGAATGTGTGAAGAACATATCCGTGACTACCTACCACAAGCAATTCGTCAGAACTTTGTAGTAACTTTTAATCTACGCTCTGTTCTTCACTTCATGGACCTTCGTTCAAAACTTGATGCTCAAATTGAGATTCAAGCATTGTGTGATGCTTTCATTCCCGAACTTCAGAAGTGGGCACCAAACGTTTGGAAATATTATGAAGAAAAAAGGTTGAAGAAAGCAAAACTGTCTCCATAAATAATTCCGCCTGAAGTTGACTGCAATCTCTACGGGTAGGAGAGTAGAAATACTCTCCTTTAAATTATAAATATTAATGCAGTCAACTAAAGAGCAGTTATGGTAAATCCTAACAGATTTTATACTTACGCTTATTTAAGAGAGGATAGAACTCCTTATTACATAGGTAAAGGTAATGGAGATAGAGTTTATAGAAAAAGACAAAAGGGAGTTAACCCACCAAAAGACAAATTCAGAATAATCTTATTAAAACAAAATATTTCAGAAGAAGAAGCATTCAAGCACGAAATCTATATGATTGCTGTTTTTGGTAGAAAAGATTTAGGAACTGGTATTCTTCATAATAGAACTGATGGGGGTGAGGGAATGTGTGGATATAAACATTCCGAAGAAACTAGAAAAAAAATTGGAGAAATTGGTAAAGGTAGAAAATGTAAAGATGAAACTAGAAAAAAATTAAGTAAAGCAAGTAAAAATAGAGTTTGTAGTGAGGAAACTAGAAAAAAATTAAGTGCATCGAAGACTGGCAAAAATAATCCTATGTATGGAAAAACTCCATCCAAAGAAACTAAAATAAAAGCAAGTAAAGCGAATAAAGGAAATAGTGCTTGTGGTTGGAATAAAGGTAAAAAAATGAAACCCTTTAGTGAAGATCATAAAAGAAAAATAAGTGAATATGCTAAAAATAAAAGTGAGGAACATAGAAAAAAATTGAGCGAATCTTCAAAAGGTAGAATATCTCCTAATAAAGGTAAAAAAATGAGTGAAGAACATAAAAGAAAAATAGGTGAAGCAAATAAAAAGAGATGGGAAGAAAAAACAACCTATTTAAATCTTAATAAATAAATTATCTTGAATTCGTAACTTTATGCCTACATATCGCTTTGAAAATACGGAAACTGGAGAAATATTTGAGAAATGGATGCTTATGGCAGAAAAAGAACCATATCTCAAAGAAAATCCTCATCTTAAACCACTTATACCAACACAAATGAATGTTGGTGAAGTGGGCGATTGGAAAAATAAATTAATTAATAAGCACCCAGATTGGAATACTGTTCTGGATCGTGCAAGTAAAGCACCAAAATCAACCGTAAAGAAAATTTAATGGCAAGAAAAAACAGAAGAGCAGATCAACCAATTGGGGTTGGTCTTACTACTCGTCAAATGAAGCGTAGAAAACCATTAAGTAGTGAGTATCTGATAGATATCGATCCTCTTACAGAAAATCAAAGAAAACTTTTTAATTCGTATTCTGAAGGTAAGCATCTTGTTGCTTATGGGTGTGCTGGAACTGGTAAAACATTCATCACGCTCTACAATGCACTAAGAGACGTTCTTGATGAAAGAAGTCCTTATGAAAAGGTTTATATTGTAAGATCTTTAGTTGCTACTAGAGAGATTGGTTTTCTTCCAGGTTCTCATGATGACAAGGCAGACATTTACCAAATTCCTTATAAGAATATGGTAAAGTATATGTTCCAAATGCCTAGTGATGCTGACTTTGAAATGCTCTATGGAAATCTGAAATCTCAAGAAACAGTTAAGTTTTGGAGTACTTCATTCCTTAGAGGAACAACTCTTGATAACGCAATCGTAATTGTTGATGAGTTCCAAAACGCAAATTTTCACGAATTATGTTCTATCATTACTCGTGTTGGTGAAAACTGTAAAATTATGTTTTGTGGAGACGCAACTCAAAGTGATCTTATAAAGACAAATGAAAGAAATGGTGTTATTGACTTTATGAAAATTCTTAGATCTATGCCTTCTTTTGATATTATTGAATTTGGTATAGATGATATTGTTAGATCTGGGTTAGTTCGTGAATTTATTATCGCCAAAGAAACTTTGGGTCTTTAATAATGGTATTGATGAAAAACTTATAACAATTGACGAATCCATACCTATGGGATATAATAAAGGAAGAGTGAGGTCTTAATGTTCAATCATATTGATATTGAATTACCCAAACTTGAAAGAACTACAATTGATGGGGTAAGATATTATGAAGTTCCTGATAATGGGGAACTACTAAAATTAGTTTCAATTACTTCTGTAACTAGTCACAAAAATCGCCAGTTTTTTGCAAACTGGCGTAAAAAAGTTGGGGAAGAAAAAGCAAATAAAATAACCAAACAAGCAACTAGTCGCGGTACTGATATGCATAGTTTGGTTGAAAATTATCTTTATAACATTCCAAAACTTCCAGAAGTCCAGCCTTTGTCAGAATTCTTATTTAAAATCGCTAGACCAGAATTAAATAAGATAAATAATATTTACGCTCTCGAAGGTTCTCTATACAGTAAAGTTCTTGGAATAGCAGGAACAGTAGATTGTATTGGAGAGTTTGATGGAGAATTGGCAATAATTGACTTTAAAACATCAAAAAAACCAAAGCCCAAAGAATGGATTGAACATTATTTTGTTCAATGTATGGCATACGGGGCAATGTTTTACGAATTAACTGGAATTCCAATTAAAAAACTTGTAGTTATTATGGCTTGCGAAAATGGAGAATGCGTCGTTTATGAAGAAAAAGACAAATCAAAATACATCAAACTCCTCACTGAATACATTAGAGAGTTTGTTAGAGATAGACTGGAACTCTATGGAACAAAATAAAGAACTAGAACAAGTAATTCAGGATAAGTTTCTTACTCCATCAAGATTTGCGATGGAAATTGAAAAGATTGTAATTGAAGAAAATCTCAATTATATTGATAGCATCGTGCATTATTGTGAAATCAATGGTCTTGAAATTGAATCCGTAACGAAACTCATTTCAAAACCATTGAAGGAAAGACTCAAAAATGATGCAATTAATTTGAACTTTATGAAGAAAACTTCCCGTGCTCGTTTGCCTATCTAATGGTGACGCCTTATCAAGTTTATACGGAGTATCTCGCCTTAAAATCGCACTTTACTAATAAAAACTACGATTATTTCAAATATAATAAAAAAGTTCGTGCTTCAATAACATCATTTAACCGCCGGACCGATAAATATTGGTTCGAAAAGACAAGTCGCAAATATAAGGATGAAGAAATTGTTGATTTCTTTGTCTCCAACTTCGTTCAATCAGAAAGTAACTCTAACATATGGATTGGTTCTTTAATAAACGAAGGAGAAAAAGTCTATTCGGAGTGGAAAAAACGCCAACAGAGTTTGAGTTACTTGTTCAAAGAACAGTCAACGGAATTATTCTCAGAAACAGAATTAGAGAATGTATTCAAGTGTTGCAAAGGTCATCCACCAGTTCTCAAAAAGTTTCTAAGCGGGAAACTATCCTTAGAAACCTTCATAATTTACGAAAGAATCTTCCAATTTGCAAAAGATTTTGATAAGAAACTGATTGACCCAGTGTGGGAAACCGTAAGTATGAAGATCAAGAAGTATTCTCCATTTTTACTACATATTAATATACTCCAATACAAAAAAATTTTACGGGATATTATAAATGAGTAGATTTTTTGACTCAGAATTGATTCAACAAGAACTTAAAGAAATTAATGAACTTCAAGAATTTCTTTATGGGAGTATCTTATCTTTCGGTATAATGTCCCGTGAAGATAAATTGGAGCATATTGAAAAAATGACTCAACTGCTTGAAAAACAGCAGATTATGTATACTCGTCTTTCTCTTTCTGATGATCCACAAGCGATTGAAATGAAAGAGAACCTTAGGAAATCAATTGCCATTATGGGATTTCCGCCAGAAACTGATATTGGAATGTTATTTTCAAGTATGAGTAAAACTATTGAGTCTCTCAGAAAGTATCTTGACTGATTGAGTCATCCTTGCTATAATATCTAAGTCAATCCCCCGAATCCAAAACTATCCGAGGTAATCTAATGGGCTTTGCCGATCTTAAAAAACAATCAAAACTTGGTTCCTTGACTGCTAAACTAGTCAAGGAAGTAGAAAAAATGAATACTACTGGAGGATCTTCTGATGATCGTCTCTGGAAACTAGAATGCGATAAAAGTGGCAATGGATATGCTGTAATTCGCTTCCTACCCGCACCTGAGGGAGAAGATCTACCTTTTGTAAAGGTATACTCTCATGCTTTCCAAGGTCCTGGTGGTTGGTATATTGAGAACAGTCTTACCACTCTGGGACAAAAAGACCCTGTATCTGAGCACAATACTCTACTCTGGAACAATGGCACTGATGCAGGTAAAGAACAAGCACGTAAGCAGAAGCGTAAACTAACTTATGTTAGTAATATTTACGTTGTAAAAGATCCTGTCAATCCAGAGAACGAAGGTAAAGTATTCCTTTAATTTTTAAAGAGGCATATAGTAGTAATACTATATGAAAACCAAGTGAATTGCTGGAAACTCTTGTTAGGTAAACTGACTAAAACAGATTCACTGTGAAAGAAAACTGTTCTTTTATAAATAGTTTTATATAAAAGAACACATATGAATAAATTGTACTGTGATTTAGATGGAAAATACTATTCTAAAGTGGGAATAGTTCGAATAATAAAAAAATTCGGATTAGAACCAAAAAATTATTATGATGAACACTTTAAACTAAATTCTGAAGGCATATGTCCTAACTGTGGAAATTTTACAAAATTTACAAAATTTTCTTATCGTAAGTTTTGCAATTCTAAGTGTTCTTCTCAGTATAATAAAAATGCTGAGAAAATGTGGAAAAATTCTTCTGAGGAGGATAAGAAATCCATAGTAAGTAAAATGTTGAATACTCGGTTTTCAAATAATTCAAAAGAAGATATTGAAAAGAAAAGAGTAGCAACTTTACTTAAAAATACAGGATTTTCCTCTTACTCTGAATTTATTTCGCATCATAAAAAAGAATGGTACAAAAGTTTAACTGAAGAAGAATATAATCAATTCTTCGACAATATAACTAAGTCTAGAAATCAATACAAATATCATATGTATACACTGAATGGTATACAGGTTCGCACTCAGGGATATGAAAAATATGTCCTTGATGTTCTAACCAAGTATTTTGACAATACAAAAATTAAAGTAGATAGTAAAATATCAATAAGATATAAAGATACTAACGGAAAAACAAAACGTTATTATCCAGATATCATAATAGATAATTTACTTTTTGAAGTTAAATCTTCATATACTTTAAAAATACATAAAAATAATGTATTGTTAAAAATGGAAGCATCTAAAAATGCAGGATACATACCATTTCTAGTTGTATGGGAACCTAAAGAATCTGAAATGTGTAAAAACAGTTTAATAGAGACAATCAGCAGCCAAGACCTATCACAGAAGGTAAGGTTCAACGACTATCCGTTTATCGGAGTAGGTTATAAGCAAATGATAACCGAAGTGCTTGGAATCCATTCAAATGGATTATGATATAGTCTGTTCTATATTGAGAAATATAGCTGAATAAGATCGGGATTGGACTTGCGAACCAATCTGAACATAAAGTTTAAATACGGTAAAAAAATCTTTGACAAACTTACTGCCGCAATGCAACCCGAGTTTGAGGATGAAGAAGCAATTGATCCCTTTGACTTCTGGAAGGGTGCTAACTTCAAACTGAAAGCGAAGAATGTTGCTGGTTATCGTAACTATGATTCTAGTGAGTTTGCTTCTGCTGGTGCTCTTCTTGATGATGACGATGAACTTGAAGCAATCTGGAAGCGTCAATATTCTCTTGCTGAATTTGTTTCTCCCGATCAGTTCAAATCTTATGAAGAACTGAAAAAGCGTCTTGATTATGTTCTTGGTAACAAAGGTACTCCACGTTATCAAGATCCTGAAGTTGAAGATGAAGAGGACTATCGTGGTCCTGCTCCAAGTCTGGACGAAGACCTTCGCACTGAACTCAACAATCTTCAACCCACTCGTCGTGTTGCGGTTGATGAAGATGATGAGGACGCTGATGATACGTTGCAATATTTTGCTCGCCTTGCCTCAGACGACTGATTCTGTGCTATAATACTGGGGAGGCAATGGTCTCCCCCTTTTTTATGAAATCTGATTATCATATTGACCGAATCACAAAGAAGCAGGCAGAAGAACTTCTTTTAACCCATCATTATCTTAAAGATTTTTCTAAGGGATACAAATCTGGATATAACTATGGTTTGTTTAAAAAGAATGATTTTTCACCTTTGAATATTGGTGGTCCTGTGGGGGTCGTAATTTTTACTGGATTGTCAGTCCCAGAAATCGCAAAAGGAGCATTTGGACTTGAAAGAAATCAACAATAAGGACTTTTTGAACTTTCACGACTTTGTATACACCCTGGAACTCAGCAAGAAGAATACAATATTACTTCCTGGTTTGTATCCCGTTGTATCAAACAACTACGCAAAGAAACAATCGTTAGGGCTATTATTTCTTATGCTGATTCAGATTTTCACAATGGTACTATTTACCGTGCTTGTAACTTTAAATATTGTGGACTTACTGACCCCAAAAAAGATTTTTACTATTCTGATGGAACCAAACATTCAAGAGGTAAAGTAAAAGGTGCCGAGGGAGAATGGAAAGAACGCTCCCGCAAGCACCGTTATGTTATGATGTTTGATAAAACTTTAAATCTTTTATGGATTTAGTGAATTTATATTTTTAATTTTTTATCAATTTATCGTTTATATATTGAGATGACTCACTATAAGTCATCTCTTTTTTTATGTCAGTTAAAACTTGTTGTAAGTATATTGGTTTTAGAACATAGATGACTCTTTTTTTATTATTTTTATCAACCTCATATTCATAATTGGTAATTCCAACCACAGGGTTTAGTGTTTGCAATTTATCTAAAGGGTTAGGAATGGTAAAGTTAGAATCAACAACTTGACCCTTAGGGAGTATTAGTCTATCTTGAGAATCTTTTACCTCAATAGTTTCATAATGGTGAATTGAATTCAATTCATTACCATAGATATTTTCTGCGTAAAGATAAAGTTGTTGATCTGATAATGGCCATTGATCTCTGATTTTTGTGATTCCAGCAGTGACTAAGACAACCCAGTCATATTGGGAACTGCCATATAATTCTTCTGCGACCGTATCTGGTCTAGCACCATCTACTATTTCATACTTATTAAAAATAGTAAAAACATTTTTCAAATCATCACGAAGTTTAACTCTACGAAATAAATTTTTTACAAGTAAATATTCGTTAGAAGATTTTTTGCTTGATAAAAATGACTCATACTCTAAATTTGGTAACTCTCTGAAATAAGACATTAGTAACCTACTCCTTCTCTACCTTCTGTAGTATTATCATATTCTTCAGCATAAATTGGGGACAGTTCTTGGAATTGTAATGTCATCTGCATATGAACTGGTGTTGCATCTGGATAACTTGCATATTGAGCAGATCCATTATAATTAACACTCATCTGGGTTAAAGCACAAGGTTTAAATCGATGTAAAAATGGGTGTTGTTTTCCACCACTCATGTATTGTAATTTAAAAATATTAGGTGCTTTAACGAAAAGTCCGTTACCATTTTTTTCTGGAGTTCCTTTTTTTGGAGTCATATTTTGCTTGAAAGTTCTGATTATTTTTTTAATCATATCACTTTCTGATTTTGATCTAGGAACCATATCAAAAGTAAATTGGAATGCAGGTCTCATGGTTACACCATTAAATAATAATTCAACATTTTGATTGAAAACTTGTCCAGTATTTCTAGAAATAATTTGATTTATGTCTCCTTGACCCAATGCTGCCTGTAATCCTGCGGCAGCTGCTCCTGCTGCCAGACCTTGTTGACCCTCTCCAGTTGCTACTGCAGATCCAACTTTTTCAAAAAACTTATTTCCAGATTGAAGTATAGATGCTACAATATTCGAACTTAAAACTGCATCCGCTCCAGCAGATGTTAAACTAGCCGATATTGGATTCATATTTCCAGAAACCCAATCTGCAGCATTATTATCTTGAATATTCGCTGGCATTGGAAGTATAATAGTTTCTATAACAGTTTTTACACTTGCCAATGCCTGCTCTGTTGTCCCTAATGCAAATCCTTCACCAATCAAATCAAGTCCGGGTGCTTTATATTCTAATATTTGGATTTTAAAATAATCATCTTGACTTCCAATATGTTTAATTGGATATCTCAAAGAAGATTGTTGGAGGGCCATTTATTTTTTTAACTATTTATTGTTAGTTTTGTACTAATTTTCCGTATGGAATTCTTAGTAGAATTGAAAATTCATCTCTGCTTAATTCATACAATCCGCTAACTAATCGATCTCCATCTTGAGTATTATATTGTCTGTATTTTCCAAGATGAAAATTATAACCTTTAAATCCTCTTGGTAATAAACTATCAACAATAATTAATGGGTATCTATCATAACGAATTCTTGGAGTTTTAGCATAATAAACATAAGTATAATATCTTCCAGGAACAGGAGGAAGAGGTACTTCACTTCCACTAAGTCTGGACAATATTTCATTCATGAGTTCATCGGGGTTTTCTACTCCTAGTAAAGATTCTTTTAATTCTGTAAGACTTTTTGATTTACTTTTGCTATAAGTAGGACCTTTAACTCTTCTAGGAAGTTTTGGATTTGCTTCAATATACTCAATATCAACTTTAATGATATTGATAAGTTGTTGCTTAGTTAATTTTTCATATCCTCCAAGTTTTCCTTTTCCACTTGCTGTCTGATAATAAGGATTATATTCCTTAGCAATTTCTGCTAATTCTTTTTGAGTATATTGATCTAATGGTTTTTCGTATCCTGTGAGTGCCATTACTTGATATCTTTGATAAATTTTCCACCTTTCTTAAGAATATAATATCTAGAAAGTCCCGTCTGGTTTATTGCTTCGGTCATAGACTTATATATTTTATTATTGTATTCTATCGATTTAGCAGCATAAGATTGGTTTTTCATAAATTCACTATGTCTTTTATGCTTTTCTTTATCAGTTCTATTTCTTTCTGCCATTTTTTTTAAATTTTTACTATAGTAAGATTTTGGTCTTGGATTATTTTTTAATTTTTCTTTCCAAGTATTTGATTGCTTTTGTCTTACTTCTTCCGGAATTTTTTTTCCTTTTAAACTTATTTTATTTGCTTCTCCTATTTTTTTCTTTGTTTCTTCATTTAAAATTCTTCCAGAAACACCGTCACCACCATTGGTTTTATTGTGAAGAATACCTGTTTTTAAATCTTTTCTTCCAAATATAAAAATCATATAAATTTCGTGTTTGAATGCTTCTTCCTCTGTTAGATTTTGTTTTAAAAAGATTATTCTTGATATATTTTTTGGTTGGTTTATATTTCTTTGTTTGGATTTAATTCTATCTTCTTTACCTTTACCAATATAATATGGAGTACCGTCTTCTCTTAGATAGGCATATGTATAATATATTTTTATCTGGTTTTATTTTCAATTTTTATTATTTATAACTAAAAAAGTTCATTCTCAGTAATGACTTTAAACTCATATCCACGATCAGCACACCATTCTTTTGCTGCTCCCCATTTTGCTTGATTTTTGGCGTACTCATAGACTTCACTAATATATCTTTTTGTTTGTCTCTTGGGTTTGGATGGTGGAACAGTTTGTTTTGACGGTTTAATTTCAATCATATATTTTTTGATAGTACCATTAGATTCTCTGACTTTAATTAGAAAATCGGGGTAGTACCGGTGGGGTTTCCCGTCCACTGGAGATTTATACCACACAAACATTTCTTCACTGGAATATTCTAAAATATTTTCGTTCATATCACAATAATAAAGAAATTTTCTTTCCCAACTTGATCTATAATATATTTCGCAAATATTTCCTTTGTATTTTTCAGGATTTGCTGGTTTATATTTTCCCTGTAAAAATTTTTTTCTACTCATATTTTTTCCACCCTTTATGACTTTTATTTCTTCCAGCAACTACTTGTTGTAAGCAACCAATGCTTAAATTATTGTCTTTTGCAAATTTAGTAAGATTTTTAATTTCCACTACTTTTCCAGTTGGATCTATTAACTTATATTCTTTACTATTTTTTTCAGATATTTTCTTTTTTATTTCATCTGAAATTTTTTTCCCTTTATTAGGACTTGTGTTATTTTCATAATATTTTTTTATATTTACACTCATTTTTTCTCTGGTTTCTTTATTGTGGGTTTTTCCATACATTGGATTTAGTTTTCCAAATCTAGCACTGCCATACATACCATTTTTTTCACCACAATTTATCCTAGAGTTTCTGAAATTTTCATCTGTTTCATGTAAAAATTTTGTCCGTTCACCTATCATTTTTCTAACTTCTTCTGTATGTGTTTTTCCATAGAACCCATTTTTATAACCACTACATCCACCATCATTATCACTTGTGAAAAACTCTTCAATAATTTGCTCACTTCCTAGATTGAAAATTTCATTAAGTTTTTTTGTGCTAAATTTATAATAAATTCTTTTCATATTGAAGATATTTTTATTCCATATTATTTATAATTAATATTTCCCCTTATAAGACATCTAAATAACTATACTAAACGCTCATAATAGGTATTTAGAGTGGCAACACCACGTAGAATATCGGATATTAGACCACTATTTACTAATCTTGCACAAACTTCTCATTATGAAGTAAAGTTTGGAGGTTTACCAAATCAATTAAAATCATACTTAGGTCGAAGAGGAATTACCGAAAGATTTATTACTGAAGATGCTGGGTTGCTATGCAATAATGCAGTTTTACCGACAACACAACTAGCAACTGCAGAAATATCAGGTAACTATATTGGTATTACTGAAACATTTGCACATCGTAGAGTATATCAAGATATAAGTCTTGAGTTCTATGTGGATAAAAATTATAAAACATTAAAGTTTTTAGAACATTGGATGGAATTCATTGCAAGTGGATCTACAAATCCAATTGATGGTATTAATCAACCAATTAATGGGAACGTTGATGTGGGATACTTTGCAAGAATGCAATATCCTGAATACTATAAATCTAATCAAACTAGAATTATAAAATTCGATCGTGACTACCAACAAGAAATAGAATATACTTTTATAGGATTATATCCATACAGCATTGCTTCTATCCCAGTTTCCTATACACAATCTGATGTGATGAAAATGCAAGCAACATTTAAAATAGATCGTTATGTAATTGGAAAATCTTATAGTATTGATTACTACAGAGAAACTGCAAATAACATTCAACCTGCACAACCCAATCTACCTGTACAAAGTTCTGAAAAAGTTCAAAAACCATTATTAGTTCCAAGATCACCTGGATCTATACCATCAAATGGAGTTGAATTTTTACCTAATAATAAATCATTATATGAGTCACTTTATGGTAATAAATAATCCTAACTGACTTATAGGTTGATATGCCATTACCAAAAATTGAAACTCCATCATATAGTTTAGAAATTCCATCTCTTAAAAAAGAAATTAAATATAGACCCTTTCTTGTTAAAGAAGAAAAGATTCTAATCATTGCACTGGAAAGTGAAGACTCTAAACAAATTGCTGATGCTGTTAAAAATGTTATTAGCAATTGCATCTTGACAAAAGGAGTAAAAGTAGATCAACTTGCTATTTTTGACATTGAGTATTTGTTTTTAAATATTCGTGGGAAATCTGTTGGAGAAACTGTTGACGTTTTAATTACCTGTCCAGATGATCAAAATACTCAAGTTCCAGTTAGCATTAATCTTGATGATATAAAAATTAATATCAGTAAAGAACATTCTAGAGATATTAAAATAGATGATAATTTAACTCTAAGAATGAAATATCCTTCAATGAAGGAATTTATTAAGACTAACTTTGAAAATAATTTTGATATAAGTGTTGATGATACTTTTGATTTGATTCTATCATGTATCGAACAAATTTATAGTGAAGAAGAATCTTGGTCAGCATCAGATTGTACGAAAAAAGAACTTTCCGATTTCATTGAGCAATTAAGTCCAAAAAAATTCAAAGAAGTTGAAAAATTCTTTGCAACGATGCCTAAACTTTCTCATAAAATCAAGATTAGAAATCCAAACACAGATGTTGAGAGTGAAGTTCTACTGGAGGGACTAACAAGTTTTTTCGCCTAGCGATGGCTCATGAAAATCTTGAGTCATACTATAAAACTAATTTTTCTCTCATTCAACATCATCACTGGTCTTTAACTGAAATAGAAAATCTTGTACCATGGGAAAGAGAAGTTTATATTGCTCTTCTCAAACAATATATTGAGCAAGAAAATTTAAAAAATCAACAACAATAAAATATTATTTTATTTTTTCAACTTTCACAATATCTTTGTGTTTTTTTCTAATATCTTTATATACACTATGAATGTTTGCAACATTATAATTATTTTCTTTTGCCCAAGTATATAATCCACATATTGTAGTTATATTTCCATTAGAATGTGTAATTTTCCACCAATTAGAATGTGAATGTTTTTCTCCTAAATGTGATTTGCTCATTTTTTGCCTTGTTTCGAATGATACCAATTTTCCATATCTAGGATTATTTTTTCCAACATTTGCTTTTCTTAATTTTTCTTTATGTTCATTTGAAAGGATTTTATTTTTGTTTACTTTACTCAAATTAGTTTTAAATTCTAAAGAACGAATGGATCCACTGGCACCCTCTCCACCATCAGTTTTATTAAGAAGGATACCAGTTCCTAAGTCCTTCCTACCAAGAACAGCAATCATATAAATTTCATGCTTAAATGCTTTCTCTTCTGTTAAATTCTTTTTTAAAAAAATTATTCTACTTTTATCTTTTGGAGGTTTTACACCCTTTCTACTTTTATATAATCTGTTATTACTTCCCTTACCAATATAATAAGGAGTTTTATTTTCTCTTAAATATGCGTAAGTGTAAAACCTATTAGGATTTACCATAACTGCTCTTTAGTTGACTGCATTAATATTTATATTGCAAAGGAGAGTATTTCTACCCTCCAAACCTGTAGAGATTGCAGTCAACTTCAGGCAATGTTATTTATATTGCAATAAATAAAGTATATTGAAGAAGAAAACTTAAAGAACAACGCAAATGGCTGAATTAGATCCCGAAAAAGTTGGTACATCTGGATTTGATCCAGGAACGGGATCTCCCTTGTCTCAAGAAGTTAGAAATGCACTTTTAAAAAAATCAACAATTGATAGATCTATTTTTAGAAATGAGTTACTAGAATCTGAAAATAGAAAAAGAGAAATTGATACACAAAATGTTATAGTGATTCAATCTCAAGAACAAGCACTCTTGGGATTTAACTCTAATATTCAAGCACTAAGAAATGATATCGGAAAATTAGGTGTAGGATTATCTAACATTGCACTTTTACTCCGACAAGATAATGCTGAAGAAACAGAAAGAATTAAAATTCAACAAGAAAAGGAAAGAAGACTTGTCGAGCAAAGAGTTAGGATTGGTAGAGAAAGTGAAATAGAGCAAAAGATACAAAGTGCTCTTGTTGCACCAGTTCAAAGACTAGTTCCACAAGTAAACGATGTATTTGGAAGAATAGGAGCAGCTCTTGGAATTTTATTTGGTGGATGGTTAACTAATCAAGTTGTTCAGGCAATAAAGGCATCTGAAGAAGGTAATACAAAATTATTCAATGATATTAGGTTTAATATTATTAAAAACTTAGCAATAGTTGGTGGAGG